CCAGACGGAGGACGGCTGCTGGGTGGCGACGCACGAGAAGGTGTAGAATCAGCGTCGGCTGAGTACCAGGGTATCGCGAAAGGCCCGGAGCACTTCTCAGCTCCGGGCCTTCTCGCGTTCTAGGGGACGTCGCAGTTGCCGGCGACGCAGGCCAGCTCCTGGGAGCCGGTCGTCGAGTCCTCGCTCTCGTAGAGCTGGAGGTTCTCCCACGCGAGGCGCATGGGCATCTCCGACGCCTTGACCGCGAAGGTCGCGGCGTCGATCTCCTGGTAGGGCGACTGCTCGTACACGTGGTCCGAGAACGGCAGGAAGCTCACCCCGGACATGCGGTCGAAGTGCCGGTAGACGAACGCGCCGACCTCGAGCCACTCCTCCTCGCGGACGTACACGGTGATGGACGGCTTGTGCTCGCACCAGTGCTCGGCGTACTTGAGCCAGAGCTTGAGCTGGTCGATGGCGGTGACCTGGTCCCTGAGGACGGCGGTCCTGGGGGCCTCGATCGGGAACGAGAACACCCAGTTGTGGTCGTCCATGACGTCGTCCTCGGCCGGGACGCCCTGCGCCCAGAGGAAGTTCGACACGGGGTCGAGCTTCGAGCCGCGGTTGGTCCTGACGTAGTGCCGGCTCCACCTCGGGTGGATGCCGGACGCGGCGTCGACCAGCTGCGACACCGTGCCGGACGGCTTCACGCAGGTGATCGCGGCGGACGGGCTGATCCCGAGCCGGGCCGCCCACTCCTCGTTAGTCCTGATCGCCACTGCCTTGAGGTACTCCTGGATGGCCTCCAGCTGCTCCTTGGTGTCGGTGCCGAAGTCGCTCAGGATCGGGTGGTCCATGATGCCGGTGATGGAGACGCCCAGCAGGCGCTCCTCCTCGCAGTTCTTCCTCCAAGCCGCGCTCAGGTACCGGAAGTCGGTGAACGTGCTCTGGATGGTCCCGAGGATCGTCGCCAGGCGCACCTTGCGCTCCAGGTCGGCCAGCGAGTCGGAGTGCCGCGCGATCACCTCGGACAGGTTGCAGAACTGCCGGTCCCGCAGGATGATCTCGGAGCACGGGTTCGTCCCGAACTCGTGGTCCGGGTCGCGCCGGCCGTTCGCCGCGGCGATCTTCCGCATGCCGGCGCGGTTCACGATGCCGCGCTCGCCTGACCCGGACCGGATCAGCGACGCCCACTCCTCCATGAACCTGGCGACGGGCGGGCGCTCCTCCCACACGGCCGAGTTGTTCGCCAGCCTGTACTCGGGGTGCTCGACCCACCACTGCCCGGACTTCGCGTCACGCATCCGGTCGTCGTCCGCGTCCGACAGGCTGATGAGCGCCGAGCGGCGCACGCCGCCGGAGACGATCACCGCGCCCACCTTGCACATGATGCCGTGGCACTCGATCGTGTAGAGCTTCCGGCCCTGGGCGGCCCTGAACACGTCGATGACGTACTGGAACAGCTCCTCGAGCGGCTCCGGCCCCGAGGCCCTGCCGCCGAAGGTCTTGAGCCTCGAGCCGGCGGGGCGCACCCTCGACGTGTCCCGCTTCGGGATCACGCCGGAGTACAGCAGGTGGATCAGCTGCCTGAGCGCCGATGCCCACCCGATCTTCGAGTCGCGCACGACGATCGTCGTGTCCGACTCGTACAGCCTCGGGACCTCCGGGAGCTGGCCGACGTACTTCCGCTCCACGGAGAACCCGACGCCGGTCCCGCAGGCCAGGATGTAGAGCGCCTCGTCGAAGGCCTGCGGCCTGTTCACGGCGAGGTACGCGCAGTTGTAGCCCGCCACGTTGTCCCTCTCGAGCGCCGCGCCGGCGGTCATCACGGCCCTCATCGACCCGAGCGCGCCGCCCGGCTCGTGGGGGGCCGCCATGATCGCCTCGCGTAGCTCGTCGCGCACGTCCCCCAGCGTGGTGCCGTGCTTGCCGGCCTGCCGCTCCATCTGGTCGAGGTACCTGTCGACCGTCTCCGGCCACGTCTCCCTACGGCCTTCGTCCTCGCGCCACCGAGAGTACTTGCTCCTGTGGATCTGCTGCTGGTAGAGCGTCGGCAGCTCGCCCCAGCGATCCTCCTCATTACTCAATCTTACTCCTTTTCCTGTCGAAAATCACGCCCACCACGGGACCGTCCCGCCCGAGGGGGTATAGGGTATCCTACGCCCGTCCCGCCGTCGGCGTACGACCCCGGGCGGTAAAATCTGGGGCCGATGACAGACAAACAAAAGGCATGGGACGAGCGCTTCCTCGAGATGGCGGAGCTCGTCTCCTACTGGTCCAAGGACCCGAGCACGAAGGTCGGGGCGGTGCTGGTCAGGCCGGACAGGACGGTCGCCTCGGTGGGCTACAACGGCTTCCCGAGGAACACGTCCGACTCGGACGAGCTGTACTCCGACAGGGAGGAGAAGTACGCCAGGGTGGTGCACGCGGAGGTCAACGCGATCCTCCACGCGCGGGAGCCGGCCGACGGCTACACCCTGTACACGTACCCGGCGTCGATCGCACCGACGTGCGACAGCTGCGCCGGGTTCGCGATCCAGGCGGGCGTGGCGCGGGTAGTGTGCCTGCGCGACGAGGAGTCGGGCTTCGCGGCGAGGTGGCGGCTGCGCTTCGAGCGCGCCCTCCGCATGTACGAGGAGGCCGGCGTGGAGGTCACGCTGGTCGAGAGGAGGATCTGATGCTGTACGTGATCGAGGGCGTCGACAGGACCGGGAAGTCCACGCTCGCGAACTACCTGAAGCACACCCAGCAGCCGGGGTTCTACGGCGTCGGCGAGGTGATCCACTGGGAGCGGCCGAAGTGCTCGTCGGCGATCGACGAGTACGTCCAGCCGCTCATGGACTACGAGCCGGGCGCCGGCAGGACGGTCGTCTGCGACCGGCACTTCCTGGGGGAGCGGGTGTGGCCGCACATCTTCGGGCGCGAGAGCCTGATGTCGCTGTCCGAGCAGGAGTGCGTCGAGCTGTTCCTGAGAGACCGGGGCGCCGTGTGCGTCCTGGCGACGCGGGAGCCGGGCGACCTCGAGGCGGCGTGCGCCGACGAGCCGTGCGCCGGGCGCGCGGCGGAGGCGCAGACGATCTTCGAGGTGCAGGCCGCGCTCTCGAGCCTGGCGTGGTGGCCGTGGCGGCACGGGGACGACCCGACGAGGCTCATCACCTACGCGCAGGCCCAGGAGGAGGACGCGGCTCACCGCCGAGCCTTCGCCCGGGAGGACCGTAGGATTCGAAACCGATGAGGTTACACCCAACGTCGGTGCCGGACCTTCGGGTCGGGTACACGCAGATAGTAGAAGAGGTGCTCCACAACGGCTCGCCCGCGAGCCCGCGCGGGTACAGGACCTGGGAGATCGAGGACGCGTGCTTCCAGGTCGAGGACACGACGCGCGTCCTGCCGGTGGGGGTGGGCCGGGGGATCAAGCCGGAGATCGGGGCGGCCGAGTCGCTGCTCCTGTGCGCCGGCCTGGCGAGCCCCAGCCTCCTGGTGTCCGCGAGCGGCGCGTTCCGCAGGTTCGTGGACGGCGGGGTGCTGCACGGGGCCTACGGGCCCCGCGTGCGCCCACAGATGGACACGGTGGTCAGGAGGCTGACCTCCGACCGCGACTCGAGGCAGGCCGTCGTGCAGGTCTGGGACCCGCTGTACGACCAGACGGACACGCGCGACCTGCCGTGCACGCTGGGCTTCGGGTTCCGCCTGCGCGACGACGGGCTGCACCTGTCGACGACCATGCGCTCCCAGGACGTGATCCTGGGGCTGGCGTACGACGGGTTCATGTTCTGCCAGCTGGGCTGGACGGTCGCGAACGTGCTGGGCGTGGAGCTCGCCTCCTGGCGGCACCACGCGTACAGTCTGCACGTGTACGAGCGCAACCTGGACCTGGCCGAGAGGCTCGGCCCCACGGACGGGGAGACGGACGTCACGGAGCCGCTGGGCTTCCGGGGCGAGACCTACGAGGAGGCCCGGGGCAGGGCCGAGCTCGTGTACAACACGACGCCCGGCGCCGCCGGGCCGCTGGACCAGTACTCGGCCGACGAGCGCTGGTACATCACGACGCTGGCCGGCTGCGACAGGCTGACCAGCAAGTCCAACTTCGAGTCCTGACGGGCTCGAGAAAGGTACCATGACCAAGACGTTCTCTCTGAACGTGACCACCATCATGGCGGCGATCACCACGATCGTCGGCCTGGCTGTGACCCAGGGGTTCATCACGGACCACACGGCGCAGCTCGTGACGGGGCTGGCGTCGGCGTTCGCGCCGGTGATCATCCTGGTGGCGCACACGTTCTTCCACGCGAACGTGTCGGCCGCCAAGATCCGGGCCGGCAAGTAGTGCCGCGCCTGGCCCAAGACGCGAGGGTCACCCTGGTGGACTCTCTGGAGGACGTCCTCGACCTGAGGGCGTGGCTCGGGGAGCGCCGGGACTGGCTGGGGTGCGACATCGAGACGACCGGGCTCACGCTCGGCCGCGACGAGATCCGCCTGTTCCAGCTGGGCGACCTCCGCAGGGGCTGGGCGCTGCCGTGGGACGACTGGAGGGGCGCCGTCAAGGCGTTCCTCCCGTCGTACCGCGGGCGGATAGTCTTCCACAACTCGGCGTTCGACCTGGCGTTCCTGGACATGGACGGCGTCCACGTCCCTCAGGTGCAAGTCGACGACACGATGGTCATGGCGCACCTCATCAACCCCGCGGGCAGGATCGGGCTGAAGCCGCTCGCGGCGAAGCTCGTCGGGCCCGAGGCGCTGCTGGGGAAGGACGACCTGACCGACGCCTTCAAGGCCGGGGGCTGGGACTTCGGGACGATCCCGGTCGACCACCCCGCCTACTACGTGTACTCCGCGATGGACACCATGCTGACCGCGGCCCTGGCCGAGGAGCTGTGGCCGACGATCGAGGAGAAGTACAGGGAGATCTACGACATCGAGATGGGCTGCATCCAGGTCCTCGTGCCGGCGCGCATCAAGGGCATGGCGGTCGACCTCGACTACGTCGCCCGGACGCGCGCCCAGTACGTCTCGGACCTCGAGCACCTGCGCGTCCAGATCCCGTGCGAGCCCAGCAAGGACCGCCAGATCAGGGACCTGTTCGACGCCAGGGGCCGGGAGATGGGCCGCGGCCCCCTCGGCACGTGGTGGCCGTTCAGGACCGAGAAGGGCGAGGTCTCCGTCGACGACGACGCGCTCAAGGCCTTCCACGACGACTTCCCGGACATCATGCCGCCGCTCAGGGAGTGGCGCAAGAAGTCCCGGCTCGTGAGCGCGTACCTGAACAACATCCTGACCATGAACGTGGACTCGGTGCTGCGGTGCAACATCAGGACGCTCGCGGCCCGGACGGGCCGCATGAGCATCACCGAGCCGGCCCTGCAGACGCTGCCCAGGGGGCGCGCGATCAGGGACGCGTTCGTGGCGCGCGACGGCCACAAGATCGTGCAGGCCGACTACAAGCAGGCGGAGCTGAGGGTGTTCGCCTGGTACGCGCAGTGCCGGCCGATGATCGAGGCGTTCCAGCGCGACGAGGACCTGCACTCGTGGGTCGCGGCGCAGGTGTACGCGAACGGCGACATGTCCGGCTTCACGAAGCTCCAGCGCCAGATCTCGAAGAACGTGCAGTTCGCGCGGATCTACGGCGCGGGCCCGGCGAAGATCGCCGCGACGGCGGGCGTCGAGGTCGAGGCGATCGAGGACTTCATGCGGCAGTACAACAACCTGTTCCCGGAGGCCCAGGAGTTCATGCAGGGCCTGATGGGCCAGATGCACCAGAGGCTGCGCGAGGGCGAGGCGTACGTGACCACGCGCCTCGGGCGGCGGCTGGTGGTCGACCGGGACAAGCTGTACTCGGGGCTGAACTACCTCATCCAGTCGACCGCGACGTCGGACGTGATCAAGCTCAAGCTGTGCGAGCTCGACGCCGCGGGCCTGGGCGAGTACATCAGGCTCCCGATCCACGACGAGATCCTGTTCGAGGCGCCGGACGAGGACGTCGACGACCTGCTCGAGACGATCCGCAGGGTCATGCCCGAGCGGCAGCTGTTCGGGGACTGCCCGCTGGAGATCGACACCGACGTGCTGAGCCGCTGGGGGGACCACTACCCCGACCCGGCGCCGAGGCCGCAAGCGTAAGGAGACGAATGGACTGGAAGATGGTGGAGCTGAAGACGTACGGGGACGAGCCGTTCACGGTGATGCTCCCGTCGATCCCGCACAAGGGGGACCGCGTGGAGTACCTCGACCAGGCGTACGAGGTGACCCGGCGGACCTTCAGGCACAACGCGCCCGTGAGGCTGTCGGTGACCAAGGCGAGGTCGGCGTGACGCCCGGGGCTGATTGCACGTGCGGCAGGCCGGAGCGCGGCCTGACGTGCCGCTGCACCTGCGACGAGTGCGGGGCCGCGGGGCCCCGAGCGCTCCTGTGGGAGGCGTGGGGCGCGTACCTGGACAAGGACCTGGTCTGCCAGGCCTGCGGCCACGTGCAGGACATATGGGACTGCGGATGACCGCCCTGGAGATGGTCAAGGACCCCAGGACGACGCTGCGCGGCTTCTCGCTCGACGACCTGGCGCGGTTCACGAGGACGGGCGCGTTCGACGCCGACGACTCGCCGGACTATCGCGTGCTCTACGCCGGGAGGGACGACGTGCACGGCGCGCTGGCGTACCTGCTGGCGCACACGTCCCGGTCGCTGCGCCTGAACATGTTCGGGTACGACGACGAGGAGCTGGACGCCGTCATCGAGAACCTGATCGAGAACGAGCACGTCTTCGTGCAGGGCACGCTGGACCGGTCGCAGGCCGGCGGGGCGCACGAGCGCAAGATCCTGGCCGGCTGGCCGGAGGCGGTGCGCTCGAGCTTCGCGGTGGGCCAGTCCGCCACCCACCAGATCTCGCACACGAAGGGCGGCGTGATCGACGGCCTCGTGGCCTGGGAGGGCAGCACGAACTGGTCGGCGTCCGGCGAGGGCACCGGCATCGGGCTGCACGGCGGGGCGAACGCCGCGGGCTACAAGGCCCAGAACAACACGCTGGCCGTACACGTCAACCCCGCGGAGGTGCGCCGGTTCCAGGACGAGCTGGACGAGGAGCACGCGGTCGCGCTACAGCAGCAGATCGCGCAGGAGAGGAAGGAGGGATGATGGGAGAGGAAATCTGGGAGTCGTCCTACGAGACCGCCGACTGGATCCTGTCGGTCCTGGGAGACCGGCAGGGCTTCGAGTGGTGGTGGAGCGAGATCGACGCGGAGGTCCAGGCGGAGATCAGGACGGAGATCGCGAGGTGCGTGGATGCCTCCGTCCAGTAGCCTGGGCAAGATCCGGATCGTAGTGCGGGCGTCGCCGCCCGGGCTGCGCACGGTGGCCTCGTTCACGCGGCAGGGCCTCGAGGACAAGCTCGAGGCCGGCGACTGGACGGTGGACAGCACCCACGAGCGGACGATCCCGATGAGGATCGGGCCCCTCACGTACCACCAGACGCAGCACTACGCGTACGTGGTGCCACGTGCTACAATCTCGAGCCATGACTGACAAGATAAACCAGGTCCTCGTCATCGGGGACGTACACGGACACGCCGACAGGCTGCGGGCGCTCCTCGAGCAGGAGCGGCCGCACGAGCGCGGCGCGAGGGTCATCCAGCTGGGCGACCTCGGGCACTTCGGCGAGCACACCATGGTCGGCGACCTGGAGTGCTGGCGGATGGCGCTAGAGGGCGAGGTCGACACGGTGCTCTGGGGGAACCACGACCGCGCGGTCATCGACACGCGCCACATGTTCGGCGGGTACTGCTCACCGCCGCCCGAGACGGTCGAGGTCATCAACCAGGTCGACGGCCAGGGCAGGCTCAAGCTCGCCGAGGAGGCGCACGGCTGGCTCCTGACGCACGCCGGCCTGCACCCGCAGATCCGGTACATGCCGGAGGCCGGCGAGGTGGACAGGACGGACCCGCGGGCGCTGGCCGACTGGATCAACACGAACCCGCCCTCGCCGTTCCGGCCCAGGCTGTACGGCGGGTCGCGCAGCATCGTGGATGCGATCGGGCCGCACCGCGGCGGCGGGTCGACGTTCGGCGGCGTCCTCTGGCGCGACATCCAGGAGAAGCTGTACGACGGGGTCCCGCAGGTCTTCGGACACTCCGCCAACCGCAAGCACGCGGTACGCGGCGAGGCCGACAGGTGGTACTGCGTGGACATCGGCGGCAAGGGCGACCGCCCGAGCGAGGACTGCCTGGCGGCCATCTGGCTGCCGTCGCAGGAGATCGTGCGGGTGGACCTGGACCTGATGACGGAGGAGATCCGCGGGGACCTGTCGGAGAGGGACCTGCTGTGAGACCGCTGCTCCTGGCCGAGGCGCCGGCGCGCGACGACAACTGGCGGGAGCCGCTCAACGGGCGGGCCGGCCAGAACCTGATGAGGCACCTCGGCGTCGAGCCGACGTACGAGAACCTCAGGGAGCGGTTCGACGTCCTGAACGCCTCCGAGCGGCTCGAGGACGCGTACCCCTGGTCCGCGCCCGCGGCGAGGCTCCGGTGGACCGTGTGGCGCCTGCACGAGCCCACAGAGCGCCTCGTCGTGGTGTGCCTCGGCCGGCGCGCGGCGGCCGCGGTCGGCCTGCGGCCCGACCACCCCTGGGGCGAGTGGACGGAGGTCGGCGACGACCTCGTCACGGCGCTCCCGCACCCCAGCGGCAGGTGCCGAGTGTACAACGACCCGAACTTCCGCGCGGTCGCCCGCGCGGTGCTGGAGGAGGCGCTGGATGCGTGACATCAAGATAGTCGACGACACCGACAGCGGCGACTGGCAGGCGATCTACGTGGACGGCGCGCTCCTCTACGAGGACCACTACCTCGAGGCGGACCGGGTCCTGGACGTGCTCGGGGTCGGGTTCGAGTACGTCCGCGCCCTCACGGACGACTCGGGCCACTTCCCGAAGAGGTTCGCCGACGTGACGACGGAGAGGGAGTCGAGGCGGCGCGAGCTCCTGGAGGAGGCGGAGCGCCTGCGCGAGCAGGCGGAGATCCTCGAGGCGGAGGCGGCGGGTGTCTAGCGACGGGCTCGGTGACCGCATCAAGCGGTACGAGAACGCGTACAGGCACCACCTGACGCCGAGGTCGTGCGTGGCGGTGCGGGTGGACGGGCGCGCGTTCCACACCTGGACCAAGCGGTGCGACCGCCCGTTCGACGACAGGCTTCACCGGGCCATGGTGCACGCCACGCGGGCGACGATCGGCGAGATGCAGGGCGTCAAGCTGGCCTACACCCAGTCGGACGAGGCGTCGTTCCTGCTGACCGACTTCGACACGCACGAGACTCAGGGGTGGTTCGGGTACAACCTGCAGAAGCTGGCGTCGGTCTCGGCGTCGGCGTTCACCGCGCACTTCAACCAGGCGACGCTGCCCTGGGCCTCGAGGACGCCGGGGCCGGCGACGTTCGACGCCCGCGCCTTCGTGGTGCCGACGGACGACGCGCCCAACGCGTTCGTCTGGCGGCAGCGGGACTGGGAGCGGAACAGCGTCCAGATGCTTGCGAGGTCGCGGTACTCGCACGCGGAGCTCCACGGGCTGTCCGCGGACGACGTCAAGCTGGCGCTGACCGCCGACGGGACGCCCTGGGAGGACCTGCCCGACCGGCACAGGCACGGCACCTTCGTGACCAGGGACGGCGACGAGATCTGCCGGCGGCTGGAGTACGATGAGATATCGAGGCTGTGCAGCCCGAACCCAGAGGAGGAGTCTTGACGATCAACAGGTCCGGCCAGACGTTCGCGCTCATGGAGGCGCACGACTTCAGCGCGCACGACGTGGGCCGGTTCGCGGTCGAGCGGCAGACGATCTGGCACAAGCGCACGATCCTCGGCGAGCCCGGGCCGTGGACGGAGGACCCGGCGCTCCAGAGGTTCCACTTCTGCAACGTGCAGCGCGACCTGGACCGAGGGACGGTCTACCTCGCGACGCAGCTCGCGGCGCACGCGGGCGCCCCGCGGGCGGAGAGGCTGCTGAACACGGCGATGTACAGGCAGCTGAACAGGCGCGACCTCTGGGAGTCGGGGGCCGCCGGCTGGATCGCGCCCACCGCCGACGGCGTGCTGGGCGCGTGCGAGGCGCTGGAACGACACCGGCAGGCGGGCAACTCGATCGGCCCCACGTCGTGGATGCCGTCGACCGGCACCGTCTCGGGCTGCCTCCGGGAGGTCGGCCTCGGCGTCGTCGAGCACCTGGGCGAGCTGGACGAGCTGTGCGACTCCGTCACCGACGGCTCCCTCGAGCCGGTGCAGAAGTACATGAAGAAGAACTGCCGGCGCCTGACGGGCATGGTCGGGTTCCAGGTGTGCCTGGACCTGACGTACACCTACCCGAACCTCTCGGACGACGTCTGGGTGTGGCTGTACGGCGGCCACGAGGACACCGGCTCGCACTGGACCGCGCGCCGGCTGCGCCCCGACATGACCACGCTGGAGTGCTGCCGGTGGCTCAGGGACACGCAGGACGCGTGGCTGGCGCCGCACGGCTGGGGCGACGTCGCGTGGGAGGGCAAGCCGAGGCTGTCCCTGGCGGACGTGGAGCACCTGCTGTGCGAGTACAGGAAGTGGGTGCGGGCGACCCTCACCAGGGGCGCGAAGCGCAAGTACCGCGGGCTCGGGGAGGGGTCGTGACGAGCAAGGCGCTGATTAGGCTGACGGGCGCGACGGTGGAGGCGGCGAGCCTCCACGGCGGCGCGCTCATCCTCAAGCTGGACAACGGGTCGACGGTCAAGGTCTCGGGCGAGAACCTGGTCGTCGTGGAGCAGCGGTGAAGGCCGAGGAGCGGGAGCGGCTCATGAAGCTGCTCCGCGGGCTCATGCGGTGCGAGAACATGGGCGACCTGCACGAGCAGATCAACCTCCTGTGCGCGGTCCTGCACCTGCGCAAGCCGGAGGGCAACTTCATGGACGGCTGGTCCGTCGACGACTGGAAGCGGGCGAGGAGCGGGTGAGCGGCGGCGACTGGGCGATCCTGGTCTCGCTGCTGGTGATCCTCGTCCTGTTCGCGGCGGCGCAGGGGACGGGCCGGCGATGAGGTACGTGATCTCGCTCGACCCGGGCAAGGACACCGGGATCTGCACCTGGCGCAAGGGCGGCCACCACGACGCGTGGTACGTCCCGTACGACGAGGCGCTGGAGTGGGCGGTCGCGGAGATCAGCTCCGACGGCTTCCCGGACCTGGTGGTGGTCGAGGACTTCGTGATCTCCGAGCGGACCGTGAGGTCCAGCTCCGCCGGCTGGCGTCGCGGCGTCGAGCTGGAGTTCATCGGCGTGGTCCGGTGGATGTGCAGGTGGCACGACGTGGAGTTCCAGCTCCAGAGACCGGACGAGGTGATGTCGTTCTCCACCGACGCCAAGCTCAGGGCGATGGGTTGGTGGACCAAGGGCAAGGACCACAGCCGGGCGGCGTCACGGCACATGCTCAGGGCGCTGGTCCTGAGAGGCGTGATAAGCCCGTCCGAGCTCGCCGGCAAGCTCTCGGTAGAGTCCGCAGCGACGATTTACTAGACGAGGAGGTACCCCTTGGCGCTTGCCAGGATCCAGGGCGACAGGATCGTCCTCGAGTCGGAGTGGCGGGAGCGGGAGCTGTGCAAGATGGTCCCCGGCTGCAAGTGGGACGAGGCGGCGCGACTGTGGTGGGCGCCGCTGTCGTGGGCGACCTGCGTCGCGCTGCGCGGCGTGTTCGAGGAGCACCTCGAGATCGGCCCGGACCTGAACGCGTGGGCCGCCACGCAGGTCGAGGAGCGCGTCCGGCCGTGCATGGAGCTCAGGCAGGCCTCCGAGACCGACACCCCGGTGTACGGCAGCGCCGTCTCCGAGCCGAGGCCGGCGCCCGGGCCCGACGACCTCTTCCTCGAGCCGCGGCAGGCGGTCGCGGTGGAGTTCCTCGCCACGGCGCGCAGGGCGCTGCTCGGCGATGGCATGGGCTCCGGCAAGACGATCGAGGCCATCTGCGCGGTCGAGGAGCTGGCGGTCCGCGAGGGCGCCGAGGCCGTCTTCCCGTGCCTCGTGGTCTGCAACAACTCGATGGTCTACGGGTGGGAGGAGGAGCTCAACAAGTGGGCGCCCCACCGCTCGACCGCCGTCCTCAAGGGCGGCGCCGCCACGAGGCGCAAGCTGATTGAGTCTGGGCCGGACTACCTGGTGATCAACTGGGAGAGCCTGGCCGCGCACACGCGGCTCGCGGGCTACGGCTCGATCGCCCTCTCCGACAAGGAGAAGGAGCCGAAGGAGTTCAACGCGGCCGGGATCAGGACCGTCGTGGCCGACGAGGCGCACCGCGCCAAGAACCCCAAGGCCAAGCAGACGCGCGCCTGGTGGTGGGTCAGCTGGGAGGCGGACAACTCGATCGCCATGAGCGGCACGCCGACGGACAAGACGCCGGAGAGCCTCTGGTCGATCATGCACGGCGTGGCGCCCGACGAGTGGCCGGCCAAGAGCCCGTGGGTCGACAGGTACTGCACCAAGTCGTGGGGGTACTTCGGCGGGCTCGAGGTCAACGGGCTGCGCGGCGACACGCGCGAGGAGCTCTACAAGTACCTCGACCCCAGGTTCATCCGCAGGCCGACTCAGGTGGTCTGCCCGGACATCGCGGAGAAGCTCCCGCCCCAGATCAGGTACGTGGACCTGCCGCCGAAGCAGCGCAGGGCGTACGACGCGATGAAGAAGGAGATGCTCGCGGAGCTGGAGGCCGGCGTCCTGCTGGCGACCGACCCGATCACGAAGCTCCTCCGGCTCCACCAGCTGGCGTCGGCGTACGGCGAGGTGGTCGAGGAGACCGTCGACGAGCACGGCAAGCTCCGCCAGACCTACAGGATGGAGGACCCGTCGGTCAAGGCCGACGCGCTCCTGGACCTGGTCGAGGAGCTCGACGAGGACCCGGCCGTGATCTTCGCCAGGCACCGGCAGCTGATCGACGTGTGCGCTGCCAGGCTGGAGAAGGCCGGCGTGCCGTACGGGCTGCTCACGGGCGCCGTGACGCCCCTGGACCGCGCGCAGAACGTGCAGCGGTTCCAGGCCGGCGAGCTCCCGATCATGCTGTGCACGCTCGGCGCCGGCGCGGAGTCGGTCACGCTGACGCGGGCCCGCCACGTGGGGTTCCTGCAGCGGGGCTCGCTGCTCCAGAACAAGCAGGCCGAGGACCGGGTGTGGCGCCGGGGCCAGGACAGGCCCGTGCAGCCGATCATCTGGGTGGCCCGGAACACCGTCGAGGAGGCCGTGATCGAGCGCGGGGGCGACGCCGAGGAGGCGTTCCAGGACGTGGTGCGCGACGAGGAGACCCTGAGGAGGATGCTGACGACATGAGGGACGACCTGAAGGACCTGGGGCTGTACGCGCTGGGATCCGCCTACGGCGTGTGCGTCGGGCTCACCGCCGTCGAGGGCGGCGTCGGGTGGACGGTCGCGGGAGTCGCGACCGGGCTCCTGTCCATCGGGTACGTGATCGCCGTCAGGTGGGGCGACGATGACGAGGGCTAGCTCCGCGCGCGTCTGGTTCGTGGTGATGCTCGCCTGCGCGGGGCTGTGGACGGTCGTGGGAGTGGTCACGCGCGAGGACGGGACGCTGCACTTCCTCGACGGCCTGATCGCCGGAGTAATGTTGATGAACGCCGGGAGGGAGCTCAGCCGTGTCCGTCGATAGCTCGACTGAGCGCGCGTACGGCCCGACCACGCCGGAGGACGTCGCGCGGCTGCGCAAGGTCTACCCCGTGGAGACCGCGGGGCGCACGGACGAGTACCTGGCACAGGTGATCGAGGGCGCCAAGGACTGGATCGGGCAGATCAAGTGGTCCTGGACGGTCGTGGCCAGCAGCCACCTACGGACCGGGAGGTACAGCCAAAATGGCTAGGGTCGACGTCGAGCGCCTGGACGCGCTCGTGGGCGAGGGCTGGCTCAAGGTCCAGCACCACCCAGAGTTCCCGCTCAGGATCTACAACTACACGGCGCAGACGCAGTTCAAGCGGCACTGGACGGACCTGACGGTCATGTGCCGCGGGCTGATCGTCACGGACGGCGGCCACGTGGTCGCGAGGCCGTTCCCCAAGTTCTTCAACCACGACGAGGTCGACGGCCTCCCGGACGAGCCGTTCACCGTGACGGAGAAGCTCGACGGCTCGCTCGGGATCATGTTCCCGGGGCCGGACGAGGAGCTCCACGTCGCGTCGCGCGGCAGCTTCGTCTCGGAGCAGGCCAGGATGGGCTCGATCATGCTCGAGGAGTACCTCGACGAGCACGGCGAGCTCCGCTGGCGCGCCGGCACGACGACGCTGTTCGAGATCATCTACCCGGAGAACCGGATCGTGGTCGACTACGGGGGACGGCGGGAGCTGGTGTACCTGGCCACGATCGACAACGAGACGGGCGACGACGCCCCGCCCGAGCTGGAGACGCGGTGGGAGGGCGCCAGGGCCCGGACGTACGACTCGGACGACATCGAGGCGCTCTCGCGGCTGACGGCCCCGAACAGCGAGGGCTTCGTGGCGCGGTTCTCGTCGGGCCTGCGGGTCAAGATCAAGCTGGACGAGTACGTGCGGCTGCACAGGCTCCGCTCCCAGCTGTCCGCGAGGTACGTCTGGGACTGCCTCAGGAACGGCGAGGACGTCGTCGGCGTGATCGGGCACCTGCCCGACGAGGTCTACGGGGAGGTGATCAGGGTCCGCGACGAGATCCAGGCGGAGCACGACCTGCTAGTCAAGCGGTGCCGCGCGGTCTTCGAGGGCCGGCCGACGGCCGACCGAAAGGGGACGGCGCTGTACTTCATAGGGTCGAGGGCCTGCACGAGCGTGCTGTTCGCCATGCTCGACGGTAAGCCGTGGGAGGACCTGGCGTGGCGCCAGGTCGAGCCCGAGCACAAACCTATCTGGGAGGACGCGGAGTGGGACTGATACTTGTAGACGTCGAGGCCACCGGCATCTCGCCGCACGGCGGGGTCATGACGGAGTTCGGCGCGGTCGAGTTCAAGAGCAGGGCGACGTACCACGGCGTGCTGTGGGACGCGGAGCCGGACCCGGAGAACCCCGCCAAGCCGCGGCTGCTGGAGAGACAGCGCCCGGAGCACAAGCAGTTCGAGCACGAGCACGACGTCATGTCGGCCTTCGAGGGGTGGCTGGGCCGGGTCACGAAGGGCCGGCCGATCTTCGTGTCGGACAACCCGGCGTACGACTTCATGTGGGTCGCGTGCTACTTCGACAAGACGCTCGGGCGGAACCCGTTCGGGCACTCGGCGAGGCGCATCGGCGACTTCTACGCCGGCCTGTGCGGGGACTTCCAGCAGACACAGAAATGGAAGAGCCTGCGGGTGACCAAGCACGACCACAACCCCGTGAATGACGCGATGGGCAACGCCGAGGCGCTCGCGGAGCTGATCCACGTGGCGGAGGCATGATGACGCTCGAGGAGTGGCAGGCGGGCGTCACGGGCGTCGAGCGGGTCGGCGACGGCTACCGCTACGCGAGCGGCGGCGTGACGTACCACGGGACCGTGGCGGCGCTCAGGACGGTCCTGAGGTCGCTGGACGAGCGCGTGTGGGCGCCGGCGCTTGGACCGGGACGAACGACGAACGGAGAGACATGAGCACGATCACGCCGCCCAAGGAGGCGGTTCACGGGCGCAAGTCCGTCTTCCTGGCGGGCGGCATCACGGGCTGTCCGGACTGGCAGACGGACGCCGTCGACATGCTGGAGAGGGAGCACCACAGGGCCGGGATGGCGGGCGTGCCGTTCGACGTGTACAACCCGCGGAGGCCGGACTTCGACACGTCCGACCCCGGCATGACGGTGCAGCAGATCCACTGGGAGCACAGGCACCTGCGCAAGGCGGCCGTGATCCTGTTCTGGTTCTGCGCCGAGACCCTGCAGCCGATCTCGCTGTACGAACTCGGTGCGTGGTCCATGACGAACAAGCCGATCGTGGTGGGCTCGCACCCGGACTACCCGCGCCGGCAGGACGTGGTGATCCAGACGATGCTGTCGCGGCCGGACGCCTACGTCATAGGCGACCTGGAGGAGACCGTGCGGCTGGCCGAGAGGACGCTGCTCACGTGATGACGGAGGAGCAGATCGAGGAGACGGCCGCGGCCCTGCGGAGGGACGTGGACCGGCTGGAGCTGGAGAGGCTCAGGGCGCTCTCGGACAAGGGCGCGTACTTCCTGAGGGTGGCGCGCGACGCGTTCGCCGAGATGGGGCACGGCACCGACGTGACCGACCTGGACGAGTTCCTGGACGACGCGCGCGAGGTACACGCGACCCTGACGCGCGCCCTGGTGCGGCCGTGAGCTGGCTGACGAGGTGGCTGCTGACCAGGCTGGTGCGCCTGGCGCGGAGGCGGGTCGAGAAGCTCACCGCCAGGATTTCGGACCCGGGAGGCCCCCGCCGGGTCTAGTAGTATCTTCTCCGTGACGAATAACGGAGAGACCAACCCGAAGGTCGACGCGGCGACCAGGGACGGCAAGGCGCCGCTCGACCTTCTGGAGAACACGGCCGACGAGGCCATCGCCTGGGCGCTCAAGGACGGCGCGACCAAGTACGGGAAGCAGAACTACAGGACGATCCCGATCTACATGTCGACGTACGCGGCGGCGATCCGCCGGCACGTCGGCGCGTGGCTCGACGGCGAGGACGACGCCGCCGACTCGGGACTGCACCACCTCGCCCACGTCGGGGCGAACCTGCACGTCGTGTTCGGCGCGATGGACGCCGGCACGCTCGTGGACGACCGCGGGCCGCAGGAGCGGTCCCCGGAGCAGGAGGCCCGCTCGACGGCGTCGAACGGGCAGCACTCCCGCGGACTGGGCGCGGAGGGCTGGAGGGAGCGGCTCTACCCCTGCGCGGACTGCGGTAAGGTCAAGAACGCGCGGCCGGACATGTACTGCGGCGTGTGCGTGGAGGACTATCAATGACGGAGCAAGACCTGCACGACGTCAAGGGGCTCGTGCACTACCTCAACACGGCGCTCGGCCGGCAGCACGAGGGGCAGGACGTCGAGGCCGAGGTCGTCCTGCACAGCAGGAAGACCGGCGACTGGGTCGGCCGCGTCGCCTACAACGGCGTGGACCAGTACGTCTTCGTGCCGGGTGACGACCGGTGAGCGAGATCGAGCTGTACTCGGGGGAGTACCTGGACCTCGAGCGCCCGGACCCGAGGCGGATCAACCTGGACGACATCGCGGTGGGGCTCTCGAGGGAGCACCGGTACGCGGGCCAGTCCAGGCTGCCGTACACGGTCGCGGAGCACGCGTGCCTCGTCCAGAGGCGAGTGCGCGACGAGGGCGGCACCGCGCTGGACCAGCTGGCGGCGCTCCACCACGACGACTCGGAGGCCCTGATCAAGGACGTCCCGGCGCCGCTGAAGAGGCTGCTGCCGGAGTACAGGGCGGTCGAGACGCGGGTCATGGCGGCGATCCTTACGGCCCTCGGGCTCGACGGCCTCGGCGTCGACGACGAGATCGTGCACGACGCGGACATGTGGGCGAGGGCGCAGGAGGCGCACGAGCTCATGCCGTCCAGGGGCGTAGGCGTGCACTGGGACCTCGAGTACGTCTGGGACGGCAAGTGGCGGCGCCTCGGTCAGGTGGACGCCGACGACGCGCGGGTCCGGTGGCTCGCGACGCACTACCTGCTGATGGCCATGTCCGGCCTGAGAAACGTGGAGGTCTGAGTTGAAGATCGTAATCTATCACACGAACGGGCACGCCATCTGGCTCGCGCCGTGGGCGAGGGACGTGTTCCTGGTCTGCCTCGCGATCTGGGTGTTCCTGGTCGCCCTCTCGATCTGGGCGGAGCTGTCCCGTTGACCAAGCTCCTGACCAACTCGGAGATGGCGGTCTGGAGGCGCTGCCGGCGCCGCTGGTGGCTCGGGCAGTACCGCGGGCTGAGGCGCCGCAGCGAGGTCGAGTTCAACCGGCCGACCGGCATCGGGAACCGGGTGCACGACGCGCTCGCGGACTACTACGACCCGGAGCTCAGGCGCGACCCGGTCACGACGGTCAACATGACCGAGGCCCGGGACCTGGAGACCGCCCCGCAGCACGAGGACGACATCCGCAAGGAGTGCGGCCTGGCCCGGCTGATGGTCGAGGGTTACGTCGAGTGGCTCGCCGAGACGGGCGCCGACCAGGCGCTCACGCTGGTCGAGGCCGAGAGGGCGCGCAAGGCGCCGCTCGGGGCCGACCGAGACGTGACCCTGCTGTCCAAGCTGGACGCGAAGGTGCACCACGACGAGTTCGGGCAGTTCCTGAACCTGGAGCACAAGACCGTCGGCTCGCTCAAGCAGCACCTGCCGGAGCTCCGGATCAACTCGCAGGTGCTGACCGAGCACCTCGTGGAGTTCCTGGCGCTGCTCGAGGAGGGTTACTCGCGCGACGAGGCGCAGGGCAGGGCCGGCGGCGTGCTCTTCAACCTGCTGCTGAAGTCGAAGCGGACCGCGCGGGCGAAGGGACCGTTCTACGACCGGATCCACGTCAAGCACTCGATGTCGGAGCTGAGGCACCACTGGATGCACGTGGTCGCGATCGCGGACGAGATCCGCGCGACCGAGACGGCGCTCGACGCCGGCGGCGACCCGCACTTCCTCTGCCCGCCGAGCCCGAACTCGGACTGCTCGTGGAGCTGCCCGTTCTTCAGGTTGTGCCCGAACGTGGACGACGACGCGGACCACGAGGGCCAGATCGCGGACCAGTTCGAGGTCAGGGACCCGCTCGAGAGGTACGCGGGCATACTCGACGAGGGCGACAGGGCCGCCTAGGTAGGATCCTGACGGCCCCGCACGGGGCCGAGAAACAGAGGGAAAGACGCTTGAAGAGAAGCTCAACATATCTGATCCACGGCGAGGCGGGCGTCGGCAAGACGTACCTCCTGGGCTCGATGCCGGCCCCGGTCTGCATCCTGGACCTGGAGGGCCGGGCGAGGTACCTGCCCGCCAAGAAGGTGCAGTGGGACGTCGACGCCGAGGCCCCTCCGGAGCCCGGCGACTGGACGCACTGCATCGTCACGGCCACGACGTACGACAAGATCGAGCGCGTGTACCAGTGGCTCCAGTCGGGACAGCACCCGTTCAAGTCGTTCGGGTTCGACTCCCTGACCTTCGGCCAGAAGCGGTACATCTCGAAGATGGCCGGCACGAGCCAGCTGAAGGAGTACGACTGGGGCGAGGTCCTGCGGGTCCTGGAGACCATGATCCGCGACTGCTGCGACCTGACCCTCCAGCCGCAGAACCCGATCGAGGTGGTCGCGTTCACCGCCGGCTCCCGGGCCGAGGAGGGCCGGGTCAAGCCGCTCCTGCAGGGCCAGCTGAGGGACACCTCGGCGTACCTGTTCGACGCGGTCGGCTACCTGCACCTCGGCATGGACTCCACCGGCCAGACGACCAGGAACCTGCTGGTCCAGCCCACGTCGGGCATCGTGGCGAAGGACAACACGGGCCGCCTCGGCGGGCCGACGATCCTCAACCCGGACATGTCCGAGCTGCACCGGCTCGCCAACACCGAGCTGCCCTAGCCCAACACTCAGCCAGAGAAAAACGAACAGGAAGGAAACATGTCCGACTTCAACCTCGGAGCAGCACTTCAGAACTATCGCGCGGAGTCCGAGATCACGGTCCTCGACCGTGGCACGTACACGCTCGAGTGCACCGCCGCGAAGGTCAAGTCGAGCCAGAAGGGCCCGACCATCACCCCCGTCTACAAGATCGCAGCCGGCCCGCTGGCCGGCAAGCGCGTCATGGCCGGCACCATCTCCTTCTCGGAGGCCGCCATGTGGAAGACCGTCCCGATCCTCAACGGGTTCGGGTTCACCACCGAGTACCTCCAGCAGCTGGCCTCCGCGCCCGGCGCCAACCCGGTCGAGACCATCGCCAGCCAGATGAACGGCAAGGTCATCGAGGCCACCCTGTCGATCGACACCTGGCAGGGCGAGGAGCGCAACAAGCTCGACAAGGCCAAGGTCGTCGGCGGAGGCGCCGGCGCCCCGCCCGCGCCGGTCTCCGTGGCACCGGTCGCGCCCGCGGCGCCCGTCGCGCCGGCGGCACCCGCCGCCCCCGCGCAGGACGGCGCCGCACTGCCGCCCCCGCCGGCCCCGGCGTTCTAGACGGATGGGGTACCTGAACCAGCAGCTCGCCCAGCAGAGGGGGGTCTACAACGTGGACCCCCACGCCCTGCTGGGCGAGGACCGGGCGCGGTACGTCAGGGAGAACGTGCTCGCGGCGATCAAGGAGCTCACGGAGGTCCTCGACTGCTTCGAGTGGAAGCCCTGGCACCGGGGCATCCCGGGCTACGCGATGGGGATGTCGGTGGAGCCGCGGCAGCACATAGCCGAGGAGCTAGTCGACATCATGAAGTTCGTGTTCAACGTCGCGCTGGTGGAGGGCCTGTCGGACGAGGACCTCGAGGCGACGTTCGAGTACAAGGCCCGACGCAACGCCGAGAGGCACGAGGGCGCGAGGATGTAGCGGAGGCCGGCGCCTCGCGGGCGCCGGCCCGACCGCCCACACGAGACAGGAAGATATGTCAGAGATCAACTTCGTAGATTGCCAGGGCCTCGCGGGTGCGTTCACCCTCGGGACCGTACAGGCGGGGTTCAATCTCGTCCACCGCGTCTCGCTCGAGGGCGGGTTCGGGGACGAGGTCGTGGATCGCAACCGCCACCTGCTGGGCGACGGGTGGCGCCAGGACGAGGGCACGCTGCCCGAGGAGTGGGCCAGGGGCGCCGCCGGCGTCGTGTGCGGCACGCCGCCGTGCGCCGGCTTCTCCATGATGAACACCCGGAACGAGCGCGGACCGGACAACCCGATCAACCACTGCATGGCGAAGCTCGTCGAGTACGGCGCGCTGTGCTGGGGCGCCGACGGGGAGCGGGGCGCCGAGATCATCTCCTTCGAGTCGGTCCAGGGCGCCTTCAAGAAAGGCCGCGGCCTCATGCAGGCCCTCCGGGAGCTGGCCGACGAGACCTCGGGCCAGCGGTACGACCTGCACCACGTGATGATGTCGGGCGCGAGCGTCGGCTCGGCGCAGTACCGCCCGAGGTACTACCTCGTGCTCTCGCGGGTGCCGTTCGGCATCGACGAGCCGCGGCGGGAGGACACGCCTGACGGGCGGGTCGTGACGTACTACGACGCGCTCGCGGACCTCATGGGCCTCGACCACGAGACCTGGGACGACCAGGCCTACCTCTACGGGCCGGCCAGCGAGTACGCCGCCGCCCTGCGCAGGGCCGACGGCATGGTCGACCAGCACTTCGCGAAGGACGGCACGCTGAGCCGGGTCATCCGGGAGGCGTGCGAGCGCGGGATGCAGCCGAAGTGGTACCTGAGCCAGGCGTTCGACTGGCTGGACTACCACCCGCCGGAGTTCGCGGGCTCGCGCGGCGTGCGGAAGGTCTCCCGGGAGGGATCGACCTACCGCGGCTTCTCGTGGCCCAGGCGCGTCCCGCCGGACAAGAACGGCTGGGTCGTCACGGGCGGTGCGGTGCGCGAGTTCATCCACTGGTCCGAGCCGAGGCTGTTCACCATCCGCGAGCTGACCAGGATGATGGGGTACCCGGACGACTGGCGCTGGCCGGACAAGACCACCGGCAAGACCGGCGCCCTCATCGGGAAGTGCTGCCCGGTCACGTCCGGTCGCTGGCTGGCGACGTGGTTCCGGCGCTCGCTCGAGGGGTCCCCGGGCGCCCTGGGCGAGTCGATCGGCGAGCGGGAGTACCTCTACGACTACACGAGGACATTCAAGTCATGGGAGCAGTCATGAGCGACCTCCGAATCGGGGACCACGTCTACCACGAGAGGTACGGGCACGGCGTCGTGGACGGGAACGAGTACTCGAACGGCGTGAGGAACGGCCGCGAGCAGCACGTCTTGTTCGACGGCGTGCGCCGGTCGTGCCGGCCGTCGGGCCTGCGGCTGATCGACGCCGACAGGGGGCCGAGGATCCTGGTCATCGACATCGAGACGATGGCCAACCTGGTCTGGGCCTGGGGCACCTGGCAGCAGAACATCGCGCCGAACCAGATCGTGGAGCCCAAGCGCACGATCTGCTTCGCGGCCAAGTGGGCCGGCGAGGACGGGGTCGAGTTCTACTCGGAGTTCCACGACGGCCGAGCGGACATGATCGAGGCGGCCTGGGGCCTGATCGACGAGGCGGACGCCATCGTCGGGTACAACTCCAAGCGGTTCGACATCAAGCACCTGGGCACGGAGTTCCTGCTGGCGGGCTACAGGCCGCCGAGCCACTTCCAGCACATCGACCTGTACCAGATCGCCAAGCGGGAGTTTGCGTTCTCCTCCAACAAGCTGGGGTCGGTCGCCGAGCGGCTGGAGCTCGGGGAGAAGATGGAGCACGAGGGCATGAGCCTCTGGACGAAGTGCGAGGGCGGCGACGCCGAGGCCTGGGACCGCATGCGGGCGTACAACGTCCAGGACGTGCTCCTGACCGAGCAGCTGTTCGACGAGCTCCGGCCCTGGATCCCGCTGCGCGGCACCCAGTCCCAGAAGCGCCTGCGCGAGGTGCTGGGGACGTGACGGGAGTAGGATACCAGGCATGAGCGAGTACACGATAGGCGAGGGCGCGGAGTCGTTCCTGCGCGCGAAGCGCCGGCGGCTGGCCGCGTCCTCCTATGAGTCGTACTCGGCCGTGATCGCGAAGCTGGTGCGGCACTTCGGGGCGGACACGCCCGTGTCCAGGCTCGAGCCGCCGGACGGCACCGACCTCATGGAGCAGTTCATGGAGGACCACTGGGGCGAGACCCCGTACGCCTTCAACCGGAACATGAGCGTGGTCCGCGGCCTCATGGAGCACCTGATCCAGCGGGAGCGGCTGCACCGCGACCCGACCAAGCCCATCGAGCGGGCGCGGCCCGAGCGGCACGCCAGGACCACGTTCGACCGCGAGACGGTGGACCAGATCCTGGCCGCGGCCGAGGGCCCGCGCGACCGGATCGCGCTCAGGCTGCTGCTGGTCTACGGCCTGCGTAAGGGCGCCCTGGGCGGGATCCAGCTCGTGTGCTTCGACACCGTCAGGCGGATGGTGTCGTTCAAGACCAAGGGCGGGCGCTACCACGCCGTCCCGATCGTCGGGGACGAGCTCTGGGCCGACCTCGCCGAGCTCGGGGGCCACCCCGGGGACTACCTGCTCCACAGGCGCGGGACGACGAAGGAGCCGATGAGCCCGCACGGCGTGCACCTCTGGTGGTACGCGAGGCTCGCGGACGCCGGCGTGGTGGAGCGGGGGACGACCTCCGGCCAGCGCATGCACAAGGCGCGGCACACCGCCGGCCAGCGGGTCCTCGACGGGACGGGCAACCTGAAGGCGGCGCAGCGGCTGCTCGGGCACGCCTCGATCCAGACGACCGGGGACGTCTACACGGACTGGGACTCGGAGGACCTCCGAGGCACGATGGAGAGTCTCCGGGACTGAGTCCCGGGGACGACGGCCCCTCACGTTAGCGTTGGACTAACGCAGACCGCCGGGGTTGCGAGGACCGCGCCGACCCGCAACAATGCATCCGCAAGCCAATCTGAGCGAACGGAGGTCTGGTGCCGAGCGATACGTGGGTCTACTGGGACAGCAGGTACGACTGCCGTTCCGTCGGCCACTGGCCGAACGCCGTCTACCAGTTCCGGCGCCGGCACCCAGACGGGTCGACGGGCCCCGCGCTGGCCGGACGCCTCTGCCCGCGCTGCGACAGCGTCCGGCCCCTCGACCGCGACAACTTCTACATCCGGCCCAGCGGGCGCGCGGAGTACTGCGTCACCTGCCACACCGAGTACTACCAGGAGCGCGCCCGGAACCGGCGCGCGGCCCAGAACCCGGCGCGGCTGCAGTTCGGGGTCGAGATCGAGTACTCCTTCAAGTCCGGCCGCGTGGACCGGCCCGACCGGGGGACGCTCGCCCAGCTGCTCCGGGAGGCCGGGATCGACTGCCAGGAGCAGAACTACAACCACCAGGTCCGGGCCGGCTGGAAGATAGTGCCGGACGCGTCGGTGACGGCGGGCGGCGAGCTCGTCTCCCCGCCGATGCGGTTCGAGGACGGGTCGTTCGAGCAGATCACCAAGGCGTGCGACGTGCTGCGCGCCGCGGGGTGCACGGCGGACTCGACGTGCGGCCTGCACGTCCACCTGGAGGTCCGCGGGTACGGCCCGCGCAAGATCAAGGACGTGTACCGGACCTGGTACAACAACCAGGAGACGATCGACCTGACGGTGGCCCGCAGCCGGCGGGACGGGCGGTGGTGCTCGCACCTGACGCAGAGCGACATGAGCCGGGTCGAGGGCATCGACCCGACCGAGAACGCGACCAAGACCGGGCTGGCGCGGATCGACCGCTACAAGAACGTCAACGGCAACTGCTACGGCAGGCAGGGGACGCTCGAGATCCGGCTCCACCAGGGCACAGTCCTCGGGAGCAAGATCGAGCACTGGGTGCGGTTCTGCAAGTCCACGTTCACGCTGGCCCACGAGGGGGTCACGGACGAGCAGGCCGGGCTGGGGTCGCTGCTGACGGCGTGCCGGTCCCACGGGCTGCCGGAGGAGTCGGTCGCGTTCATGCAGAGGCGGGCGCTCCAGCTGTCCACGCCCCGCGGTCGCCGGCCGGAGCCGGAGCCGGCCGGGGTGCTCAACGAGACGCAGCTTTACGTGACGCGGGCGGACGGCACCACGACGCCCATCGGTGACCTCGCGCTGGTGGGCTCATGATCGAGCTCCTGTGGCCGAACGGCGAGGTGTCGTCCGGCGAGACGTGGCGGGACGTCGAGGACTCGGTGAGGTCCTCGCAGTGGTCCCCGTACAAGACGCGGGCCGAGTTCAGGCGCGAGATGCGCCGCAGGGCCCTGGTGTGGAGCGGGCAGACCGTCCGCACCGGCCGGACCTCCGAGTCCTTCATCAAGGCGCTCGGGGCAGTCAACATGTTCATGATCGTGGAGGACGGCGATGTCGCAGAGTAGGAAGACGAGAGAGCGTGGGCCCGAGCGGCCCCGGGTGCTCGTGCTGGAGGCCCTGGCCGGGGGCGCGGACTGCGTGCAGGCGGCCGGCGGGGCGCCGCTCGACGTGCGCCCGACGGACATCGAGCACGCGGAGGCGATGATCGAGGAGGGCGACTGGCACGGCCTGCTCCTCACGGGCGGCGGCGACGTGGACCCGCGCATGTACGGGCAGCGCCCCAAGCCGGAGGTGTACGGCGTCTCGGAGACGCGGGACCTCATAGAGACGTACGCGCTGGAGATGGCCCGGGACAAGGGCGTGCCGGTGCTGGGCATCTGCCGGGGCAGCCAGCTGATCAACGTCGAGGCGGGCGGGGCCCTCCAGCAGCACATCGACGGCCACCGGGGCGTCGACCACGACGTGCGCGCCAAGAAGGGTTCGGTCCTGCGCAGGGCCGCCGGCAGCAGCCCGCGGGTCGTGTCCCTGCACCACCAGCAGATCTCCCGCGTGGCCCGGGGCTACGTGGTCTCCGGCCGCGCGCCGGACGGCACGGTCGAGGCGATCGAGTCGCGCAACGGGCGCGTCCTGGGCGTGCAGTTCCACCCGGAAATGGACCCGTACGAGACGTACGCCCAGGGCATCTTCAGGTGGCTCGTGCTCGAGTCGGCGCGGCGCGCCGGGATGCCCGACCCGCCGCTGGGGACCCTCCGGCGCAAGTCGGTGGCGCCCAGCAGGTACCAGTCGGTGCGCCGCAAGCGCGCGAGCCGGCCGGTCCGGGCGCCCCGGCCGACGTTCGGGCCGGGCGTCCGGGTGTCGTGGATCTGCCCGCACTGCGGGATCAGGTTCGACAAGGAGCAGGACAAGATCGACCACGTCGAGATCCTGCACGGCCCGGACGCGCAGCTCAGGCGCGCCAGGTTCATCGAGAGAGCGACGAAAGGATACGGACGATGAGCAGGAAACTGCACCCGGGCACCGGGAAGGTCGCCGCGGGGAGGCCCAGGACGCGCTGCGGCCTGACGCCGTCGGACATGCTGGAGAGGTGCGACCGGATGTTCCGGAGGCGCGGCTTCACGGTCAACGAGTTCATCGCCAGGGAGCACTGGCAGCGCACCTCGGGCAGGGTCGAGGGCGCCCGCGAGCTCCTCCAGGCGCTGGTGCAGGACGGCCTGGTCGGGCGGGGCTCGCGGTGCGACGTCGGGTACTCGACCGAGGTCGAGTACGTCGTCCTGGAGGCCGGCCGCCTGGCGGCCGAGGCGCTCCGCGCGTGAGGGTCTGCGGGTCGTGCGGGCACCCGAGGTCGCACCCGGCCCATTTTCTGGCGCACTACTCGAACAGGAACGGAGACGGCATGAGCAGGACACTGACGGGAGCACAGGAGAGGACCCTCGACCGCGTCTGCGAGTCGGCGGCCTGCGACAGGACGCGGGTCATCGGCTGGCTGGCCGGCGGCCCGGTGCTGCGGTTCGACAACGGAGGCCTGGCGATCATCTCGCCGAACGGCCTGATCAACGACCTGTAGGAGGTCAGAGCATGAGAAGGAAACTCCCGGAAGGGTACAGGGCCAGGTTCCAGCACATCCGCCGCCGCGAGCCGCGGCGTCCCGGCTTCGCCGAGACGGAGGGCGGGGTGTCGGCGAAGGGCGGTCTCACGGTGGTCAAGGTCTTCGACCCGGAGGACAACCTGGTGATCACGGCGAAGGCGGTGTGCAACCCGCAGGACTCGTTCAACAAGAGGATCGGGCGCGACATCTCGCTCGGGCGAGCGCTCAAGGCGATGGAGGAGCGCGGGCTGTGAGGGAGCCCGTCGAGGCCGGCCAGCGGATGGCGTTCTACGGGATCCTCGTGGACGACCGTCAGCTGGCCGAGGTCGGCGCCTACGGCGGGAGGTGCCTGGTCCGGGGCAGGATGTGGGACGTGAGGCACTTCCCGGGCGTGACCCTGCGCGGCGCCGCCGGGGACGTCGCGCACGCGCGCCTCTGGTCGCCGCCCGCGGACGACCTGGACCGCGCGCTGGTGGTGGCCGCGCTGGACAACGTCGAGGGCTACACGGGGGACCCGGCGACGTCGATGTACATGCGCCGCTGGGTGAGGCTCGCGTGGCCCGCCGACGAGTGGGCCTGGGTCTACGAGTGGAACTACGAGACGGACGGCCTGCTGCCCGTGCCGGGCGGGGACTGGCGAGCCTGGACGGGCCGTCCCTGGCCCAAAACGTTAGCGTTACACTAACGGCAGTTGCGAACGCGGACCACACGGACTATTATAATCCCATGAGTCAGCGCGACCCCCACAACCCGAAGGAGAGCATGAGCAACGCACTGAAGGCCGCTGGAGCGGTCCTCGCGACCGTCGTAGTGGTCGCCGCGATCGTCCTCGGCGGCTGGGCCGTCGGATGGTGGTTCACCACCCAGAACACCAACCGGGAGGCCCACCTCTACCGCAGTTCCTACGGGAACCAGCAGACCCTGCGCGACGCGATCACGGCCGGAATCTCGCAGGTGGCCACCGACACGTCGCAGGTCGACGCCACGTCGGGCCAGGAGCAGGCCGACCTCAAGGCCCAGCGCTACGCCCACGTCGGGCAGGTCTGCGCCGAGGCCGCGCAGGTCACGGGCGACCCGCTGTCGGCCGACCAGCAGGCGTTCGTCTCGACGAACTGTTCCGCGGGCGCGGTGAGCCCGACCTCCCAGTACGCGCCCGGCCGCTAGGCCGGCACGAAAGGAACCACATGAAGCGCAACCGCACCGCCCTCGCCGTCGCGTCGCTGGCGGTCGTCTTCTCGGTCGCTGCCTGCGGCCACGGCAACGCCACCAACAGGGCCCAGGTCATCGAGCAGAAGCAGCAGGGCATCGACTCCTACAACCTCGACGTCAACCAGCCGGTCCCCGGCTTCAACCGCTCCGTGATCAGGCAGGAGCTGATCGACATCCAGACCGCCGAGGCCAACGGGGAGCAGTCCACGACGTTCTTCATGAACTTCTCCGACCACCCCGAGGGGTCGTGCCCGTCGCTCGGCGCCCCGGTCCCGACCACCGACCAGCTCACCAACCCGGTGCAGGTGCAGAAGGACAACGTCGCGCCGATCTGGAACGGCGGCGGCAACGTCGGCATCGGGCAGGAGGACCCGATCGGCGTCTACACCGGCGACTCCAGCGGCACCTGGGTCATGTGCGTGGACACCAACGACGGCAAGGTCGTCCCGCAGTATTGGGAGGGCAACGTCCGGGTGGTCATGGGCCCCGCCGTCTGGGACTCGGCGACCAACGGCCCGAAGCTCACCGGTGAGCCGTCCAGCCTCTTCCAGAACCTGAAGCACTAAGCGTCCTCCTCCAGGGACATCAGGGGAGTGGTCTAGTGGTACGATGCGGGTCTCCAAAACTCGCGACTCGGGTTCGATTCCCGGCTCCCCTGCTAGCAGTAACGACAAGACCGACGAGAGGAACCGCATGCCCTGGCAACGACCGACGTACCTGACCCGCGACGAGATCTTCCTGCAGCTCGCCAGGCGCGGCGTCGCGACCGCCTCGGCGGAGTTCTCCGGCGGCAACGACGAGGGGTACGTCGAGGACTACGGTCTCTACGACGGGGACGGCGCGGAGGTCGGGTCGATCGCCGAGCACTCCTACCGCGGTCACCAGGAGCCAGAGGACGAGATGCTGGCCGGCTCGATGAGCGAGGTCCTGACCGAGGCGATCGGCGGGTTCAACGGCGACTTCTCGGTGAACGGCACCGTGACGTGGGACGTCCAGGCCCGGACGGTGCGCGTCGACAAGAACGAGACCGTCTGGCAGCACTTCGTCGAGGAGATCTGACGTGGCGAACCCGTACCACCACGCGGTCTCGTCCGCCCGGAAGTGGGGCGGGAAGCCGGAGGACTACCTGCACGTGCACGAGTGGTTCGACGAGACCAAGGGCTGGCTGCCGGACTTCCGGCACCGCTCGGTCCGTCACCACTCGGAGGGCATCGCGCAGGCGGTGGAGCTGTTCCCGCCGATCCACATCCCGATGAGGCGCAAGGGCGGCGTGGACCGGATCAAGGTGGTCCCGATCCGGTGGGTGGCCGAGCAGCACGTGACGGAGGACCTCGGGCGGATCCCGACGGCCGCCGACTGGCTGCGGGCGATGAGGCCGGAGCCGTGGATGACCAGGGCCAGGAAACTTTCAATCGAGCTGGAGGAAGAGGAGGTGGCGGCGTGACCGTCATGCTGACCGAGGAGCAGGCGCGTAAGGCGCTCGAGGCCGCCCGCGACGTCGAGGGGCGGGCGGCCGGCGTGCGGCGCCAGGTGGAGGTGTCGCTGCTGAGGGCGATCCTGGCGGGGTACGCCGAGCGGTACCCGACCATCGCGGGGTTCGCGTTCAGCTCGCACCACGAGTACGATGACCAGTCGAGCTACTACTGGTACACGACCGTGAGGCCGATCATGGCGGACGGGTACGAGCCGGAGGACCTGGGCACCGTCCCCGTCTCCGGCTACGGCGACAAGGTCTACCAGTACCCGGTCGCGGACCGGCTGCACGAGCTGGTGGGCGAGGAGTTCGGGGGCGAGGATGGCGTCAGGGCCTGGCGGTCGCTGATCGGCAAGCCCGTCGTCGGCGAGGTCGACGGCTGGGGCCTCGAGGGCTCGATCTCGTCCGACGACCTGCGGGACCAGCGGCCGTGAGCGAGCTCCAGGAGGTCATCGCCCGCGGCTACATCGGCCGCCTGCAGGACTCGCTGGTAGGGCTCAAGGACCGCGTCGAGGCGACGCGCGACGGGGTGCCGCTGTGCGAGGCCGCCGCCGAGGAGTTCTCCAAGGCGATCGAGCTGATCGGGCAGGCGGGCGCCTGCCTCGAGGCGGCCCGGCACCGCACGCTGGGGGTGAGCTCGTGACCGTGGTCAAGGTCAAGCTCTGCCCGCCCTGCGGCGGGTACGAGCCCACGGGGTCGGGCTTCGCCGACCGGGGCGTCACGCTCGGGCAGTGCGACGGCTGCGGCGGCTCGATGCGGGAGATCCACTGGTTCGACTCCGTCCTGGTGCGGGGCGGCTGCGGCTGCGCGTTCCAGGCCGGGAGCCGGCACGAGAGCGTGGAGGCGACGGCGTGATGGCCAAGATATGCAGGGCCGCCGGCCTCGCGGGCGCGGCCGGCGTCGCGGCCAGCACCGCGGCGGCGTCGGCGCCGACCCTGCGGGTGATCGCCTACGCGCTGTTCTTCAGGCGGCTGCGCAGGAAGTTCCCGGAACTGTTCGACGGCGCCGCGGCGTCGGTGTCGGTGTCCAAGGCGCTGGCGGAGGACGGTTACACATGATGAGCCCCGAGAGCGCGGAGCGCGCGGTCAGAGAGATGTACGAGGACGAGCGCGACAAGCTGGGCTACCCCGCGATCGAGCACATCGCGAGGGTCGCGCACGCGGTCGACGAGCGGATGCGGTTCGCGGGCGAGCTCAGGCGGCACGCCGCCGTCGTCGCGTGGCTGCACGACGCGGTCGAGGACGGGCACATGTCGTTCCGCCAGGTGTACGACGAGGTCGACGCGCTGGTGTTCCGGTGCATGCTGCTCCTGACCCGAGACGGCAAGGGCACGTACATGGACTACATCCGGCGGCTGCGGGACGAGCCGGGCGACGCGGGCAACGTCGTGCGGGTCGTGAAGGGCTGCGACCTGGACGACAACATGAGCCGGCCCTGCCCGCCGGAGATGACGGGCATGCGCGAGCCGGGCGGTCGGTACTGGCGCGCCAAGCGGGCGCTGGAGGGCCGGGCGTGAGGGCCCGCGAGGTGGTGGACCTCGAGGAGGTCGAGCGCCAGATGGAGCGGGCCTCCGACGCGGAGGTCCTGCGACGGCTCGTCGTGCACGCCCGCGAGACCGGCCTGTTCGACGACATGATGAAGCTGGCCACGCTGGTCGAGCACTTCAAGGAAAGGGAGGGTCTGACATGAACGCGCAGACGCGGTACATCTACGAGCACGTCGGCGAGGGCGAGACCAGGATCGTCACGCACACGAACTGGCTCAAGCTGTCGAGCTGGGGCTACGTCCACGCGATGGTCAAGGACAGGAAGATCGGCGCCGGCATCTACGTCGTGGTGGACATCGACCCGGCCCAGGCCTCGGCGAAGCACCCGGGCGGCGTCAAGGTCGAGATGTTCGAGGTGCAGCTGGCGGCACTACCGTTCCAGATGGGAGATCGATCCGAATGAGGCTAGACGGCGACACGCTCGTCCTGAGCGAGAAGAACCTGCTGACCCTGCTGACGAAGCTCTACACCGGCGGCAGCGAGTGCATGATCGGCGGCCCGGCGGGGTGCCCGATGCGGGCCAAGGCGGAGCCGGACGAGGTCCACTACGCCAAGCGCCTGCCCGCGGGCAAGATGCACCCGGTCACGGAGCGCATCCTCGCGGCGGTGCGTGAGGCCACCGAGGGGGCGGTCATCCGATGACGCCCCTGGAGCGGGCGGAGGCCGAGCTGCGCGAGCTGATGCACGGGAGCGCGCGGTGGCACTACGCCTTCGCGATGGGGCACGGGTGCTCCATCGGCGAGCAGGACGAGGTCAGCAGGGCGGTGCGTCGCCGGGACTCGGAGCTCCGGGCGGCCATAGCGGAGCACAAGACGTGAGGGCCGCACTCGCGATACTCGCGGTCGGCGCCGTCGTCATCTTCGGGGCGATCGCCCTGGGCGCCGGCCGGGCCGCGTCGGCGCAGCGGCCGGCTCCTCGTGAGTGGTGGGGGCTCGCGGGCCGCGCCAACCACGCGTGCTATAGTCACGGCGGCGTGCGACAGCTGTTCGGCCCGACGGGCGGCGGGACCGGGCTCACCTCGGAGACGGACGTCGTCTGCCTCGACGGCTGGGCCGTCAACGTGGTGCGCGACTCCCAGTACCCGATCTACTACGGCGACCGCTGAGCGGTCAGACAGGAGAAGACGTGTTCGTACCGTTCCTCATCGCGGGGCTCATACTCGTGATCGCGGGCCACTCGTGGTTCGCGGCCGCGGCCGCGGTCGGCTGGATCCTCATCGCGGTCTCGGCGGTGATGGTGGTGGTTACGCTGGCGATCCTGGGCGGCATCGGCTGGATCGCCAGGGAGACGACGAAGGGGACGCGCCGGTGACCCGCGTCCTGACCCCCAACCAGGAGCTCCTCGTCGAGGAGCTCGAGCGGCTCGACCCGACGGAGCAGTGCTCCGGCATGCTCCGCCGCGGCGACAAGATGTGCGTGCACGGCGTGATCTGCGACCTGTACTCCCGGCTGACCGGCCGGGGACGGTGGGTCCCGGTGCCGGGCGGCGCGCGGTGCGAGCAGATCTACGCGTTCGAGATCGACGGCCGCGGGGACACGATCGAGGCGCCGGACGAGGCCCTCGAGTTCTTCGACATCGTGACCGACCCGCCGCCCGGCTCGGAGCTCATCGAGGTGGAGGACGTGATCGGGGACGACGACCTGCTGCTGATGCACGAGAACGACGAGCGCGGGCTCACGTTCGCGAACCTGGCCCGGGCGATCCGGACCTGTTCCGGGAAGGTGCGCGAGTAGGCGCCGAAAGCGCTTGCTGAAAGCTGTATTTCAGATCATGAACAGGAGGACGCGTGGATTACGAGTACGAGGTGTACACGAGCTGGGAGGGGAGCCGAGGCTGCCGAGTCCCGGTTCCCGTCACCGCCGGAGACCCGGACGCTGCGGCCCAAGCCCGGCTCGACATGCTGGGGGACCCGGAGAAGTACACCGGGATCGCGGTCGTGGACTCGGTCTGCGACGAGGTCCACTTCTACACGGTCGAGCCGGAGTACAAGGCGGTGCGGTCGTGCTGAACGTGTCAGACGTGCTCGAGGAGATCGAGATCGGCCTCCACTACGCGTTCGACGACGAGGGCGGCTCAGGGGTGGAGAAGGCGGCGCCGGGCGAGGCGGTGTCCCTCGAGCCGTTCGGGATCGACGACGTGGCCGAGGTCGAGGCGATCGGCCACATCAACGACGACACGCTGGTCCTGGGCCGGCTGTGCGACGACCGGTTCTTCGTCCTCTGGTGGGGACACGACTACACGTTCGTCTGGGGCGGCGCGCGGGTCTCGAACGACCGGGACACGATCGAGGCCCTCGGGCTGGACAAGTACGAGAGGACGGCGCTGGGACTGTGAGCTACTTCGACGAGATGGGCGGCCCGCGCTCGATACAGGACTGCATCACGATCAAGCGCGAGGTCGAGGAGACGCTCCGCGACATGGAGCGGTCTTTCAACAGGGGCTCGGTCATGGATCTTCGCGACCGGCTCGACGCCCTGCGCGACGAGCACCCGACGATCGAGCGGTTCGGGTTCCAGGCGGCCTGGTCCTACGACGACGAGGGCAGCCACTACTGGACGGCGCACCCGGTCGTCGAGCCGGGCGAGGACGACGAGCGCTGGGCGAGGCGCAAGAGCGGGTACGGGGACTACGAGGTCTCCGAGTACTGGGACGTCACCGAGGACAACTCGCTCTGGAAAGTGTCGATCGACACCTGGGCGGCGGCGGCCGGTGTTGAGGGCGGCGTCGAGGAGGGCAAGACCTACTGGATCGGAGAGACTGAGAATGGGTAGAGCACTGGGAATCATCGGCACGACCCTGGCCGGCGGCGTCGTCGGCCTGTACGCCGGAACGTGGCACGGGGAGCGCACCGGCGGAGGGGACCTCTTCGGGTTCGGAGCCCTGGTCTCCGGCATGATCGGTGCGATGATCGGGCTCCTCACCGGGCTGGTCGGAGGGTTGGTGCTGTTCCTATGACCGGCGCGAGGAGGATCATCGCAGTCGGCGCCGCGGCGCTCGCCGTCGGCGGGGCCGTGACGGCGTGCGGCCAGTCCAACGACTACCCGACGTGCCGGCCGCACTCCCAGAAGTGCCGGCAGACGGCGGACGACACGTGGGTGCCGTACTGGTACTACGCGTCGCTGCTCAGGGCGCAGCACACGACGCGCCCGACGGCCAAGACGGGGGCGACACCGACCGGCTCGGAGGAGCGGAGCGCCGGCGCGCCGGAGAGCGCGGTCGAGCACTTCTCGGCGCCGAGCGAGTCTGAGCACCCATCGGCGCCGTCGGAGCGCGTCGCCCCGTCGGTGCACATCTCGGAGCCGTGATGGGGGTCTCGAAACGCACCAAGGAGAAGCTCACGCTCTGGGTCGAGGACCTCGAGCGGGGCGGGCACCTGCAGACGGGGGGCCAGCTGCACGGGATCGAGGCCGACCGTTGTACGCACAGGTACTGTTGCCTAGGCCGTCTCGCGGAAGTCGCGATCGCGGACGGCGTCAACATGGTGGTGACCACCCGGGACGAGCGGAGCCTGCCGGGCTCGCCCGAGGGGCTGCCCGTCCGCACGGCCGTCGGGTACGACGGGGAGTTCGGGTTCGTCCCGGAGCGGGTCTACGAGTGGCTGGACATGTCGGAGAGCCACACCCGCGCGTTCTTCACGTACGCGAAGATGAACGACCGAGGTTACCGGTTCCCGGAGATCGCGGAGCAGGTCAGGGCGGACTTCGGTCTCGGGGAGCGTGAGGCGTGAACATCAGGGTGAGGATCGGCACTTTCTTCGCGGCGAACGCCAGGTACGACGCGGTCGTCTGCCAGGTGGACGACGAGGAGTGGGAGGAGATGAGCGAGAAGGAGCGGGACGACTTCCTGCGCGAGGTCGCCCAGGACGAGCTCAACAACCAGGTCGACGCGGAGGCGTTCGCGGAGCCCGAGGACTGAGACGCGGCCCCGGTAGCTCAGCAGGACAGAGCGCACGCCTCCTAAGCGTGAGGTCGCCGGTTCGAGTCCGGCCCGGGGCGTACAATTGAAGCATGATTCGCATCAAGATAACGATAGGAGACGCGAATGCCAGATCACCGCGACGTAGGAGTTGTGGTAGGTAGGTTCCAGGTCCCCGAGCTGCACGACGCGCACAGGAACCTGATCCAGAGGGTGTGCGACTCGCACGGGAAGGTGCTGATCTTCCTTGGGGTCTCGCCGCTCTGGTCCACGAAGCAGAACCCGCTGGACTTCGAGGCCAGGAAGCAGATGATCCTCGCGGCGTTCCCGCAGGTGAGCGTCCTGTACGTCAAGGACGTGAACGACGACGCCCTGTGGTCCAAGCGCCTGGACGCGATGATCTCGGACGTGGTCACGCCGGCGCAGTCCGTGCTGCTGTACGGCGGCCGGGACTCGTTCGTGAGTCGGTACTCCGGCCGCTACCCGACCACGGAGCTGGAGCAGGACACCTGGGTGTCCGGCTCGGTGATCCGCGACCAGGTCAGGAGGAGCTCCGTCAAGGCGACGGCCGACTTCCGGGCCGGCGTCGTGTGGGGCGCCTTCTGCAGGTACCCGACCTGCTACCCGACGGTGGACGTGGCGATCCTCAACGAGAGCCAGACCAAGATCCTGCTCGGGCGCAAGCCCTACGAGAAGAAGTTCCGCCTGATCGGTGGGTTCGCGGAGCCGGACTCCGTCTCGTACGAGCAGGACGCCAGGCGCGAGGTGGCCGAGGAGGTCGGCGTCGAGATCACGGACCCGGAGTACATCGGGAGCTTCAAGGTCGACGACTGGCGGTACCGCGGGGAGACGGACAAGATCAAGACGCTCCTGTTCCTCGCGCGGTACATGCACGGCGTGGTGCGGCCGGGGGACGACATCGTGGAGGCCAGGTGGTTCCCCGTCGACGAGGCGGACGTCGTGGAGACGCACCGGCGCCTCATGACCGAGGTCAGGTACCACACCGACCGAGCCCGCAAGGCGAAGGTCCAAGATACGGATAAGGACTAGGGACATGGACAACATCATCCTCGCCACGGACAGCTACAAGCTGACGCACTGGCGGCAGTACCCGCCCGGAACGCGGACGGTCTACTCGTACCTCGAGAGCCGGGAGGGGGCGGAGTTCCCGGAGACGGTGTTCTTCGGGCTCCAGGCCGTCCTGAACCAGTACCTGCTCGACCCAGTCGAGCCGTGGATGCTGGTCGAGGCCGTCAACCTGGGCAGGGCGCACTTCGGGGCGGACCTGGTGAACGAGGCCGGCTGGCGGCGGGTCATCGGCGACCACGACGGGTACCTGCCCCTCAGGATCCGGGCGGTGCCCGAGGGCACGCCCGTGCCCACGGGCAACGTGCTGATGACGGTCGAGAACACGGACCCGGAGCTACCGTGGCTGACGAACGCCGTGGAGAGCCTGCTGACGCACGTCTGGTACCCGTCGACCGTGGCCACGCTGAGCCGCCAGGTCAAGAAGGACATCGCCCACTGGCTCGAGGCGACGACGGGCTCGACCGACGGCGCGGACCTGATGCTTCAGGACTTCGGGTACCGCGGGGCGGCGACGCACGACGCCGCGGCGATCGGCGGGGCCGCGCACCTGGTCAACTTCCTGGGTTCGGACACGCTGCCGGCGATGCTGTTCGCCCAGGAGCACTACGGGGCGTCGTTCGACGGGCTGGCGTACTCCGTGCCGGCGACCGAGCACTCGGTCATGACCGCGCGCGGCCGGGACGGCGAGGCGGACGTGGTCCGGCAGCTCCTGGACGCGTACCCGAGCGGGATCCTGTCGGTGGTCGCGGACAGCTACGACATCTACCGGTTCGTCGAGAAGTACGTGGGCGAGACGTTCAAGGCCCCGATCATGCAGCGAGACGGCACCTTCGTGGTGCGGCCCGACTCGCTGACCAAGCACCACTGGACGCCGGAGACGCTCGTCCTGTGGATCGTCCAGAGCCTGGGCGGCAGTTTCGGGTACGAGACGACCCCGCAGGGGTACAGGGTCCTGGATCCGCACGTGCGGGTCCTGTGGGGCGACGGGATCGACCGCGAGGGCGTCAGGGCGATCCTCTCGACGCTGGCGGGCGCCGGCTGGGCGGCCAACAACATGGTGTTCGGCATGGGCGGCGGCCTGCTGCAGAAAGTCAACCGGGACACGCAGCGGTTCGCGTTCAAGTGCTCCGCCATGGAGGACGCGGACGGCTGGCGGGACGTCCAGAAGATGCCGCTCGACGCGAGCAAGGTCTCGAAGGCCGGCCGATTCCAGCTAAGCCGGTTCACGGACGAGCACGGCGACCCGCACTACGACACGCTGCCGCTCGGGACGAGGGTCGCCATGACTGCGGACATCAGGATCGGCCGGCACGGCGACGACCGCCGGAGCACCGAGTCCGACGTGCTCGAGGACGTCTTCCTGAACGGGGACCTCGAGCGGTACCAGAGGTTCGACGACGTCCGTCGTCGGGCGGCGCTCTGACATGTTCGACATGAGCTCGCCGGAGATGATCTCCTGGGAGGTCGCGTACGCGGACCGAGCCTCGTGGTTCGGGACGCTGTGCGACATCCGCAACATACACGAGACGCCCGACCGCGACGACGCGGCCCGCAGGGCGTCGCACGCGTCCGACGGCCCCACGGGCCGCGACGACGCGCCGCAGACGCTACAATAAGCAGAGAGAGGGCCCGGGGCGGTCGCCCCGGGCCTACATACCACAAGGAGGATCGATGAAGTATCTCGTCCCCGCCGTGCTGTGCCTGTGCCTGGCCCTGACCGCCTGCGGTAAGGGCGGGTCGAGCCGACTCGCGAACAACCCGCAGGCCAAGGCAGACGAGGCCAAGGCCGCGAAGATCTTCAAGGCCTGCGAGCCGTCCGACCCGACGTCCCTCCGCACGAAGTCGGGCCGCGTGAAGTTCGAGGACTGCGTGTTTCCGGTCAAGAACCGGACCGCCGGCGCGAAGTGCATCGTCAACGGTCTCATCGGGCACCTCCCGACCAAGGCCCGCGTCGAGCGCGTCTCCCTGACGTGCATCGGGCGGTACGCATGAGCGTTTCGCTTCACCGCCGGCTCAGGCCGGCCGCGACGCTCACCGGCACCGCGGCCTCGGTCAAGGTGAAGGTCGGGGGGCAGAGCCCCGGCCCGCCCTGGGTCTCGTTCCGCAAGAACCCGGCCAAGTGGGCGTTCTACACCGCGCAGACCCGCGCCTACCAGGTGGCCGTGGCGCACGTCGGCCTGTTCGCGGTGGCGGGCCTCTACTACCTACTGCTACAGACGAGGTACGACGTCGGCCCGGTGCACGTGTTCCTCAAGCCCTGGTGGGACGGCCTGTTCTCCTGGAAGAACTGGCCCACCATCCGGCACCTGATCCGGGACTGCGGCGAGGGCTTCCTGGGCACCCTACTGGCGCTCATGCTGGTGACCAACTACTACAAGATCAAGGACAACGCGGTCAACCGGTTCCTGATCAAGATGTCGTCCGGCTGGACGATCCTCCTCGCGCCGCTCGTCATCATCCTCGCCGCGGTGCCGGGGTTCCTGCTCGGGTACGGCGTGATCGAGGGCCTGCGGCTGGTGCTCCACGCCCACACGCTCAACCCGACCCTGTCCGCGCACCCGTCGTTCGTCGCCAAGCTGTACGCGGACGACACCGACGCGAAGATCGTCGGCGTCTTCGGCGGCCTGCTGTTCGGGCACACCGCCGCGCGCCCCGTCTTCGCGACGATCCTGCGGTTCTTCGCTACCCGCCGGGTGGCCCGCGGCAAGCGGGACCGGGTCTGGCAGCCCGTGTACTTCCGGGCGCTCGTCAGGCAGACGGCCCTGGCGGGCACCGCGGCGGCCGTGGCGAAGACCCACGGCGCGCTCACCAAGCTGGGGGTCACGGTCGCCGTGGTCGCCCTGCTCGGGTTCGCCTACGAGGGGTACTACGTGATCCACCACTTCGCCTAGGTAGGGTAGGGACATGGCCAAGAACAAGAAGGCGGCGGACGACACGTCCGCGAAGGCGAGCGGCTCAGCCGTGATGCGCTGCGGCGTCGGCGCGTGCCGGGCCGGCCCGGCGGCGGAGTACCAGGACGCGCGGTACGGGCCCGGCAACCGGGTCCACAACCGGACCAAGTCCAAGTGGACCTGCTCGGTCTGCGGCAACCAGAAGGGCGCGTAACGCAGAAGAGGCCCCCGGCGTGAGCCGGGGGCCTCTCTCGTCCTGCGGGGAACTGCGCCGTGTTTCTAGAGCGCCCGGACGATGTGGTTGAGCGCCAGGTAGGGCTGCATGTTGTTGTGGCCGCCGCCCGACCCCGCGCTGTTCGTGCCGGTGATGCCGGTCGACCCGCTCGCGGTGTTGCCGAGGGAGACGATCTCGGCGCCGGAGAAGGCGCCGATCGAGGGGATGATCGAGGAGCCCGAGAACGGGTTGACCCCGAACCCGACCCAGGTGCGGCCGAGGTTGTCCACCGGGACGGAGTTCCCGCCGAAGGTGTGGAAGTGCGTGGGGTCGGTGATGGTGTGGGAGTGCGACTGGAGGTCAGCGGCGACCGTCTCCGCGCCGCCCGTCGACCCGAGGGCGCGGTTGCTGAGCCCGGAGCCCTGGCCGGCGCCGACGATCGCCCGGCTCTTCGGGTTGGGGATGTTGAACGTGGTAGAGCCGTCGCCCGAGCCGTACGTGGTGCCGCAGAGCCCGAAGAGCCCCGAGTAGGTGCTCCGGCTCACGGCGCGGCCGTCCAGGACGAGCCACCTGATGGTGCCGTCCGGGTCGACCGGGTCGGACGACCCGACGTACGGCTGCACGGCCCCGACGGGCGGGCTGCCGGTGCCCGAGCCGCCCCCGCCCGACGGCTGGCCGGTGGGCACCCAGACCCAGGTGGTGCCCGTGTCCAGGAACCAGAGGGTGGTGTCGGTCGCGTAGTAGACTCGGCCCGCGAGGCTGGCCGCCGGCCGGTTCGTGAAGAGCCCCGACGAGAAGGTCACCGCGTTGTCGAGCGTCGCCGCCGCCGCCTGCGCGGTGGCCGGGTAGGACGACACGTTGTCGGTGCCGACCGGGTATACGATTCCGAGTCTGGATGTCGTTCCAGGCAAAGCAGCAGCCTCCTTACGGCTGGGACTGGAAGACGCCGTTCCAGGTCTGGGTCTCGGCGTTCCATGTGTGGATGGCGGTGTTCCAGGCCCAGCCCTGGAGCGCCTCGTACGTGACCTGGATGCCCGCCGGCTTGGCGGCCTCGACCTCGTTGATCAGGTCCTGCAGGTTGGTGAGGAGCTGGGACTGCTGCACGGCCAGGATGACGTGGTACGCGTCGGGGGTGCCGTTGTTGGCCGTCCTCTCGATCAGGGTCACGGCCTGGGACCCCGTGAGGTGCTTGGCCGCCCCGTACATCATCGCGGCCGGCGTCCCGCGGGTCAGGTTGTTCGCGTTCAGGATCTCGGCCCTGGCCGTCGCGTCGTCCGTCCCGGGCGCCACGGTGGCGCCGATGAACTGCGCCAGGAACGGCAGGAACGCGGTCGGGCAGGCGTCCGGGTCGAGCAGCGTCGACCACCCCGCGGAGTAGTCCGGGTCGTCCGGGTCGCCCTGGTCCATCACGATCGAGTACGTGAGCTCGAACATCTGGCTGAGCGCTGTCAGGTAGTCTGTGGCGTCGCCGTTGACCCAGGGCTCGTAGTCGGCGAGGACGGACTCCGTGAACGTCGATTCCTGGGACATGCTAGTTCAGCACCGTGAAGGCGGTCAGGGGGAGCTGGGCGGCGGTCGTGATCGGCAGGGGGAACGGCCCCGGCATCACCAGGTCGGCCGTCCCCGTCGGCCCCGGCGAGAACCCGATGGCCAGCGTGCCGGTCTCCACGAACAGGACGCCGGCCGACTGGGTGATGGTCGCCAGGATCTTGCCGATGTTGATGGTGGGCGTGTTGCTCCACAACGTCCCGACTCCCGTCGACGACGGCGACGGGTACGGGTTGTTCCCGGGCCAGGTCGCCGGGCTCAGGAGGTTCAGGAGCGCCGTCTGGATGTTCTGCTGGACCGCCTGGACGGTGAAGGCGGTGTCCCGGAACACGGAGCACGTCACGTAGACGGGCGTGTAGGTCGGGGACACCACGTTGACGATGAAGTTGACCTCGCGGAAGCCGGCGATCCAGGACTGGATCGCGGAGAGGGTGTCGCTGTTGAGCGCGACGCCGTTGACGTCCGTCACGGCGACCGTGACCTCCCGCTCGTTCCCGTAGGTCCCGGTGCCGCCGGCCATCGACGACCAGCCCGGGCCGACCGGGAACTGCGGGTCGTACCCGTCGACGGCGGTCGCGCGGCCGACCTCCTGCTGGTCGGTCTCGACCGCGGGCTGGAAGTCCAGCACGAACGCGGCGTAGTCGCTCGCGGTGATCGGCCTCGGGGCCATCAGCTGGAGCTGGGCCGCGAGCCGGACCTGGTACTGGTCGGCGGTCTCGGCGTCGATGCCGCCGGCGGCCGGGGCCACGAGCGACACGGAGCTCACCCAGTCGATCTGCTGGTTGACGACCACGCTCTGGGCGCCGGCGCCGTTGGGCTCGGAGCCCGGCGTGATCGAGAAGATCGGGAACGTCACGGACGTCTGCCCGGATGGCACCGCCTGGTCGAGCGACGTCACGAAGCCGAAGGTGTTGTCGAGGAGGAACTGCGTGCCCGCCGGCAGGGTGTAGCCGGCCGCGTCGGTGGTGGCCAGCGTGACCTGCGCCTGGGACGACGTGCCCTGTAGGGGCTGCACCCCGACGAGGTTCATGCCGTACTGCCTGAACAGGTCGTTGGCGCCCTGGGAGGCCTGGTACGCGACGTCGGACGCCCACGCCGCGAAGATCACGGCCTGGATGTACTCGAGGTTCCCGGCCGACGGGGTGTAGCCCGGGAAGATCGACTGCATGTAGGTCAGCCACTGCTGGAGGAGGGCCTGAGGACTGACCGTCAGGCCGAGGTCGGTCAGCTGGAAGAAGGTGCTCAAGGGGCCTCCGTGCTACTGGTTGATGGGTGGGCTGGCGGCGTTGACGCCCAGGTAGACGTTCCAGTTCCCGTACGTGCCGTCCGGCACGAGCGTGGAGATCGCCTCCTGGTTGGCGCGCGGCTCCCAGCGCAGTACGGACGAGGTGAGCGCCTGCATGTCGAGCGGGGCCTCCTGGAACGCGAAGTCCGGGATGCCGAACGACGGGGCCTCGGGGAACTCCCCGATCGTGCACGCGGCGATCGCGTTGACGCAGGACAGTACGTCTCCGTCGGTGTCCTGCTGGACGACGTACGCGCCGTCGTTGGACGTGATCTGCCCGTTGGTGCCGCCGTGCGGCGACCCGTGCCGTATCCTGAAGGGCCAGGAGAAGTGGGGCACCGACACGCCGGACACGAGGTTCTGCGTCGCGACGGTCGACACCGACGACGGGGTCGACGGCGCGGCGTAGACGAACGTCAGCGGGGCGGCGATCACCGTCCCGCCGGGCGTGGACACGGCCACGGCGTAGTAGTAGGTCTGGCCCACGACCAGGTTCGTCACGACGGCGGTCACGGTCTGCGACAGGAACTGCGGCGTCGGCACGACTGGGACGGACGTGCTGAGCCCGGGCTGCGCGGACCACTTGTACCCGGGCGTGTCGCCGTCGAAGTACGGCTGGATCCCGGCCCCCGCGGTGACCATCACGGCGTCCATCCACCACGTGGTCGGGTAGCTGAAGACCTCCGTCGGGTGGAAGACGCCGCAGCTGACGCCCACCGTGGTCGGGTTCGTCCCGTCGGACTCGAAGGTGACGTTGACCTGCTGCCACTCGGTAGTCTGGGTGAACTCGAGCGCCACGTTGGCGGAGGCCGCCGCGGTGCCGGGACCCGCGAAGAGGTACAGCGGCCGCCCGGGGCTGCTCCCGAGGACCCAGGCGGAGAGGGTGTACGTGCCGGCGGGCAGCGTGCTCAGGTAGATCTCCGCGCCCTGAGGGCCCGCTGCGTTCGGGTTGGTCGACACCTGGAGGGACTGCGAGCCGATGAACGCCTCCGTGTTCACCGCGCTGATCTCGGACGCGCCCTCGATGAAGTAGTCCGCCTCTACGGGCTGGGACCAGCTGCTCGCCGACAGCTGCGCCGACGCCCCGGTCGGGTCGTACCGCATCGACGGGTCCGGCACGTAGTTGGTCAGGCTCCCCGCGGCGGGGGGCGTGAAGCTCTGCGCCGGCGCGGTCCCGACGTTGGTGGACGTGCTGTCGCCGGGGGTCCCGGTCCAGTAGCACCCCGCGGAGTCGCCGTCGAAGTACGCCGGCGTGCCGGCGCCGGGCGAGACCATGGCGTCGTCGATCAGGAACGTCGTGGACGCGGCGCTCAGGAGGTTGACGAACAGGGTCGCGGTCCCGGTGGTGGCGGCCGTGAACGACGCGGCGTACGTGGTCCAGGCGGAGGCGGTGGTGCTGGCCACGACCGTGTGCGTCGCGAAGAGGCCCTGGTTCTCGCCGACCAGCACCTGCAGCGCGGAGGTCCCCGCCGTCAGCTTGACGCTGATCGACGCGTAGTACGTCTGCCCGGCGGTGACCGGGATGTCGGCCGCCGCGGCGCCCGAGTGGAGGGTCCCGCCCCCGGTGGGGTAGAACAGCGCCGCGACCGAGGTCCACAGGGCCCCCGACGCCGCCGTCAGGGCGGGCTGGGTCGTGCCGGAGACGGTCGTGTTCTCCATGACGAGGCCGTCGCCGAACTGGTTGCTCGAGTACGTGAACCCGGAGGTCCCGCCCGACGAGACGGACCCGTTGCTGAAGGTCCAGCCCCAGTAGAGCTCGTTGCCCCCGGAGCTCGGGGTCAGCGACGACATGGTCGGCGTCCCGCTTGACTGGCCGCCGTTGCCGCTGACGTCGACGCTCCACCCGGTGGACGACGAGGCCGTGAACGAGTCGACGGTGAACTCCGACGACGAGGTCCCGCCGTCCGTTGTGGTGATCGAGACGGTCGAGGTCCCTGGCGTCGTGACGACGCCCCACCACATGTAGCCGTACAGGAAGCTGGCCGAGTTGACGTTGTCCGTGACCTTCTGCCAGGTCGTCACGCCGCCGCCGGACACGCCGGTGACGGCGGTCCCGGAGTTCGAGTACCGGCCGCCGATGACCACGAGGTCGCCCGCAGTGGCGGTGGTGACGGAGACGGACGTCCCTGACGCGTTCTTCGGGAAGCCGGCCACCCTGGCGATCGCGCCCGCGGACGTGGGGCACACGACCTGGCACGACTTGGTCCCCGTGAAGCGGTCCGCGGCGGTCACCGTGATCGTGGACCCGGAGGCCAGCCACCCGCCCCCGGACGGGTGCGTGGACGACCAGGCGACCGCCGCGGAGCCGACGGTGTCGTGCTCGAATGAGGGGTTGAGGATCAGGTTGGTCAGCGCCGTGGTCTGGCCGAACTGCGGGGTGGTGCCGTAGACGAACCACCAGGTGCCGTTCTGGCCCTCGGTGTTCACGGACCCCGTCAGCGTCACATCGATGGGCGCCGCCGGCGAGCCCGCGACCCCCACCGACGACCCGACCGTCACCGCGCTGGGCGGTGGCAGCGCGGTGCCGCCCGCGGTGACGGCTAGGTGCCTGGGCGGCCGCTGCGGCGTGCCGAGTACCCTGCGGGGGAGGGGCATGCTGCTACGCGATGCCCTGGTTGAGCAGCTCGACGGTGAACATCACGACCTGGATCGAGTTGGACGTGCTCGCGGCGGACCACTGGGCCCCCACGGTCATGATCTTGGAGACCGAGGTGTCGACGGTCACGAGCCCGCCGGTCGAGGTCGAGATGTTGGGGATGGTGACCGACGCGTTCTGGTTGCCGCTGCCGAAGTTGTTGAGGAACAGGCACGACCCGAGCGTGCGGACGCTGCCGGATGTGCCCACGGACTCGACCCTCGTCAGGGTCTTCATCTCCCAGGGGAAGTTCGTCACGGCGCCGGTCCCGAGGAGGAACAGGGAGGACACCCCGCCCAGGAGGGTGCCCGCGACGCCGCCGTAGTAGAGCCCGACGCTGAGCGAGGGGCCCGACGAGGACGTCGAGTAGATGCCGTTTACGGTGGTGCGCAGGACCATCCCCTGCTGCAGGGACGCCGGGCTGATGGTGAAGGCCTGGCCCCCGGAGCTGCCGCCGGGGGTGATGTCGGTCAGGGCGGTGCTGTTGGACAGCGCCGTGCCGGGGCCGGTCGCGTTGACCTGCCCCGTGTTCAGTAGCTGCTCGAATGTGTTGTTCATCTCTGGGTCTCCTGTCTAGGCCAGCTGCTCGACCGCGAACTGGGTGCACTGGATCGAGTTCGAGGCGGACGAGGTGCCCCACTGGGCGCCGAGGGTGAGCGTCTGCGACGCCCCGGTGTTCACGCTGTTCCCAGTGCTGCTCAGGGTGCCGCTGACGACCGTGGTCCACGGCCCGTTGACGGCCCCGGCGCAGAAGATGGTCCCCGTGGCGCCGACCGTCGCGACGCGGAGCATCGCGTTCAGGTACCACGGGAAGTTGGTGACGCTGGACTGGGCCGTGGCGGCGGCGACGGTGGCGCCCAGGACGACCCCGGCGACCCCGCCGAGGTACAGCCCCATCACCAGCGTCGGCGTGCCGGTGGTCGAGAAGATCCCGCCGGCGATCACCCTGAACTGCTGGCCGGGCTGGAACGTGTCCAGCGGGAAGGTCACGGCCTGCCCGGCCGCGTTGGCGCCGGGGGAGATGTCGGTGAGCGTTGTGCTGCTGGCCAGGGCGACGCCCGAGTTGAGCTGGCTGTACTGGCCGCCGTTGTACAGCGCCGAGTATCCGTTGTACGTCAAGGTATGCTCCTTCGTGGGGTGGGGGTAGGCTGGCCCTCGAGTGGGAGGGACGGGCCCACAGTCGGCATCGGCACCTCGGTGTCGCTCCTGTGGACGTACCAGTTCCTGCGGGGGTCCCCCGGGAAGGGCTCGGCCACGGCCCCGCAGTGGCACTCGCAGTCGTCCTCGAGCACGTGCTCGCGGGGGTCGCCACGGAAGGACGCGTGCACGTCCCTCTTGGTGAGGTCGACCACCCAGTACTGATTCCCCAGCCTTTCGGCGAGGTTGCCGGAGTGGTCGGGGTCGATGTCCTTGAGCCAGTAGGCTGCGTTCTCGGTGTTCACGGGACCTCCCAGAGCGACGACGTGCCGCCGTCGTTGGAGTCGAAGGTTATGGAGCTCCCGGACGAGACGAAGATCCCGGCCTGGAAGCTGTGCGTGCCGGGCGTGAGGAAGTCGGAGTACCACACGTACGTGAACCGCTCGTGGTACGACGCGTACGCGTAGTACATCTTGCCCCACGACACGCCGTGGACGATCTGGCTGTTGGTCTCGACCATCCCCTGCACGTTGGAGATCCCGCTGCAGTAGGACGTGAACGAGGTCTGCCCCAGCGCGTACGCGCCGTTCGGGTTCTTGATCGTGATCGTGTGGTTGAACAGGTTGACGAAGAAGGCGGTGTACGTCCCGGACCAGCCGCCCCACGTGTTCTGGACGTCGTAGCCGAGCGGCCGCTCGCACGCCTGCAGCCCGCCGAGGATGATCTCGCTCGACATCAGGGCCTCTCCAGCGAGATGAACGTCCCGCCGTCGTTCGCGTCGAACGTGACCGTCCCGCCGTTGACGTAGATCCCGACCAGTATGCTGTGCGAGCCCGGGGTGAGGAACGCGTACCAGTTGAACGACCACGGCGTGTGCTCGCTCGCGTTGTTGAAGAACTGCAGCCCCCAGACCGTGGGCCCGCCGCCGTCCACCTCGGTGGCGCCCTGGAAGGTCGTGCCCGGGACCCCCGTGTAGCACGTGAGGGTCGCGGCCCCGGAGACGTACGAGCCCGCTCCGTCGGACACCGTGAGCGAGACGTTCGCCAGCGTGACGAACACCCCGGCGCCGTACGTCCCGCTCCAGCCGCCCCAGGTGTTGGCGCCGCCGAGGCCGAGGCCGTGCTCGCAGACCTGGGTGCCGCCGAGGATGATCTCCGAGGTCACGCGATCTCCCAGCAGAACGAGTCCCCGGCCTGGTTGGCGGACTGGAAGTTGACCGTGCCCGCGGCCACCCAGACCCCGATGCCGATCGTGTGCGCCACCGGCGTGAGGACGGGCGTGCTCCAGCTGAAGTCGAACTCGAACCACCTGGAGGTGCTGGTGTTGAAGTAGAAGAGCCCGTAGACCGTCTGGGTGCCGCCGTCGACGGTCACGCTCCCCTGCATCTCGGTTCCCGACCCGCCGCTGTTGTTGCAGGTGAACGTCGACCGCCCGACGACCCGGCCCCCCGCCGGGTTCGTGACGGTGATGGTGTGCGAGAAGAGCCCCACCAGCTGCGCGGCGCTGAACGACCCGGCCCAGCCCGTGCCGGAGTCGTTACCGGTGAAGCCCGCCGGGTGGGTCGTGATCTGGGCGGTCCCCAGGATTATCTCGGGCACGTTCAGTTCGCCTGCTGGAAGGTTATGCCGGACAGCGACAGGTAGGACATGCCCCCGGCGGGGACGTACTGGGGCACCGAGCCGGAGACGTTCAGGACGCCGGTGGCGAGGGCGTCGACCCTGACGGTCATCGGGCCCATGCTCCCGTCGTACCCCTGCATCGTGAAGAGCTCGTTCCCGGCGGGCCTGAAGCCGGCGGGGAGCGTCGCGATGGGGTCGTTGAGGCTGTAGGCCGCGGACTTGGCCACCAGCCCGCGGACGCGCACCCACCCGGACTGGTCGATGCAGTACTGGCCGGCGGTCCACGTCGGGGCGTTGTAGTCGCTCCAGCTGGTGGCGTACGGCAGCGCGTGCCACGTCGGCCTGACCGTGGTCACGGGCGTCAGGCCGCCGAGGACGGTGTGAACCGTCGGGTTCGGGTACTCGCCGGTCAGGTCTCCGCCGGCGGGCCCGAGCTCGGGGTCGGTGCCGCCGAGGGTCTTGCCCCACCAGACGCACCGGAAGGTCTCCTGGTCGTCCTTGACGATGAGGGCCTCGTCGCCCTGCTGGGGCAGGTTCGAGCCGTGGCAGGCCGGCCAGTCCCAGACGGTGAAGTTGAGGTCCGGGTTCCAGAGGGGGATCGTCAGGTACATCGGCTCGGCGAAGCTCAGGGGCGCCTGCTGGCGCAGGGACACCATCGCCTGCATGACGTTCGGCTGGGCCTGGCCCACCGCGTTCGGGAGCAGGTTCAGTACGTTGGCCATCCTGGCCTCCTACGGGTAACCGGGCGGGTTCGTCCCGTGCACGCCCCCGGCCTGCAGGACGCCCGACGGGGCACCCAGCGCGACCAGGAGCCTGTTGGCGCTGGCGCCGGCCGCCGACGTCCAGTCGCCGGGGTCGCTCCCCGGGAACTGCTGGTTGAGGGACGCCGCGAGCGTGGTCCCGCCGTCGCCGGTCGACCAGCCCATCTCCGAGTTCGGGGACGCGTCGTGCAGGGTGCCGATCGGGTCGCCCGCCTTGACGAGCTGGCCGCTGCTCACCAGCGGGGTGATGTTCTCGGCGTAGTACCAGTGCTTCCCGGCGAACTTGCCGGACGTGATGGCGAGCTCGATGAACGCGCCGCCCGGCCACCCGGAGTTCGAGGTGGAGCCGATCTTGCCGTCCGCGATCGCCACCAGGGTGCCGGAACCGGCGTAGTCGACGCCCATGTCGACGCGCTTGGGCGTGAGGCCCTGGATCTTCTGGAGCGGGTTGGCCATGCCCTTGAGGGCGCCCTTGGTGAGGACGTTGCCGCCGCCGGGGGCGGCGACCGGCGTGCCCTTCTGGAACTGGTTGGTCTGGCCGGTGGCGCCGCCCTCGGCCTCGGCCTCCGTGAGGGCCTGGATGCCGGGCACGAGCGTGATGTCCGAGTAGATCTTGAAGACGGATCGGATGCAGTCGCCCACCATCCACAGGCCGTCGCCCGGCCCGCAGCCGGACAGCATGATCGTGTCACCGCCGCGGACCTGGTCGATGTCGCAGATCAGCTGGAGGTTGGCCTCCACCGGGCTCGTCACCTTGGCGAGGGTCGACTTGCGCTGGGTGCGACCCTTCCGCTTGTGCGTGGCGGTGTACTGGAAGGCGGTGTTGTCCCAGCAGAAGTCGAGGTGGAGGATCCGGTCGGCGTCGCGCCACCGGTCGAGCGTCACGACCGGGGATTGCGACATCAGGTCGGCGCCGTCGGCCAGGTACAGGACCTCGCCGTCGGAGAAGATGTACCACTGCCGGTCCTGGGCGAGCCTGTTGATCGCCGTCCACACGTCCTCGTTGGGGTTCGACACGTCGCCGACGTAGAAGGGCGTCGTGGGGCCGGCATGGAGGTTGGCGGACGTGCCCTTGCCGGCGACCTGGATCAGGCCGTTGGAGCCGGCCTTGGCGATCGCCTGGGCCTCGGCGACGCCCTTGGCGATGGGCCAGCCCTGGCTCTCGTACTGGGTGCTGATGCCCTGGCTGTCGAACGGGATCGCGGCGGTGACCTGCGACCCGAGCACGGCGACGTTGGTGTACTTCGTCGCGGCCTTGATGCCGCCCCCGGCCTGGAAGCCGTTGCCCCCCTTGTACCAGAAGGTGGCCATCGGGACGGCCGACGACGTGACCTGGCCGAACACGCTGGTGGCGCCGCCGAGGATGCCCCCGTAGCCCGCCGAGTTCGGCCCCAGGTCCGTGCCCATGGAGCTCTCGTAGATCGAGTCGAAGAGGCAGGCCACGATCGCGACGCCGGGCGCCTTCAGGCCCTGGCCGATGCCGATGATGGTGTTCGCGCAGTCCTGCTGGACCTTGTTCATCGGCTTGCCCTTGACCGTCAGGCCGGAGCCGTACTGCGCCTTGGAGCGGTTGGCGGGGTTGCCCGTGAGCACCGACGGCGTGTTCGGCGCCCTGACCGTGTGGTTGGGGGTTCCCCCGAGCCCGGGGCTCAGCGGGTTGAGGATCGCGGGCGGAACTGCCATGCGCCTAGAGGGTCGGGCCCAGCGGGTTGAGGATGCCGGTCGGCACGCCGGTCAGCAGCGGGTTGCTCGGGGCGAGGACCTGCGAGCCGCCGAAGGTGCTGTTGGTCAGCGAGATGTCGGTGGGCGGCAGGAGCGGGTTGCCGCCCGGGGGGTTGCCGCCCGTGAGGCGGTCCTTGTCCTTGACGCCGCCCTTCTTGTTCTTGCGCTGGTTCGGGTAGATCTGGGACAGCGGAGTGCTCTCGTCCTGCGTGAGGTCCTGCGCCGAGAAGACGAACTGGTCCGGCGAGCCCGGGGAGAGGTCGAACAGCGTCTGGAACTTCACGCCGGGGACCGCGGTCTTCGCGCAGCGCTCGATGAACTCCGCCCTGGTCTCGTTGACCCGGGAGGTGGCGATGCTGGGGTCGCTGGTGTTGTCGTGGTTCCGGCACTCGGACACGATCTTGTCCTCGAAGGTGAGGACGAGGTTCGGACCGGAGAGGTCGGTGCTCGGCTTCAGCTGGCAGAGCGTCCAGACCTGGTCTGACTGCCCCGGAGGGAACTGGATGTCGATCGGGGGCCAGAGGTAACCCTCCTCGTCGACGTCGAAGAACGCGGCGCCGTTGGCGTCCCGCCTGAGCAGCAGCCAGAGCGGGTCGACCAGGTGCACCTCGAGGAACGCCGAGCCCTGCACGGTGGTCTCGATGATCACGTCGGCGACGTACTGCTCCAGGTCGATGACGCGGAGCGCGGGCTGGTACTTGGCGCGCTGCTGGTTGAACTGCTCCGCGATGGTCTGCGACACGGCGCTGACCTTGCGCGCCCCGAGGTTCGACAGCTGGATGTCCAGGAGCCCGGACGGGTCCGAGACCGAGATGACGTCGAGCGCCGTCGACTTGAGGCTGTTGTAGATCGGAACCGTGCTGGAGGACGCCATGCTACACCTGGTGCTGCGGGACCCAGACCGCGTGGCCGTGGGGGATGTGGACGCGCTTGCTCTTGCCCTTGAGCTTCATCTTGGTGCCCAGGATCGGGTTGTTCTTCGGGTCGTCCATGATGCGGCCCGCGAGGATGTCGACGTACATGGCGTGCACGTCGGGCGCGGCGGCGATCAGGAGCGGGTCGTCGCGCTTCGGCTTGGACGTGTAGTAGCTGCCCTTGGAGTTGGTGACGTGCGTCCCGGCGCCGGAGAAGCCCTCGAACGCCATCAGGCCGACGGACGCGTCCTGGTAGACCCGGTAGCCCGAGTCGTTGCGCCAGGCCGACCCCCAGCTGATGCCGTTGTGGACCACCCACGGCCAGAGGCTCGGGTCGGACAGGTTCCCGCCGATGTTGGCGGTCTGCTGGTACTGGAACGGGACCAGCGGGGACGAGGTGCCGTCGCCCTGGTAGGTGTTCACGTACACGTAGGGGCTCTGGCCCGCGGCGAAGTGCGCGCCGGCCATCCACTCCAGGGTGCCGATGTCGTCCTCGACCGACTGGCCGGCGGCGTCGCTGGTGTCCCAGCCGTTCGCCGTCCAGACGCCGAACCGGATCGAGACGGTCATCTGCGCGGCGTCGTAGCCGTCGAAGATAGTCACGGCGCGGCGCAGCGGCCGCATCTCGGTGTGCCACTTGGCGTACCCGCCGGTGATCTTGGGCGGTTGGTCGCCGACCAGGGCGGCGAACCCGCGCGGCGTCGCGGTCCCGTAGTACCCCCGGAAGTTGACATAGAGGGAGTTCGTGGTGGCGACCTTCAGGCCGCCGGTGTTGGCGCTCCCGCCGGAGGTGACCTTCTTGGGCGGGAGGAGCGGGTGCTGGGAGGGCGTCGTGAGCGCCCCGCCCAGCGCCTCCGGGTCCTGGGACGGCGTGATCAGCGCTGCCGGCAGCCCTGTCGCGGCGGTGTGCTTGTGGTTGGACACGGCTACGCCACGGACGGTCCGGACGTGCCGGTCATGAGCGAGCCGCCGACCAGCGAGCTCGGCCCGCGCGCGGCGCGCTGGAGGGTGTACTGGACGACCGCCTGCGCGATCTGCCTGGCGTCGAGCTTGATGTTGACCACCCCCGGCACGATGTTGATCTGCTGGCCGCCCCCGGCCCCGTCGACGTGCATGTCGCGGGCGAGCATGGAGGCGAAGCCGGGCAGGTTCCCGGCGCCCAGCTGCCCGAGCGCGGGCGAGCCGATCTGGTTGGCCATCGCGGAGTTGAGGACGTACTCACCGGGCGACAGCCAGCCCGGGATCGTGTCGGAGCCTACCGGCCCGCCGGCTGCGTAGTAGTGCGCCCTGACCGGGCCCCCGGTGTGGAGGAGGCCGAACGTGGCGCTGTGCAGGAGGTTGCCGCCGAAGTGGGCGATCTTCCCCGGGATCTTGACGATCGACTCGAGGACCTTGTACACGTCCTTGCCGCCGTCCTTGATCTTCTTCCAGAGGCGCTCGAAGAAGTGCTCCACCGTGTGCCAGGCGCCGACGACCCAGCCCGCGGCCGCCGACATAGCCGACCCGATCGCGCGGCCGGCGGCGAAGACGGCGTTCTTGACCGTGCTGAAGTGCGTGACGAGCATCAGGACGCCGATCGAGAGCGCCGTGATGATGGCCATGCCGGGGATCGCGTCGAGGGCCGCGGCGAACAGGCCCGCGGACACGGCGGCCTCGTCCTCCGCCACCGAGAGGCCCAGCTCTGCCGCCGCGATCCCTCTGATGCTGTCGGCCGTGTAGACCCCGGTCGCCGCCAGCTGCTTCATCCGGATGTCGAGCGCCTCCTGCTCAGCGGCCGTGAGGCCCGTGGTCTTCCCGAAGACGCTCATGACCGCGTCGCCGACCTTGGTCGAGACGGTGAAGACCTTCATCGCGATCTCGCCCAGCTTGAGGCTGCGGGCGAACATCCTGGCGCCTCCGACCGCCAGCCGCGCGAACGCGACCGAGCCCAGGAACGTGACCGCGGCCGCGAGGGCGAGCACCACGGACTTGTGCTTCCCCATCTCCCCGAGGACCGCCGACAGCGCCTGGAGACCGACCTTGACGATCGGGAGGACCTTCTCGCCTACCTGGCCGAGGGTCTCCTCGAGGGTGTTCTTGAGATTCGTCAGCTGGCCCTGGATGCTCTTGTTGTACGCCGCGTCCGCCTGACCGAACTTCTGGCGGACGGCGGTGAGGACCTTCTGCGACGTGGCGAGCTTGTCGGCGGTCTGCGCGGCCTCCAGCTGGGCAGGGGTGATCGCGTTCATGATCTCCTGCTGCTGGAGCCAGGCCGACCGGTGGTTGGCCATGACGTACTTCGACTGCTCCTCGAGCGTGAGGTTGAGCTCCTTGTGGGCCTGCTCGAGTTGGAAGACGTGCGTCTTGACCGGCTCGATGATGCCGGTGTACTGCTGGAGGCGCTTGACGTTGCCGATCAGCGCCTGCTGGACGTACCGCTGGACGCTCGCGAAGTTCAGGTGGGCACCGCGGCTGAGCTCGACCGCCGCCTGGTTGGCGTTGATCGCGGCGTCCGCGTTCTTCGTCACCCTGACGAAGTTCGCGATGGAGTTGATCTCCTGGTCTCGGGCGAACCCGCCGTGCTCGGTCGACTGGACCGCCGCGTCCTCGACCTTCTTGTACGCGGCCTCGCCCGTCAGGCCGACCTGGTCCATCGCGGACTTGAGCTGCATCTGCTGCTCCTGCAGCCGCATGCCGGACTCGACCAGGTCCTTGACGCCGATCGCCGCCCCGGTGAGCCCGACGGCAGCCCCCAGGCCCTTGAGGCCCTTGGTGAACATGCCGATGCCGCCCATGGCGCTCGACTTGGTCTCGTCGTCGGTCCGCTTGACCTGCTTACCGAACTTGTTCGTCTCGGCGGACAGCTCTCGAAGCTGGGCGCGGGCGACCCTCGCCCCGTCGATGATCACCTCGAGCTTCAGCTTCTCGGCCATCCGGTCACCTCCTGGCCATCTCGGCCCTCGCGTCGATGACCTTCTCGGTCACCGTGGAGACGAACAGCAGGAAGTCCTGGTCGTCCGTCTCGAACAGCTCGCGGAGGGTCACGCCCGTGACCCCCGCCAGCGACATCGCTGCTGCCAGCTCGGCTAGGCCGAGTCCGAGCTGGCCTCTGATTCCCCCTGGAGGGTCTTGTCCAGCCGGTCGTTGATCTGCCTCGACCGGGCGTCGTACGCGGCGTAGTGGAGCACCACGTCGGTCGCGTCCGGGACGATGGACAGCAGCGCGAGCCTGCCGCCGCTCCCCTCGGGGAGCTCGTCCTGCCCGACCCCGAACAGCTCGCGCGCAGCGTCGGCGCTGTAGCCGTGCCCGGTGGGGATCAGGGTGTCCTCCTTGCCGTCCCAGTCCTCCGGGACGCCGTACAGGCCCAGGCACGCGTTGACGAGGCTGTCGGCCGCGACCGCGATCTCGCTCTCCGGCTGGTCCGGGTTGTCGGCCTGCTTCATGCCGATGCGCCGGATGGTCCGGTAGTCGAGCGCGCGGTACTTCGCCACGATGAGCCCCTCGTACCCCGGCACGGGCATGAAGAACGGCTCCTTGGCCAGGAGCGCGCCCCGCCTGTTGGCGAGGCGCCCCTTGAGGGTTGCGTTGTTGGTTCCGTCCAAGTTACTTCCTCCTTGATCGTCCCGTCAGGCTAGGAGCCGGTGTTCTGCGACACGGTGGTCGTGGAGCTGGCCGGCACGGCCTGCGTGATCGGGACGCTGTTGATGACGATCTGGACCAGCTGCGCGAACGGCGACATGCGCACGTTCAGGATCGCGTTGAGCTGCCCCAGCTGCTCCGTCGCCGGGTTGTTGACCCCGACGCCCGTGTTGATCGAGTAGGCGGTCCCGTTCCCCGCGTTCCCGTACAGCGCGCCCACGGACCAGAACCCGTTGAGCATGTTGTCGAGGGCGCTCGCGAAGCTCACGATGTCCGACCCCTGGCCGTCCAGCTGGCTGAACAGGTAGGGCTCCGCGACGATCTGGGCCGCGGCGGTGATGGCCATCCGCAGGCGGCAGTGGTTGAACTGCCAGTAGATGGCGTCGGAAGTGGGCAGGATCGAGGTGACGAACCCGAAGTTCTCGAAGTTCCCGAAGCGGGTCGCGAACGTGTTGATGCCGGCGCTGTTGAGCGTCGACACGTCGGTCGGGCTGTACGTCTCGGTGATGCCGGAGACCAGCGTGAAGGACCCGCTGCAGTACTGCAGGGGGTACGAGGCGCCGGCCGCGGCCTGGTTCGGGTTGCCGGTCGAGTCGACCCTCGCGCAGAGCGCCGCGATCACGGGGCTCGGCGGGATGGACCGGGTCGTGCCGGGGACCGTGCCGGGGGCGGACAGGTTGCCGGCCCAGAAGCCGATCGGGCCCGCGCCGGGCGAGTTGTAGGTCGAGCCGATGTCGCCGACCGCCGTGGCGGCGGAGATGCCGTCGTCCATGTCGCAGATGCCGACCCTGTTGGTCGCGGTGGCCGCGGCGCCGATGGCGGACCAGATGCCGGCCATCGTGGTGTTCGTGACGCCCGGCGCCCAGATCTGGCCCGGGCCGAGCGACGGCGGGAACGAGTTCAGCGCGGTCTGCCAGTTGGCGATCGTGGCGTGCGTCCTGTCGTCCGTGCCGCCCGACATGGACGCCGCGGACGCCGTCTTGGGCAGCGTCGCGTACGCCCCGAGCGGGTAGATGTTGACGTACGGGATGCTCGCCGCCCAGGCCTGGGCCGCGGCCTTCGAGGCCAGCGACGGGCTCGTCGCGAGCTGGTTCCCGAAGGTGTCGGTCAGGGAGATCGTGTAGGCGGCGCCCGTGTTGGTCACGGACACCTGGATGGCGTTGCCGTAGTTGCCGACGTACTCGGCGTTGACCAGCAGCGACGCGCTGGAGTTGGCGTCCTGCAGGACGATCGACGCGGCGGACGCGGCGGGCCCTACGACGCGGGTGAAGTAGGCCGTCTGGCCGCCCTCGCGGAAGTACACGTCGAGCGCGTCGTAGACCGTCGTGTTCGTGCCCGAGCGGGGGCCGACGGCCGCCGCGGCGCCGGCGAGGGACTGGATCGTGACCGGGGTCCCGGAGGGCCCCCAGTCGGACAGGCCGACGACGAACGAGTTCGCGGTGTTGTAGGGGTTGAGGGTGGCGGCTGGGGTCTCCGAGGAGGAGACGATAGTCCCAATCTGGCTCATTTCAGCGTCCTCCTAGAGACGGTTACCAGGGGCTTGGCGGGATGGGGGCCATGAGCCCCGGTGGGGGTGATGCTAGGTGGTCCTCAGGGCGCTGGGGGCCACGACGATCGGGATGTCGAACGTCGCGGCCTCGACCGCGCCGCCGCCCTGCCAGCAGTAGAGCCACTGGCCGGGCGTGTCGAGGATGAGGTCGAGGGTGTAGGTTCCGGTGAGGACGCGCTTGACCTGGTCGGCCGCGAGCGTGTACTGGGTCGCGGCGAACTGCCCGGGCGCCTTCACGAACACGGTCACGGTGGTGGGGTCCGCGGCGGCGCCGGCCGAGCCCGTGAACTCGCCGGTCAGCCGGACCTCGGTCCCGAGCGGGTAGGCCATCTAGAGGACCACCCAGTTCCAGGACGGCGCGGCAGAGTAGGTCAGCGTGATCGTCTTGCCGGAGGGCACGACCACGGTGCCCGACGTGACGCCCGTGGCGGTCCCGTCGACGGCGACCGCGGTCACGGTGCCCCCGCTGACGGTCACGGCGCAGTCGCGCCAGAACGGGTTGGTCAGCGCCACGGTGGTGGCGGGGACGGACGGGGCGGCGACGTGCCCACGCTCCTGGTAGAAGGCGGTGACCCGCGCGTTCCCGGCGCCGTTGACGAGCGGCACGCCGCCCGTGTTGTTGATGTTCCCGACCCAGATCACGCCGCTGAGGTAGTTGTCGGGGTCGTTGATGTCCCAGGTGCCGGTGACCTCGGTGTCCATGTGGGCGACGGTGAAGGGGAACGTCGGCACCGTCGACGAGGACTCCAGGATCGAGGCGTCGATCGCCGAGATGCACGCCTCCGCCGACAGGTACTCGATGTGCGCGCCGTGCGTCAGGGAGTTGGAGCCCAGCTGCGGCGCGGGCATGACACCGGACTTGCAGTAGATCATCCGTAGCGACTTCGCGTTGAAGTGGTCGGGGGCGGAGACGCCCACCGGCCACGCGTAGATCGTGAGGGTCCCGACCTCCTGGTAGTCGTTGTTGTTGATCCCGGGCATGTAGACGCCGACGCCCTGGCCGTTGAGGCCGCCCGTCTGGGAGTCCTGGTTGGCGGGCACGTCGAAGGTGTAGAGCCCGACGCCGTCCAGGCTGGCGCAGGCCACGCAGCGGAGGTCGAAGCCGTTCTGGCTCGGGTTGGTCGCGGTCACCAGCGACATGTTCCTCACCGCGAGGTGCATGTTCGACCAGACGTTGTTGCTCTGGTGCCAGCCGGCCGGGTACCCGAAGGTGCCGAAGGCGGTGGTGTTCGGCCCGGCGATCACCGACGGGAAGCCGTAGCTGGAGTCGTTGGCCTGCGCGTAGAGTGTGGAGAACAGGCACGCCCCGGGGAGGTGGGGGGTCGTCTGGGCCCAGTGCGTGGGCGCGGCGCAGTCGGACGGGCCCGAGATCTCCAGCACGAACTTGTCGTTCGGCACCGGCGCGACGATCGGCAGCGGGATCTGGGCGTTGCCGTAGTACATGACGTGTTCCTTGGTGGTCGCCCCCGCGATCATGTAGATGCCCTCGCTGAGGGCCACCCTGCCGGCGCTGAGGCCGGCCGCCTGGGCGGACTGCACGACGTTCGCGACGGCGGCCTTGACCGCCGCGGTGTCGTCGGTCCCGTAGACGGCGTTCGCGCTCGCGGTCGCGTTGATGGTGGCCCCGTCCCGGGCAGTGATCGCGACGTGGTGAGCGTCGGTGAACGTGACGATGTTTGCGAACACGGTCGTCGGGGAGCCGTTGAGCGTGTTCCCGGCGTTGATCGCGACGACCTTGCCGACGTCGCCGGCGGTGAAGGTGGTCAGCGCGGAGGACAGCACCGGGCCGGCCGTGATCGTCGCGTCGGTGATGAGCTTACCGTCGCGCTTGGCGCCGTGGGCCTCGGGCGTGTCGACGACGGCCAGGCCGCCCTGCTGAAGGATCTCGGGGCTCATAGCAGAATCCAGCTCCAGCTCGGAGTTTCGATGTATGTCAGCGTGATCGCCTTCCCGGACGGCACGACGTAGGTGCCGGGCACCACCGACATGCTCTCGCCGTCGACCTGGACGCCGGTCAGCCCGGAGCCGCCTACCGTAACGGCCGCATCCCGCCAGAACGGGTTGGTGAGGGCCGCGGTCGTCGCCGGGACGGCCGGGGCGGCGACCGCGCCGGGCGCCTGGGCCCCGTTGGCCCACTTGGCGCGCGCGGAGCCGTTGACGATCGGGGGCAGCCCGGGTCCAGTCTTGCCGTCGGACGCCGCGCCCGCGCCCGAGCCGTTGTTGCGGCGCACGCCCAGGCAGCCGCCGGTCAGGTAGTTGTTGGCGTCGTTGACGTGGTACCGGGTCGATGCTCCGGAGCCCGTGCCATCCTCGATGTCCCAGGTGCCGATGTCGAGCTGGCACATCTCGGACCCTGACACGACAGTCCCCGCCGTGGACAGGTGGTCCTGGCAGGCCTCGGTGGACAGGTAGTCGATGCGGGCCACGTCGAACTGGCCTCCCTGGAACCAGACGCCCGACCCGCAGTAGACGATCCCCGCGCGGCTGACGTGCGTGTGCTCGCCCGGGATCAGGCCGTTGGCGTACCCCTCGATCGACAGCGTGCCGACCTCGCAGTTGTCGTTGTTGCCGACCTGCGGCATGCGCAGGGCGACGCCGCCGGCGCTGGGGAAGGTGGTGAAGCTGCCCGGGACGATGTTGCCGCTGAAGGCCATCGACGGGATGTTGCACTCGGCGATGCACTGCAGGTCCACGCCGACGTGGAGCGGATCGGTGTAGTTGCTCACCACCGACAGCCCGTCGATGACGACGAGCATGTTGGAGAACCCACCGTCGGTGCTGCCGAGCTGCTGTACCGTCGGGCCGCCGATGACCGACGCGGCCCCCAGGCCGGAGTCGAAGGAGGCGTTGAGGTTGGTGAGGATCGTCGCCCCGGCCTTCTGCACGCTGGTCTGCTGCCAGTGGGGGAACGGGGCGGCCGCGGAGGGGCAGCGCAGCACCAGCACGAACTTCTGCGCGGTGGAGGCGACCTGCGGGAGGGGGATCTGCGCGCGCCCGAGCTGGCTGGTGTCGAGCGCGCCGCTGACGAAATAGACGCCGGCGCTGAGCCACACCTCGGCGTAGTTGGTGCCGTTGGCCTGCGCGACCGAGACGGCGTTGGAGATCGCGGCCTTGATCGCCGCGGTGTCGTCCGTGGTCCCGTCGCGCTTGGCCCCGTGGTTCTCGGGGAGGTCGACGGTGCACGGCCACGCGTCGGCCAGCTCGGCGGTCGCGATGTTGAGCGTCATAGTATCACCCACTCCCAGGTCAGGGTTCCAGTATAGGTGACCGTCACGCTCTTACCCGTCGGCACCGCGAACGGCTGCCCCGGCGGCCACGCGCCCCCGTCGACCGAGACGGCTGTCACAGACCCGCCGGTGACGGCGACGAAGGCGTCGCGGTAGACGGGCGCCGAGGGCGAGCCGGACGCGGGGACCGACGGGGGCGAGGCCATCGCCCCCGGGCCGTACGCGCTGTCGAAGATCTTCAGGTACTTACAGCCGATGATGTGCGCCGAGTCGATCGGTGTGGCGCCGGCGCGGTGGACGAACACCTGGCCGGTCAGCGTGTTCGAGACGTCGGTGATGAGGGCGTGACCGGTGTTCTCCTCGTCGAGCATGTTGACGTTGATGCAGCCGCCGTCGTCGCTGTAGAGGCAGTTGTAGCAGGCCTCGACGCTCGCGTAGTTGACGACCGCCCCGTGGTTCAGGGGCTGGAACTGGGAGACGACGATCCCGTCGGCGCAGTAGATGGCGCGGATGCTGTTCGCGACCGTGTGCTCGCCCAGCACCACGCCGAGGCACACCGACTCGCACGAGTACTGGCCGATCTCGTTGTGGTCGTTGTTGTTGTTGCCCGGCATCTGGAGCCCGAACGACCACGAGCTGCTCTGGTAGCCGCCGCCAGCCGACTCGAGACTCGGGACCGTGAAGCACATCACCCCGAGGCTCTTGACGTTGGCCTCCGCGACGCCGATCAGGTCGACCCCGGCGACCGCCGGGTCGCGCGGGAGCATGACCCCCAGGCCGTCGATCACGACCATCATGTTCGACCACAGGTTCGCGTTCGCCGGGCCGTACCCACCGAACACGTTGGGGCCGCCGACCACGCACTCGGCGCCCGCCGAGTTCGTCCCCGAGTTGTAGGTCGAGCACAGGAACGCGCCGGCCGCCTGCGGGCTGGTCTGCTGCCAGTGCGGCAGGGCGGAGCCCTCCGACACGCCCCTCAGCACGCACACCATCTTCATCGGGCCCACCGCGTGGACGGGCAGCGTGACCTGCGCGTTCCCGCTCCGGCCCGTTGACGGGGCGCCGGAGACCATGTAGATGCCCCTCGAGAACCACACCTCGTAGTAGTAGGACCCGTTCGCGACCGCGGCCGCGTCGGCCGAGTCGATCGCCGCCTGGATCGCGGCCGTGTCGTCGGTCCCGTACACCGCGAACGTCGACGCGAAGTCCGCAGTCGTGCTGGCCAGGACGACGTTGTGCGAGTCCGTGACCGACGAGACGGTCGTGATCAGCGTGGTGCCGGTCGACGGGTTGCAGACCATGACGTGCTTGCCCACGTCCCCCGACACGAACGCGGCGGTCGAGCACGTGAGCGTGTTCGACGAGTGCGTGATCGTCACCCCCGTCAGCACCGTGCCGTCGCGCTTCGCGCCGTGGTTCTCGGGCAGGTCGACCGCGTACGGCATCGCCGCCGCGAGCTGCGCGGTCGTCGGGGCGCCGCCGGCCGCGGCCCGGTTCTCCCACTTGCTCGCGGCCGTCACGTACGTGAGGACCTGCCCGTCGGACGGGCTCGTCTCCGAGACGTCCGTCAGGCCGGCCAGCGTCGTCGAGCCGCCGGTGATCTGCCCGAAGGTGGCCGCGTCGGTGGAGGCGGTCCCCGGCGCCAGGCCGGTGATCTTGTGGCCGTTCATCGGCACGTCGGCCGCGGTCGGGTTCGCGATCGCGATCGCCGACAGGTCGGAGCTGACCGCGCCGCCGCCCTCGTAGGGCAGGGCCGTCCAGGCCGTGCCGCCGTTGCCGATCTTGAACTTCCCGGTGTCTACCTCGTAGCCGGGCTCCCCGACGGAGAGGATCGGGTTGCTGGTGGCCCACTGCGCCGCGGTGCCGCGACGGAACTGGATCGTGGCGAGCTCGGTGGTCAAGGCGTCCCTCCGTCAATGTCTGTATCAGGCTGCGCGGGCGGCGTGCCGCCGTCGTACGAGTCGACGACGCCGCCGGCCGCGGGGCCGCCGTCCAGGCCGGTCACCGCCGGCGCCGACAGGTCGTCGGCGATCGGGAAGGCGTCGACCTCGATGCCGACCGCGTCCACGACCGTGAGGTCGCCCGGCGCCGCGTACGGGTTCTGAGCCGGCGTCCGCGGGCCGGCGGCCGCGGTCACCACGTTGGCGATCATCGCGTTCACGACGAACTGCGCGCGGCAGACGCGGCGCTCGTCCGGGAACGGGAAGACCGTCCTGGGGTACTCGACCATCCAGGTGTCGTAGCTCACGGACGAGCCGTCGGGCCAGGCGCCGAGGCCGCCGTGCTGGAGCATGGCGGCGCAGGCGGCCATCCCGAGCATGTCGGCGTACCCGCGGGCGGAGTCCTCCTCGAGGGGGCCGAGCGACGGCATCGTGGCGCCCGAGTACTGGACGTTGACGCCGACCGCGAGCTCGAACTCCTGGACGTAGGTGCCAGAGGCGTCGACCCTCATCGGCGCGCCGAACGGCTGCGCGTTCACGATGAAGGTCGGCGTCCAGGACGCCTCCCAGGTGTTGAAGTCGAGGCCGCCCCGGTAGGACAGGCTCGGGTCCGGCGGCATCGGGATCGTGCGCGGCTCGAGGCCTCCCTGCCGCTCGATCTCGCCGACGTACGTCGGGACCCAGGTCTCTAGGAACGAGACGATCGCGATCTCGACGTCGCGTCGGGTGACCAGCCGCCCGAAGAGGGCGCCGGGGTCGGTGGTCGGCATTCGCCTCCCTTAGGTGAGCACCCCGTGCCGGATTCGAACCGACGACCTCCTGGCTGAGAACCAGGCGTCCTCGCCGCTAGACCAACGGGGCGTGGATGCTTTAGAAGCCCGTGCAGCGCCGCATGAGCAGCGCGAAGGCGGGCTGGCCGCGGCGGCCGTTGTGCTCGACCCAGCCGTAACGGAAGCCGTCCGCGGCGTAGGTGAGCTTCCAGACCGTCTCGTAGTCCCGGCAGAACCAGGACTCGACGATGTCGGCCGTGAGGTTGTGCTCGTGCGCCTCGTGCGGGTGCGTGAGCGCGTTGTTCTCGGCGCAGAGGATCGCGACGTAGCCGCCGGGCTTCATGGCGTCCTGGATGCGCATGGCGGCCGCGAGGGGGCTCTGGACGTGGTCCAGGCTGTTGGTCGCGATCGCGAGGTCGAACTTCTCGAGCGGCTCCTCCCAGACGAACTGCTCGGCGTACTGGCCGACGTGGTCTGGGCAGGGCGCGATCTTGCGGTACTCCGCGGACAGCGGGTCGATCACGATCCTGCTCTTGAAGGGCAGGATGTCCGATAGCGGCAGCGGCCCGCCGCCGATCTCCAGCACGCACATGTTCGACGTGTCGAGCTTGTCCAGGAGCAGCGCCTTGGCCATGCCGTAGTGCCGCATCCGCTCGCGGCGGAGCTTCTCGGCCTGGCGCTCGGGGTCGTCCATGACCCAGGTGGCGGCCTCGGCCTCGAGCGTCCTGCGGAGCCTGTCCCGGCTCACGACGCTAGGAGTACTGGGATGTTCATGAATGGGTCCAGGTGGTAGGCCAGCGACACGCGGTGCGAGCCGTCGGCGATGATCAGGCCCTCGTCGTGGGTCACGAGCAGCGGCGGGTGCAGCCTCTTGCCGGACAGGGCCTTCAGGAGCCCCCGCTTGACGCCGGGGTCGTCCCAACCCCACGGCACGCCGCCCGACGCGCGGACGATGTCGTTCGCCCGGCGCTCGACGACGCCGTTCCGGCGGAGCGCCCGGATCCTCGCGACGGCCTGCTTCTCGTCCCAGAACAGGGTCAGGTAGTTCAGCGCCGCGTCGAAGTTCGACTGGTTCACGCGGTTCGTGAAGATCTGCAGCTCGCTCAAGAGTACCGCCCCGCGATCTCCTCGTAGATGCTGACGAGACTGCGGGACATCCGCCAACCGGGGTGGTCGCCCTCGAACTGCCTGTTCGAGCTGACCCACCAGCGGTGGTCGCCTGTCCGGGGCTCGGGGTCGTACTTGGGCCGCCAGCCCTCGTTCCCCGTCAGGCGCGTGAAGGCGCCGATGGCCTCCACCATGGAGCAGGCGTTGTCCCGCCCGCCGCCGATGTTGTAGACCTTGTGGCCGTGCGGCCCGTCGTGGTACGCCAGGAACGCCGACACCAGGTCCTGCGCGTGAATGTTGCACCGGACCTGGAGGCCGTCGTAGCCGAAGATCTTGTAGGGCAGGTCGCGCGCCACGCACTTCCCGAGGTACGCCAGGAACCCGTGGAGCTCCACGCCCGCGTGGTCGGCGCCCGTGAGGCAACCGGGGCGGAAGACCCCGACCTTCATCCCGAAGTACCTGCCGTACTCCTGCGCCACCAGGTCGGCCGAGGCCTTGCTCGCCCCGAACAGGGAGTGCAGGCACTGGTCGATCGACATGTCCGGCGTGATCCCGTCGTAGAACCTGTGCGACTGGACCAGGTCCAGCCTGTCCGTGCCGCGGGGGCGCCTGAGCGGCAGCCTGTTCGGGTTGTCGCCGTAGACCTTGCTCGTAGAGCAGTGGATCACGGTCGCCGCCGGCGCGTGCAGGCGGGTCGCCTCGAGCACGTTCAGCGTCCCGACCGCGTTCACCCCGAAGTCGGTCATCGGCTCGCGGGCGGCCCAGTCGTGCGACGGCTGCGCCGCGCAGTGCACCACGATCTCGGGGGTGATCTCCTCCATCAGGGAGGTCATGCGCTCCCCGTCCCGGATGTCGAACCTGCGCCAGTGGAACGCGGCCCGCAGCTCCTCGAGGAGGTCGTACGTGGTCGCCTGCGTGCTGCCGTCGGGCCCGAAGAAGTACTTCCGCATGTCGTTGTCCACGCCCCAGACGTGGAACCCCCGGGACGCCAGCTGCCGGCAGGCCTCCGAGCCGATCAGGCCGGCCGAGCCCGTGACGACGGCACGCCTCAACGAACCAGGTCCAGGTCGCCGTCCAGCACTCGGTCGACGTGCGCGGTCGTCCTGCCGGTGCGGTGGTCCGTGACCCGCCGGTCGACCACGTGGTAGGTCCGGATGCGCTCGGTCGAGCCCGCCGGGGCAGGGCCTACCTCGTCGCCGGCGACCTGCACCCCGAGCCAGCGCCTGAACGCAACGCTCTCGGCCATCCGCCGCCACGCGATCTTCGCGTTCTGGCCCTGCTTGCGCTCGTCGCGGCTCTCGCCGCGCGCGCCCGACGGGGGGTGGATGAACCGCACGCCCGTGTCGCGCTTGTTCTGGTTCTGGCCGCCCTTGCCGCCGCAGCGGAAGGTCTGCCTGACGCAGTCGTCGGCGGTCACCCGGAGCAGTAGCTCGCGCATGCTGCCCCTACTGGCTCTTGTACCAGGGCGTCGCCGCGCCGACGTCGTCGGCCGACGGGAAGTTCGTCCCGTCGAAGCGCCAGGCCCGGTCGTCGAGGTACAGCTCCGCGTTCGGCTTCTCCACGGGGATGGTGATGCACCCCATGGCCCGCGGCGAGACGCCGTTCTCGACCAGGTAGTTGTACACGGTGACCTGGCCGCTGACCTCGCTGTTCCTGCACGAGTTGATGGCCACGTCGTAGTCATGGGTGATCTCGTTCAGCCAGTCGATCGCGCCGGCCACCGGCGGGTCCGGCGCCGAGTCGTCGCCCTGCCACCCGCTGGAGTACGAGTGGATGACCCCGTCGAAGTCCACCCCGATGGTCCGCCGCGCGGGCGGTGTCTGGTCGGTCAATGGTCTCTCCCTCACGGCCGCGGCTTGGGGACGCCCCAGTCCGCGTCGTTCTTGTTGGCGACCAGGTCCGGGTGGTCCGGGCGCTCGTCGCCGTGGAAGCCCTTCGACCTGAAGTGCGACTCGTTCGGCCACTGGTTGCCCGTCGCCCTCGACGGGTGCCACAGGTGCATCGCGCAGATGTCGCGGTCGTTGCGCTGCCCGACGCCGGAGATGCGGAGCCTCGTGCCGAGGTCCACGTCGTCCCAGCCCCAGGGGCTCGGGAAGTGCTCGTCCCACCCCCGGACGGCGAGCAGCCACTCGCGCCGGTACAGCGCGACGAACATGGCCTGCCAGTCGACCGTCTCGGTGAGGACGCCCTCCCGGTTCTCGTGCAGGATGCGGCCGGCGTTCACGAACGATTCGTCGCCGCGCAGGCGGTCGGCCTCGTGGCCGCGCGTCATCTGCGCGACCACGTCCGTCTGGAAGCACATCTCGGGCTCGCTCGTGATCACGATCTCGCAGTCCGTCGAGTTGATCCCGACGTTGCGCGCGTGCGAGCACTGCGTGTTGCCCGGGTTGTGCGTGTAGATGTACCGGACCGGGAGCTCGTAGGCCGCCGCCGCGTCCCGGCACACGCCGGCCGTGCCGTCGGTCCCGCCGTCGTCCACCACGAGGACCTCGTCCGGCCTCGTCAGCTCGGAGAGCCTGCGCAGCGACCGGGCCAGGAGGTGACCGCGGTCGCGCGTGGTATAGAGAAGACAAACCCTATCCCGAGACATACTAGTCGCTACCGATTCTACTCACTCCGGCGGCTCTCTCGGCGTGCCCCTGAGCAGGAGCCCGATTCCCATCCTGCGGTCGTCGTCGTCGATCCTGATGATATCGACGGACAGGAGCTCGCAGCGTCGGTTCTCCGCCGCCAGGACGTCCTGCCAGCCCTCCCGGCCGGCGATCGCGGTGTCGTGGAAGCCGATCGCGCCGTCGTCGGCGACGTGCGGCGCCCAGGCCTCGTAGTCGGCCACGATGGCCTCCCGGCGGTGGTCCCCGTCGATGAACAGGAAGTCGATCGGGCCGCCGAGCTCGTCCGTCACGCGCCCGATGAGCTCCGGGTCTCGCGAGTCGCCGAGCTCCAGGTTGACCGCGCAGCACGCGCCGTCGACGTTCTCCTGCCGGACGTTCTCGTCCGTGAGGTCGACCCCCACGAGCGTCCCGCCCGGCCCGACGAGCACGCTCCACGCCCAGAGGGTGCCCGCGTCGTGCACGCCGATCTCCACCGCGCGCCTGATGCCCCTGCCGTCCAGCAGCCTCAGCGCGGTCTCGAGCTCGGCCGGGCGCTGCTGCGCGCCGCGCTTGGTGGCGGCGTCCCAGGCGATCGTCGCCCAGTTAGTCATCGCTCTCCTCCCGGTGCGTTTCGCACTCAGGGTCCCTCACGAGCCTCACGTGCACAGTCGCGCGGTCCGGGTCCCACTCGCCCGTGACCGCGTCGTGGGTGCCGACGGCGTCGGTCCACTCCACTCGGCACGGGCAGCCCTGCCCGGCGGCTAGCCGGGCCCTCACGCCGCCGGCCTGTGCCGGACCCCCCGCATGAGCGGGTGGTGCACCAGCGCGATGACGTCGTCGTGCCAGACCGGCGGGCCCAGCAGCGAGCACGTGTGCGCGCAGAAGTCGTAGTCGCCCTCGTACCGGTCGCCGAAGCGCCCGACCGAGCCGGCGTCCCCCGGGGCGCAGATCATCTGCGTCGAGACGTTGCCCGGGCGCAGGTCCGCGTCCTCCCAGAGGACGAAGTCGTTCTCGATGTAGAGCATCCGGAAGATGTGGAGCCTGCCCGGCGCCTGCGCGTACCCCTCGCGGACCGCGTCTAGGGCGCCGGCGACGTAGTAGTCGTCGTCGTCCATGAACAGGACGGCGTCCCCGCGGGCTTCCTCCAGACGCCGGTTCCTGGCCTTGTGACCGTGCGGCGAGTCGTCGTTGACGTCGACGACCAGCTCGTCGCCGGGCCTGAGCTGGTGCCCCACGCTCTCGAGGGTCTCGCGCAGCGACGGCCTCCCGGCCGACGCGACGATGACGCTGAGGCTGGTCAAAACCACCCCACGGTGCCCGTGAACCGGCCGTGCGCCTGCATGAGCGGGAGCGTCCGGTTGCAGAACTCGACCCAGTCCTCCTCGGGCATGCCCTTGTCGTAGGACATGACCTCCTCCAGCGCGTCCAGGGCCGCCTCGAGGTCCTCGTCGGTCACGCTGGCCTCACGCTGCCCGGGTCCGCGTACGTGAACGGCTGCCCGAGCTTGTGCTGGGACAGGTGGTTCCAGTGGTCGTGCGAGTTCATGACCAGGCCGCAGCCCGGCCAGGTGCACCGGAAGTCGAACCTCGCCCCGTCCTTCTCGCTCAGCAGGAAGCCCTTGTCCTGGATCTCCGGGTGCCAGCTGTTCAGGAGCGGCACGTCCCTCGCGTTCCTCTGCAGGATCAGCTCCATGTTGACCGGGTGCCAGACGTGCCAGCCGCGCGCCTCGCGCGCCATCGACATCGGGACCCCGGCCGACGCGGCCCTCAGGCCGAGCTCGCCGTCCTCGCACCTGCCGTGGTGGAGGTCGGGGTGGAAGCCGCCGACCCACTCGAAGGCGTCGATCGGCCACATGATGTTGCCCCCGAAGCACCCCAGCCCGCAGCCGAGGTCGTTCAGGTAGACGTGGTCGGGGCCGCGCTCGTCGAAGCTCGCCCAGCGGGTGTCGCTGCGCAGCGACTCGTCGACCTGCTCCCGGCCCTGCGGCATCCACTCGTAGGGCCCGATCAGGACCCGCTCGACGCCTGCGGCCAGGCGGGCCCGCGCGTACGCGTCCAGGATGTCCGGCTTGAAGATGACGTCCGAGTCGACGAACCAGACGTAGTTGGCCTGCGGCGCGGTCTCCCGCAGCTGTCGGACGCCCGCGTTCCGCGGCTGCTCCATGCCCGGCTCGTGCTTCGGCACCTCGAGCGGGTGGTACGGCGCCCGCATGGAGAGGCGGTCGTGCTCGCCCCCGTAGCGGCAGCCGTCGTAGACCACCACGACGCCCTCGACCGGGTGCTGCTCCTCGGCGGCGTCTAGGTGCGCCAGCGTGCGCCTCAGGTTTTCCTCGCGCCCGCGGCACGTCGTGATCACGACGCCCACCCTGAGGTCGCCGCGCACCGGCTTCGGCTCCCAGGGCACGGTCAGCGGTACTTCTGCCAGATGCTCATGTACGCCTTCGACGCTGGCGTCCCGTCGGCCACGGCGCGCACGAACGCGGTCCGGGCCTGCTCCTCCTCCTTGAGCTCCAGGGCCGCCAGGACGATGGAGTCGAGGTCGACGATGAGGATCTCTCCGTCGACCACTACGATGTCGGACCCCTCGGGCATCAGAACGTCACCCCGCCGTGGTTGATCTCGCTCGCGGTCAGCTGTCCGTCGCGGATGACCGCGACCGTGGACGGCCCGACCCCGAAGCCCCGGTTGTGCGCCAGGTCCTCGTCCGGCAGCGCGAGCCTGAGCCCGCCGTCGCGCACGAGCGTGTCCAGCTTGAACTCGACGTCCTCGGCGAACGCGTCCGAGTGCTCCGGCCACGGGCCGAAGACGTCCCAGACCGCCCGGGTCATCGCGATCGCGCTCCCGACGAAGTCCTTGACGTAGTGGTACGGCACGCAGGCGACCTGCGGCGCGGTCGGCTCGTCCAGCTCCATCTTCCGCCAGTCGACCGGGTCGACGTCGTACTTGAAGAGGCCCATCGCCCCGATCTGGGGGTCGGCCTCGAGCACGTCCACGGTCTTGCTGAGCCAGTTGGGCTGGAACAGGAGGTCCTGGTCCATCTTGATGAGGTAGTCGCCGGTGGCCACGGCCGCCGCGCGGTTGAACGCCGCGCCGACGCCCTCGTTTCGCCCGGGCGGGTTGGCGACCACCCGGCTGATCTCGCCGCTCCGGAGGAGCCTCGAGACCGTGGCCCACGTGCGGTCGTCGGAGCCGTCGTCGTGGACGATCACCTCGCACGGGAAGCCCGCGTTCCTCTTGGCGGACTCGACCGCCTCGGCCAGGAACTCCGGCCGGTTGTAGGACAGGAAGCAGATGCTCGCGTAAGTCACGGCTCAGATCCTACCGTTCGCGGCCGCTGCCTCTCGCAGCGCCCTGTGCCACTGGTCCACCCTGCTGGTCATCTGGAACTCCGTCAGGGCCTTGACCCTGGCCGCCTCCGACATCCTCGCGCGGAGCTCGTCGTCCTGCACCAGTCTGCGGAGCGGCGCGACGATCTCCGCGGACGCCCCTCGCGGGACGACCGCCGTGTTGTTCGGGCCCATGGTCGCCACGCCGGCCCTCACCAGGTACCCGGTCTCGCCCTGGTCGACGGCCCCGGCGTACTTGCGGTCGGCGACGACCGGGATCCCCAGCGCCGCGGACTCCATGACCCTGAGGTCGGACTTGGCCTTGTACCACTCGGAGTTCCCGGCGGGGGCCACCGAGACGTCGCCCAGCATCATGGCCGCGGGGTAGCACTCGAGGCCCGTGAACGGCACCGCGAGGACCCTGTCCGGGAACTCGTCGACCAGGAGCTTGGCGAAGTTCTGCCCGACCGACACGAACGACGCGTGCGGCGTCTCGCGCATGACCTTGGCCACGGCCTCCATCCACGGGAACACCGCGAGCTGGTGGCCGGTCGCGCCGGCCCACATGATGGTCACGGTCTCGCGTCCGCCTACGGCGCCGCGCTCGGGCCGCGTGAGCCTGTAGCGCCCCATGTCGAGCCCGTTCTCGCAGACCCACGACCGCCTGGCGAACCGGTCGTACTTGCCGGCCAGGTGCTCGGTCGAGAAGATCACGCCGTTCGCCTGCCGCATGCACGTCTCCATGTCCTTGAGGTGGTGCTCCCGGTACATGGCGGAGAAGTCGTGGTCGAGCGCCTTGTTGATCCCGTGCACGTAGTCGTCGATCTCGTACAGGACCGTGACGCCTCGCTCCTGGAGCTTCTTCATGAAGGCCCGCCACTTCTCGCCGCGTAGCTGCTGGAAGACGACCACGTCGTACGAGCCGAAGTCCGGCGTCTGCGACTGCCCGTCGACCCAGCTCCCGTACACCTGCAGCTCCGGCGGCTGGTTGCCGATGGCGATCCAGTCGTACCCGCCGTACATCGCCGGCAGCACGCAGCGGTACCACCCGGCCCGCGCGACCCCCCGGACGACGAACAGCGCCCTCACCTTCCCGTCTTCTGCCATCCCTGGTCTCCCTCTGTCGCGGTCAGGCGATCGGCGGCACGAACCTGTGCAGCGGCGTCTTGGCGTGCTTCTGGTGCAGGTGCTGGATCGAGGTCTGGTGCCACTCGTCCAGCTTCTCCGTCCGCTCCCCGCGGAACATCGACTCGTGGTGGATCGCCCTCACGGTCGGCTGGTACACGCACTCGAGGTCCGCGTCGAACACCCGCAGGCAGTAGTCCACGTCCTCCCAGCCCATCCGGAAGGTCTCGTCGTACAGGCCGACCCGCGTCAGCGTCGAGTGCCTGATGTACTGCAGGGCGCCCGTGACCGGGCAGACGTGCGGCGCGAGCGCCTCCGGCAGCGACCCGGGGCCGTACCGGAACCTGTGGTCGAACGCCCTGGTGAAGAAGCTGAAGTAGATGCCCGCGTGCTGGATCAGGCCGGAGTCGTACAGGAGCAGCGCGCCGACGACCGCCGCCGGCCTGCCCTGCGAGTCCGTGGTGGACTCGAAGGCGTCCAGGAACGGCATCTTGAACTCGATGTCGGCGTTCACCAGCACCGCGTCCAGGCCGCGGTCGAGCGCCTCCTGGAGCCCCACGTTGACCGTGCGGGAGAAGCCCGAGTTCTCGTCCTTCTCGTGCAGGCGCACGCCGTGCCGCTTCGCGGCCCGCCTGAGCCCCGGCATGACGTCTCGCGCCGGCGAGTGGTCGTCGACCGCCAGGACCTCGGCGCTGCCCTCCTGCGCCCGCAGCGTCTCGAACGTCTTCTCGACGACCGCCAGGTCCTCCTCGGACCGGACGTACGTCGGGATGACGTTGAGCGCCGCCACCTAGTCCTCGCCGCCCGGCTCCTGCGACCCGAGCGCGAACGGCATCAGCGTGCCGAGGTCGGCGCTCGCCCCGCCGGACGGCACCGAGATGTCGAACGTCCGGATGCTCGCGCCGGCGATGCGCTCGTCGACGCGCCAGAACGGCATCGGCTCCTGCGGGATCGTGTCGGGGTCCTCCGTCGACGTGAGCGCCTGGCTCAGCGAGCCGCTCCCGTCGAGGCCCGTGGTGATCCTCGAGGCCGGCGCGAGCGTGACACCGCCGTTACTCATGGCCTGCTGCAGGGTGAACACGACCTCGCCCGCGGCGGGCGTCAGGTCGGCGTTCTTGTACGTGTGCGTGATCAGGGACTGCGTGAACGTCATCGCTAAAGCTCCTCGGGGAACTCGTCCCCGACGTAGAAGTGCTCCCCCGTCTCCTCGTCCCAGCCGCCGGGCTCGACCCACCGCGACTCCGCGCGGATCCCCAGCGCCTCCAGGCCCATGTCGAGCGGGACCGAGTGCCCGTTGAACACCCTCTTGCCGTTGCGGTACACCGCCACCCAGTCGTCTCCCCGGAGGACCTGGATCCGCGGGTACCTGAACGACATGTCGATCTCGTCCCCGCGCGGCTCGTTGAACTTGACCTCGACGATCTGGTCCTGCCAGTCGAAGCCGGCCCGCTCGACGAGCTGGCGGGAGATCGGCATGTTGTAGCGCGCCTGCGACTCGTCCGGGATCTGCTCCCGGGAGTACGAGTCGCACACCTCGTCCGCCTCGACGTCGTAGTTGCCGTACCCCCAGCACACGCCGCCGTCGTACATCTTGCACGTCGCGCAGCGCTGGTCGGACCCGTCGGGCGCGTCCCTCAGGTTGGGCGGGGCCGGGGCGGCGCTCACGACGGCGTCCCCGGTGCCAGCATCCCGAGCGCCTCCCGGAGCTCGCTCGCGTGGCGCGCGTGCGCGTCCCTCGCCTCGACGAGCTTGGCGACCTCCTGCTCCGCGACGCGGATCCGCCTGTCGAGGCTCTCGAGCTCGTCGTCGTGCTGGGCGAGGTGCCACTCGATCACGCCCACGGCGCGCGCGGTCATCGTGCCTCCGCGATCGGCCCGCCCGAGACCTCGACGAGGCCGGCGCCCTGCCGGCGCGTGTACAGGCGCGTCGCGCCGTGGCGCTCGCGCTCCTCGTCGGTCTGGTCGGGGTCGAGGTCGATCAGCAGCGGCAGGTCGTCCTCGAACAGGACCAGCTGCTCGAACCTCCGCTCGCGCTCGTTCACAGCCATGGGGTCTCCTCCTCGTACGGCAGGACGTCGATGATCGCGTCCTGCGCCTGGTGCGACCAGGCGTTCTGGAATCCCTTCGAGGTCGGGATTGGGAACTTGACGGCGCCCGTGACGAGGATCATGTCCATCGGCACGCCGAAGTCGCCGCGCGACCCGGCCCGGGCGCCGAAGTAGATGTCGGTCAGCGCGCTGCCGACCACCCCGAACTCGCCCGCGAACGCGCGGTCCATGTAGTCGAGCTCCTCGCGGAGCTCGTCACTGCCGAAAGAGTTGTTTCGTGCCTCACCCATGCAGGTCGTCCAGCACGTCCTCGACGAGGTAGTCGGAGACCTCCGTGACGTCGAGCTCCGCGTCGCTCGCGAGGTACCTGCCGGCCACCACGACGTCGGCCGCGCCGTGTACGCCGACGCGTACATCTCCTCGAGCGCCGCCTGCGCCGTCTCGGTCTCGCGGGTGGAGCCCGCCCAGAGCACCTGCGCGTACGCGTCGAGAACCTCGTTCTCGACCTGTTCCATAAACCTCATGCCCTCTCCTGTTCGTCGAGGCGCCGCTCCAGCTCGGCGACGCGCTCCTCAAGCTTGGTCTTCTCCGGGTCCTCGCAGTGCGGCTGCCCGGTCAGCCTGTCGAACGTCCGCGCCGCGTCGACCGCCTTGTGGAAGGAGTCGATCAGCTCGCGCAGCTCCTCGACCGCCAGGACGATGTCCTCGGCGGCGTCCCGCTCGTCCGGCGTCACGATCGGCCCCCTCGGCGCCGGCGGCCACTGGTTCGGCCACTGCTGCGGGAAGTACGGCGAGTACTGGTCCATGACCATGCTCAGGACGCACATTGCCGGTCCCTGTAGAACTCCAGCGCGTCCCGCGCCCCGCGCGGGAGCACGGTCTCTCCCGGCGAGAGCCAGGCCGGCACGTGGGTCGAGACTCGGCCCCCCACGTCGAACCTCGGGATGGCCGAGATCTCAAAGAACCTGAGGCCCTCCTCCAGCACCCTCGGCTCGCCCCGGCCGCGGGCGGCCTCGATCCTCTTCAGAAAATTCGTCAGCATGCCTCTATTTTACCCCCACCTCTCGCTCCCACCAGGCCCTGAGCTTCGCCCGCTTGCTGTTGGACAGCTCCATCGGATGCGGCGCCTCGTGCGGCCAGAACTCCTCCTCGACCCCGCAGATCAGCACCCTGAAGTCGTTCGCGAAGACCTCGCTCGACGCCAGGTGCCAGGTCCGCCCGCCGTAGTAGGCCGGCTCCTTCGCCGGGAGCCCGCGCAGCTTCCGGTACTCGTCCCTGACGTCGTTGTCGTGCGCCTCCTTGCCGCGCCGGCGCAGCGCCTCGTACTCGGCGTGGTGCCCGTACTCGTGCGAGGTCAGGTACCGCGTCATCGCGGGGTGCAGCGGGATGCGCTTCCCGCAAAGCACCACGATCCCGTCCCACGGGTGGTCCTCGTCCCTCGGGTACCGGCTGCGCGTCGTCGCCCAGCCGTTGGTCCGCTCGGACGGCTCGTTGTGCAGGACGTAGTAGGTCGGCTTGCACACCACGTCGACGTGCGACTCGACCAGCTCCAGGGTCTCGCGCACCAGGCCGACCGGGTGCGCGTAGCACGGGAACGGGTCGACGTACGTGTGCCAGCCGCCGGGCCGCACGCACGGCTTCCCGCCGAAGGGCCACTCCAGGTCCCTCAGCTCCACGATCCTGTCGTCTACGGCCACAGTACCACCACCGGCTGGGCGTAGTCGCCGTCGTAGAGGTCCTCCTCGGTGTACCCGGCCTCCTCGAGCTCCGGGGTGAGCGGGCCGATCATGGCCAGCCCCCCGTCGTCGTCGAGGGCGTAGTCCAGGCCGTTGATCGCCCTGACCTCGTGGAAGGAGTTGCCCTCCTCGTCCGAGGCCAGGACCGCCAGTCGGTTCGGGTCGAGCGCCGAGAGGCGCTCGACCAGCTCGCCGACGGTCACAGCCGGCCCGCGGAGAAGTCCGCGATCACCCGCGGGGCGGACGCGTCGAACCCGACGACGTCCAGCTGCCGCGGGTCGTTCGGGTCAGCGATCGAGAACTCGTTCGCGACCATCGCGCACACCACGGCCCGGGCGTCGACGCCCGTCTCCCTGCGGTACCGATCCAGCTCCTGCGTCGGGTGCGTGTCGCCCGCCCAGGTCTCGGAGTCGGTGTACGTCACCGCCACGTCGACCTCGCGGCCCTGCTCCCTGGCATAGACCCAGGGGAGCGCGCAGTCGGTGCCGCCCATGCCGAAGCCCATCTGCTGCAGGACGGCAACCACGTCCCCGAGGCGCTGCTTCGGGGAGATCGGCACCGGGGTGAACGCCGCGGCCCGCTGGTGGTAGCCCCTGAACCTGGTCATGCGCTGGCTCATGCCCTTCTCCGTGAAGGCCAGGATCTCGTGCCGGGGCTCGGTGGACGCCGTCACCAGCGCCATCGCCGCGGAGGCGACGTACGGGCTCAGGCCCGGGACGCCCATGATGCACGGGCTGCCCATGGAGCCGGAGACGTCCAGCGCCAGGAGGGTCCGCTTCCCGGTCGGCTCCACGCCGGCGAACGTCCCGTAGAACGCCGCGTCCAGCGCGTCGAGCACCTGCATCACCGGGGTCCAAGTCGAGGACCCGCGCAGGCTGCGGCCGCTGCCGTAGGTCAGCGCCGCGACGAGCACCTGGAACGGGTGCACGCGGGAGCGGCACAGCCAGTCGTGGTCGGAGAGCTTGCCGAGGACCGTCTGCGTGCCGTCGGACATCGGCTCGATCAGCCCGACGCGGGTCATGGTCGGCAGGTTCCGGACGAGCGCGGTCGCCGGCATGCTCTCGAGCAGGGCCGCCCAGACCTCGTGCGAGCCCTTGTGCTCCGTCATGATCGCCTCGTGGGGCAGGCCGTACTCGCGGATCAGGCGCGCGGTCTCCTTGAAGTCGCGGGAGACCTGCGCGCGCTCGAACCCCTCGAGGATGCGGAGCTCGTCGCCGAGGTTGCGGTCGGGCAGGTCCGGGTCGCGCCGGCTGCCCGGGTGCGCGATCCAGTCGTACAGGATGCGGTGCTTGTCGGTCGGCGCCTCCGGGTGGGAGAGGCGGAGGAGGTCGCGGTGCGTGAAGCCGTGACGCTGGCGGTACTTGACCGCCTGGTAGGCGACCCGGCCGGCCGGCTTGTGGCTGTACCAGTCGCCGACGGCCCGGCGCAGGGCGCGCCCCCAGCCGCGCTGCGACTGGACGAAGTCGGCGAACTGCATCAGGTGCGTGCCGGTGCGCGCGACGTCGGACAGGTGGCCCAGGGCGAGCCTGCGCACGCGCTCGTCCTCGTGGGCGGCGTAGTAGGCCAGCGCGTAGAGCGCCTGGTCGTTCCGTGTCGCGAGGCCCTCGTACGAGACCTCGGCGATCAGCTTGACGGCCTCGATCGGGTCGCACTCGGCCAGGCACGAGACGTTCTCGGCGGTCAGGTCGCGCTCGGACGCGTAGTAGCTGCCGCCCTCGGAGCCGAGGATCAGGAACCGGCGCAGGCGGGTGAGCGGCGTGACGGCCCAGACCCCGCCCCCGGCTGAGTTCTTGACCTGCCCCGGAAGGGGCGTGGTCTGCGGCGTGCGCCGGCGGGTCGGTGCGGACTTCAGGTAGCTCATGCGGCTCTCCTCGTCGCGGGCGCCCTAAGAAGGGGCGACGCGGTCGTGGTGCCCGGGGTCCGTGTTTTTTCCCAATGAAGATAACGGACTGCCCGATCCGGCCCGCGTCGCCGCGCCCATCTCAGTTTAGGCGCGGTCGTGTTGCGCTCGCCCGGGCCCGGGTTCTTGGCCCCGGGATCTTTGAGAGAGATAACGGGCTCGCTTCGGCCCGCGCCTTGAATATGTTCGCCCGGGATTATACGCGGCCGCGGGCGACCGCTCAGTGCGCCGCGATCAGGACCAGTGCCAGGAACGTCAGGAACATGGCGGCGGCGAAGACGAGGCTGTCGCCGTCCCAGTCGCCGAGGGGGTCACGGGGGTCGACGCCCATCAGGCCTCCGGCGGCGCCGCGGCCTCCAGGCGCGCGAGCAGGGTCCGCAGGTCGGCCTCCTCGGCCTCCAGCGCGGCCAGGCGCTCCCTCACGATCGGCACCCTGGTGAGCGCCCTGTCCCTGTGGTTGGTGACCAGCTCGTCGAACTCGGCGACCAGCGCGGTCCCGTGGTCCTTCTCTCGGCCGAACATCCTCTGTCCTCCTGTAGATTTCCCCAGACTATACGCTTTCTATGAGGTATCTTCGAAGGGCATAGAAAAAGGCCCGGGCTCTCGCCCGGGCCTTCCTCGCAGACTCTCGGCCTGACGCTACTCGTCGCAGGACATGACCAGACCCAGGACCGACTCAGCCGCCGTGTTGGCGTTGGCCGGGGGGATCTGCACCTCCTTGAGAATCCCGTTCAGGGTGATCGTCGAGTTGGGGATCCTGTTCCCGTCCGCATCCATCGGCGTCCAGGAGATCCACATCCTCGCGTGCCCGCAGGCCCGCTCCAGCGGCTGGATGAACGGCATCAGCGTGTCGGTCATCATCCGCTTTACGGTGGCGTCCGTACGCTTGTTCGGGCCACCGAGGGTGATCGAGCCCAGCATGCCGCCGGGGTGGGTCACGACGGCGTCGGACTGGACGTCGCCGCCCTCCTTGGACTGCCACGAGAACGTCCCCGGGAAGGACACCCCGTTGACGCCCGCGTGGATCATGAACTGGTCCTCGCGGATGTAGCTAGCCATGGACCACCTCCTTCCTGAGCACCGGGGCCGGCCGGTGGTGGGCCGGCCCCAGGTCAGAGGATGTTACCAGGGCAGGGTCATCGCGCCGCCGGTGATCGTCTGCACGGCCGCGGGGTAGCGCGGGATGCAGGCGATGTAGGCGTAGACCTGCAGCAGGACCTGGAGGTTCTGGGCGAAGGTCTGCGGGATGACGCGGGGGATGAGCTGACCCTCCCAGACGTAGATCTCGTCGAGCGCGCCGACGATCGCCTGGTCCTGGCCCTGCGAGGGGGCCGGGATGTTGAGGTCGTGGAACACGGGCAGGCCGTTCAGGACGTAGCCCGTGTCGCCCTCGTACCCGACCTTGCCCGTGGAACTGCCGGCGCCGGCCGCGTTGTACGGCCCGGCGAAGTTCGGCACGACCAGCGGACGGCCGAGCGTGTCGACGGAGGCCGCGATGACCTCCCAGCGACGGGGGTCGACGAACAGGTGCGTCGGGTCCATCACGACGCCGGCCGCGGTGCGGACGGTCGCCTTGGCCTTGGACACCTTGGAGTAGAACGACGGGCCGACGTCGCCCAGGGCGTAGGTGGAGCCCGGGTCCGTCAGGACGAACGCGGAGCCGCCGTACGCGACGGTGCCGGCGTTGGCCAGCGACGCGGTCAGGACGAACTGGTCGGCCGCGGCGTTGTAGTCGCGGGTCAGCTGGTCGAACACGAGGCGGTCAAACGCGAAGTTCGGGCCGGCGCGGTCGAGGAGCTGCTGCGACACGGTCACCTGGCCGGCCTCCGTCTGGAGGTTGGCGGTCAGGTAGGTCGCGGTCGGGTCGGTCTCGGTGACGCCGCTGCCCTCACCCGTCCCCGGGGCGGACTCCTGGATGGCGACCGCGGAGTCGCCGGTGACCGCCGGGATGTACAGCGCCATGCCGTAGTCGGGCATGGGCTGCTTGTTGCACTGGTCGACGAAGGCCCGACCCGGCTTGCGGTACGGCGCCCACTCCTGGATGAAGTAGACGGGCGTCACGAACGAGCCGCCGGACGAGGAGCCGGCCGTCATGGCGCGGGCCTCGGGACCGGCCTTCGAGCCGGCCCGGCCGAGCTCGCGGAGCTCGTCGATGACCTCGCGGGCCGCGTACTTGTCGGGGGAGCGCCGGGACTCGCGGACCGCGCCCTCGGCGCGCCGGCCCTCCTCGGTGCCCTGCGCGATCTCGCAGGCGACCTGGTACTCGTACTTGGACATGCGCTCGACCGCGGCCTTGTGGCCGGGCCAGGCGGGGGTGCTGATCTTGACGAGGTCGGCGATGAAGCTGAAGTCCGAGCCCTCGCCGTAGACCTTGGGCTCGTCCGTCACCCGCATGTCGGTGTCGAGGACGGTCTTGGCCGCCTCGCGCGCCTCGGCGACCTTCGCCTTGCGCTCCTCGAGCTTCTCGAGCTCGTCGATGCGCTCGTCGAGTGCGTCGAGCTGGCCCTCGAGCTCCGCCTTGCGAGTCTCCTCGTCGGCGCCCAGCTCGCGGTAGTCGTCGCCCTCGGCCAGCATCGGCTCGATCAGCGCCTCGAACTCCTCGACCAGCGTGCCGCGCCGCTCGTGAAGCTTCTTGATCGTGGGATTCACGATCGTCTCCTTTCAAGAGATGGATGTTGGTTGACGGTCGACAAACCCCGTCTAGTCCGAACGCGGCGCGACAAACTCCGCTCGTAGTCGCTGCGGTGGACAACGTCCGCGTAGTCCGAAAACTTTTGCCTACAGCGCTTCCCGGAACAGGAAGTCGCGCACGATCTTGGCCATGATGCTCCTGACCGCGATGACCGGCCTGAGGACGGGCTTGCGCGCCATCTTCCTCGTGCCGTACTGCAGGAACCTCGCGTACGGGATGTCAGTGCCCCACACGAAGCCCCACGGCGTCACGATCCGCACGGCGCCCTCGGACATGGTCTTGGTGAGCGAGTCCCTGAGCGCGCCCACCTGGGTGCCCGACGGGCTCGGCTCGCCGAGGAACAGGTTGGACCTGCTCGGCCACCGCTCGACGGTCGCCGCCGTCACGACCTCGCCGGCGCCCCACTTGGCCTCGTGGTACTCCTCGAGCGCCTTGAAGACCAGGGGCGCGACCTCCGGTATCTTGTCCATGTTGTCGGCCATCGCGTCGAGCTTGGACGCGAAGTGCGCGCCGCCGTTGCTGACGGTCTTGAGCTGGAACTTGAGCTCGCCCGCCATCAGGCCAGCCCCTGCTGCGTGTACGCCTCCAGCATGACGGTCACCCGGTTCGGGACGGCGGGCCAGAGCTCGTTCTTGTCGCTGCCGCCCATGCCGTACGCGCCGTGGCCGCCGGCCATGCGCGGGTCCTCCTGGGTGTTCCTGTACCACCAGGCGAAGAGCTCGAGCGTCGCGAGCTTGACGTCGGGCGGGACCGGGTTGAAGCCGGCGATCCAGGTCACCTCGATGTTGCGGGAGCCCGGGAAGAACGGGCGCTGCACGAGGCCCGGGAACGTCCTGGTCAGGCGCCCGTCGACCGGGTCGATCTGGTAGGTGTCGCTGCTCTGCCCCGTCGCGCCGACGCCGTACTGGTGCTGGGGCGTCTGCTCGAGGAGCACGTGCGGGCCGGACAGGCCCCAGTACTCGGCGATGCGGACGACCTCGAGGACCGGGTAGTACGGCAGCATGATGTACGCGCCGTTCCAGCCGGCCCAGCCGTCGAACCGGCGGAAGAACTCAGTCGGGCCGATCGGCCGCCCCAGGTAGTCCTGGACCCACCAGCAGGCGGAGTCGAGGATGAGCTGCATGGTCTGGTCCTGCACGATGTTCTGGGCGCCGCTGACGGGGAACTGGAGGTAGGGCTTGACGTCGAGCTCTAGGTCGAGGTATGTGGTCCACTGGGCGGTGGGTGACGTGAGCGACAACTAGCCCTCCTCTGAGGCCTTGACGGACGGCGCCGTCTCGCTGTGCGTCGCCTCTGACGACGACTCGAAGTTGGCCACGCCCCACAGGGCGGTCACGAACGAGGTGACGAGCCCGATGGCCGAGTGCGTCAGGTTCCGGACGAGGCCTCCCGCGAACCCGACCGCGGCGGCGAGCGCCTTGGTGGCGGTCCTGGCCTGGCCCCCGGTGAACCCGAGCCCGGCGGTCAGCGCCAGCAGGTGCGAGATGGGGGCGCCCGTCGAGTTAGTCAGGTCGCCGACGAGCGAGAGCCCGGCGGAGAGCCTCTTGGCCGCCCTCCTAGCGAGCGAGCCGGCGAACGCGGCGCCCGCTGACAGCGCCCTTAGCGTGGATCGCCCGAGGGCCCCGGAGGCGCTCAGCGAGCCGCTGAGGGCCCTGTGCGACGCCTTGGTGGCGGAGCCCGCGAACGACGCGCCGGCGGCGAGCGCCCTGCTCGTCGACCTGGAGGTCGTCCCGGCGAGCGACAGGGCCGCCGACATCACGAGCAGCTTGATCTTGGGGGTCGCGACCGAGCCGGAGAGGCCCAGCGCGCCGGACAGCGCCCGCGCGGTCTGCTTCCGGAGCGTGCCGGCGAGCGCGAGCGCCGCGGCGAGGCCCCGGTGGGTCGCCTTGGATGCCTTCCCGGCGAAGGACGCCCCGCCGGCGAGGGCCTTCGAGACCGACGCGGCGGGTCTCACTCCCGTGAAGGACAGGCCGGCCGTCAGGACCTTGATGAGGACCTTGATGGAGGACAGCGTCCCGGAGAGGGACAGCGCGCCGGCCAGGGTCCTCGAGGTGGCCTTGGTCGCGGAGCCGGCTGACCGGAGCGTGCCCGACATCCCGTGGCCGGTGCTCCTCGCGGTCGAGCCGGCGGAGGCCAGCGCGCCGGTCATCACGCGCCTGGCGGACTTCGCCGCGGCGCCCGCGAGCGACAGGGTCGCCGAGAGCGTCTTGGCGTTGGACCTCGAGATCGCGCCCGCCGCGGACAGCGCGGCCGCCAGCAGGTACAGCGTCGCGTTGCTGAGCGAGCCGCCGAGCGAGGCGCCGCCTGACAGCGTCTTGGAGGTCGAGTTCTGCGGGGCCCCGGCGAAGGCCAGGGCGGCGGCGAGGTTCTGCGTGAAGGCGTTGCCGCCGGCCGCGGTCAGGATCTCGAGGGCCCAGTAGATCCCGTCCGTGTCGGCGCCGGTCGGGGCGGTGACCTTCATCGTCAGGTTGGTGTTGCCGGCCGCGGTGTTGGCCTGCGTCCACCACGCGTCGCCCGAGCTGGTGTTGTTCACGGCCTGGGTTTGGCCGCCGAGCGTGCCGGTCTGGCCGGACGGGAAGGTCGGCAGCGTGGAGTTCGCGAAGTTGCCGCAGCCGCCGATGATCCAGGACGTGCTCGTGGCGGACGCCAGCGTCGCGCCGGACGTGAAGGTCGGGTTGGCGGTGACGTCGGTCTGCCCCGTCTGGCTCGCGCTGACCGCCGCCCCGGTGAAGACGAGGACGAACACCGCGCCGACCGACTGGTCGGCGTTGCTGCCGAAGGTCCCGGTGACGGTCATCGACGCCGGGGAGGCGCCCACGTCGGCGGCGGACACGCGGACCGTGGACCCGCTCGTCGAGCTGCCCGCCGTCCCGGTCAGCAGGGAAGTCCAGGTGAGCGATCCGCCGGAGATCGTCGGGATCGTGGTGTTGCGGTTGGTCTGCACCGCGACGGCGACGAGCAGCGAGTTCGCGGCCGGCGTGAAGCTCCCGGTGGCGAGGGTGCTGGCACCGCCGGAGCCCTTGACGGGCGCGGGGCCGGTGCTGCTGATGGCGAGCGCCACGGGGGCCTACTTCTGTGGGTGGAGGGGCTTCAGGCAGCCGCCGGCCGGCTGCGAGGCCATGTTAGCCCCCGGAGTTGATGGACAGCTGGTACTGCGTCTGCAGCGTGTCGCCGTTCGCCAGGTTCACCGCCGCGAACACCTTGTGGTCCCAGGCCGTCGGGAAGACGACGTAGGTCGACGTGCCGGACGGCGTGCCGACGGCGGTGTTGTCCCCCTTGAGCCACGTCTTGGTGCCCGAGCCCCAGGAGTTGTCGAGCCCGGTGAGCACCGTAGTCGACTGCGAGGCGATCTGGAGCATCGGGGTCGTCGACGTGTTGCTCGGGGTGGCCGTGCCGGTCTGGACCGTGCCCATCACCATGCCCGAGGTGAACGGCGAGTTGGTGGTGTCCGACAGCGACGTCGCGGACGTCGCGGTCGCGGTGTGCGTGATCGTCGCGAAGTTGCCGGCTGCCAGGATCCACTCGGTGACCGCGATCGCGCCCGTGGCGGTGAACGTCGCGACCGTCTGGTAGATCGGGCTGAACGGGGAGCCGGTCGCGTTCGCTACGACCGACTGGGTGCCGGTCATGTAGCCGTTGGTGGTGCCGGACAGGTTGGTGGAGCCCTGCGGGGTCTGCAGGAACGCGTCGGACGCCGCGGCCGCCGTGGACCCCGTGCCGATCGCGTGGAAGTTCGCCGACTTCAGCGTGCAGGTGGTCCACGAGAAGTCATTGGACATCAGGTTGACGCCGGCGTTCGTGACCAGGCCGGAGCCGAGGTCGCGCACGTCCTTGACGGCCCCGTCCGCCCCGCGGTGGACGAGGCGCAGGGCGCTCATGAAGTACTCGCTGGAGAAGAGCCTGGCGTCGCCCGGGTCGCGGGTGAACCAGAACCTCCCGAGCTTGCCGGGCAGCCTGACAGACCGCGCGGGCCTGGGCTTGAGGGCCGGGAGGCGGAGCACGCTGAGGTCCCCGCCCATGCCGATGGTTCCGTTCATCTCTTGGTGTCCCTTTCGGTGGGTGGGGGTTAGCGCTTGCGCCGCTTGACGGACGCCAGCTTGGCCTTGGCGGCCTCGACCTTGATGCGCCTGGCCTCGGCGGCTGCCTCGGCGGCGATCTCGTCGGACTCGGTCTCGTCCTCGCGCTCCTCGGCGTCGGCCTCGTCGGACCGGTCGGCCTCGAGGGCGGGGTCGAGGTCGTCGGGATCCGGCTTCTCCTCGGCGCCCGTCACCGCGGCGAGCGCGGAGCGGGCCTCGTCGACGGCCTCGTCGACGTCCTGGAGGCTGGTGACGATGGCGGGGATGTCGACGTCGTCGGCCCTCGCCAGGCTGGAGATGGCCTTCTGGATGAAGGCCGCGTTGGCGGCGTTCAGCTTCTTGCCGGCGCGGATCTCGCGCATGATCGCGAAGGCCTCGCGGACGCGGGCCACCGGCATGCCGGGCTCGTCGATCACGTAGAGGCGCTCGAGGGCGTTGACGATGTAGCCCGCGCAGTCCTGGCTGAGCGCGGCGCCCTCGCGGACGTCGCAGACCAGGTCGTACGTGCGGCGCACGTCGGAGCGGGCCTCGCGCGACATGCCGAACAGGGCGCGCTGAGCCAGGCCGATGCTGGTGGTCGGGGACGCGGGGTAGGTGACCGCGCTCACGTCGAGCAGGTCGGCCAGGGCCTCCACGGTCCGGTCGGTGAAGTCGGAGTTCCAGCGGTCCTCGGCCGCGATGAAGCCGATCGACATCTGGTCGACGTCGCCCCGCTCGATCGCGACCGACAGGTCGTTGGCGAGCGAGGAGCGGTTGTCCAGCGTCGCCCGGCACCGGAGGGCGCGGGACGAGTTGGTGAGCTCCAGCGTGCCGGACGTGGTCCGGGCCAGGGGCATGCCGTCGTGGTTGAACAGGAACCGGCAGTCGAGGTCGGTGCGGGTCAGCACGTGGTCGCAGGCCGTCTCGGCCATGCGCTCGGTGAAGGCGCCGAAGGCGTCGTGGACGGTGTAGTCGGCGTTGTACACGATCGGCTCGCCCTCGAGGACGATCCCCTTGTCGGAGGCGGACTCGACGCCCATGCGGAACGCCATGGTCCTGCGCTCGCGCCTCGCCTCGGGCGCCTGCGGGGCCTCGTGGGCCTCGCCGCGGGCGGACCGCGTCGCGGGCTTGCCGCGCTGCTCGGAGCGCTCCTGCGTGGCCGCGGGGCGCTCCTGCGCGGCCGACATGGCGTCGCGGAGCATCTCGCCGAACTTCTCGATGATCTCCTCCACCGGGTTGGTCTCCTCCGCGTCCTCGCGCTCCTCGGTCTCGGCCTCGTCCTCGTCGGCCCGCTCGGAGCCGTCGTCGTCGTCGCGCGGCGGGGCGCCGTCGCCGTCGCAGTCCCTGCAGGCGTCGCACGAGCAGCCGCCCCGGCAGCTGTTGATCTCGTCCAGGGGGGCCCCGGGCGGGGTCGTGGTCGAGATGTCGCTGTCGTCGCGGTCCTCGCCGGAGCAGCCCTCGCAGCCGCAGCCGCAGCCGCAGCCGTCCTCGGAGCGCTCCTCGGTCTCGGCCTCGTCGGCCCGCGAGCCGCTGCCGTCGGACACGCCCGCGGCCGAGGTGTCGCCGGCGCTCGCGCTGCCGTCCTGGGCGCTGTCGCCCTCGGTGTCGCCGTCGGTCTCCTTGATGGAGCCGTCAGGCTTCCAGCTGTCTGGGATCATGTCGGATGCTCCAAGGGCCTTGGCGCGTCGGATGACGTAGCGCCGGATTGAGTCGTGGTCCGCGTTCCCGCGGCCGACGGCGTGGATGGCGTTCGCCAGGTCCTCCTTGTCCGCGATGGGGTAGGAGTAGTGGCCGTCCGGGTTCTTGAATGCCTTGCCCTTCGCGCCTAGCGCGTCGATCTCAGCCTGCGTGTACTTGACGCGGTACTCGTCGAGCAGCCGCTCAGCGTCCTTGTTCAAGGAGTGCTCCTGTTCATGTTAGATGGGCTGCCCTACGGCGCCGGGACGGGCTCGTCGTTAGGGTCTTTCTCCGGGTCGTGCTTGGTGCCGGGGGTGGTGCCCCCGGCGGGCGGCTGGGCCGCCGCGGCCTGGTTCGACGCGAGCGGCGTCATGACCAGGTCTGCGTTGTCCTCCTCGGACGGCGCCCAGCCGAAGTAGCGGGTCCGGACGTCGTTCGCCGAGGCGACGTTGCCGGTCCTGATGGCCTGGATGAAGGCCGCCATGGACTGGGCGTCGGGCTGGACGAAGCGCTCGGTCAGGAACATCGCGTTCTGCTTCGCCGGCAGGAGGTAGCTGAAGGCCTCCTCGAGCGGGGTGATGTAGCCCTGGAGGGTGTACTTCAGGAAGACCGCGTCGCGCTCGCCGATGACGTGCGGAGGGTCGGGGGCGCCGCGCTCGAGGGCGTTCTGCCTCAGGAAGGTCGGGATGCCGAAGTAGTCGAAGATGGCCGACCGGGCGTACTCCAGCGTCTGGAGGTACTGGGCCTCGTCCGGGGCGGACTGGATCTTGGTGACCTTCATGCCGCCGTCGACGACGAGCGGGAGGTGCGAGTTGGACAGGCCGCCGTGCTCGACGAGGAACCGCTCGGCGATCCTGGTAAGCTCGCCCTGGCCTAGCTTGCGGTCGGTCGAGAGCAGGTAGCTCGGGCTCGCGCCCTGGGCGAACCAGCGCTGGCCGTACTCCATCGCGGCCAGCGCGATCGCGAAGATCACGCCGCCGTACTCGACGGTGGACAGGCCGCGGGTGGCGCCGGGCAGCGACTTGTGCGGGATCCAGATGACGTCGGCCTCGTTGAGGGTGACGTGGTCGTCCGGGGTGCCGTACTCGAAGAGCCGGTGGCCGTTCGGCTGGACGCGGACCTTCATGAAGGCCGGGTGGAGCACGTCCATCTGGGTGGCGAACCCCATGTCGTCGCGCTCGATGATGTGCCAGTAGGCCTCGCCGAACAGCATCATCGAGGTGATGGTCCGGTTCATGCCGTCGTACTGGAAGAGACCGCCCGAGGTGGGGTCTCCGAACGACTGCTCGAGGATCTGGGGCTGGTCCTCGATGAAGACAGAGAACGGGACGTTGTCGTCCGTCAGGTAGGTCTCGTACCCGCGCAGGTTGCCCATCGACGTGATCGCGTTGGTGATCCGCGCGACGGAGGTGAAGACGGCGTCGACCTGCAGCGAGGTGTGCGGCGTGACCGGCACCCCGGCGCGCTGCATCTGGTACATCCCGGGCGGCGGGATGGCCGCCGGGTCGGCGAGGCCCCAGCCGGACGGCCAGCCCGTCAGGGCGGCGGAGCGGTAGGCGGCGTGCGCCAAGTCGCGGCCGTGCGTGCGCTCGAACTCGGCGTAGTTCTTGTAGATGGACCGCGCGCCCTCGGGCCCGTACTCCTCCTCCAGGTGCTGGAAGTCGGAGTACGTCAGCGAGCTGTCGAAGACCTCCCCGAGGGCGGTCCCCAGGCCGGCGCGCCTGACATCACGAAGACTCGGCACGCGTCACGTCCTGCTTGCGGAGTGGGTTCCCGGTGTAGCCGTGCACCTGCGCGGCGTACGCGACGAGGGTCGCCACGACCACGAGCGCGGCCATCAGGCTGATCCTCCAGCCGACGGTGCTGCACCCGACGTACGCCGCCCCCGCGCCCAGGGCGCCGGCGGCGATCTCCATGACCTCTCCTACCCTCATGCGCTGGCCTTCCTTAGATCGGTACGTGCCGGACCGCCCACGGCGGCTCGGCCTGCGTCGGCGCCTCGTGCGCCTGCGCCTGAGCCTGCGGTTGCTGCGGCGCCGGGGCCAGGCCGGCGCGCTCTGCGCGCAGCCTCGCCACGATCTCGTCCAGGCTCCAGAGCTCCGAGGAGCCCCCCAGCCCGGACCGCGCGGCCCAGAACGCCAGGGTGCAGGCGACGAGCGGCGAGATGTCCGCGCCCGAGTTCTTCCTGCCCCAGCCCCAGGCCCCGTCGCCGATCGGGCGCTTGGCGCCGCCGTCGAGGGCGGCCGCGAGGTCCTGCTGCCCGAGGTGCCGGACCGTCTTGTCCTGGGTCACGGCGTCGAAGAACTGCCCGCACGCGTCGCCGAGCTCGCGGACCTTGATCGGGTGCGTCTGCACGCCCCGGCGGTCCAGGTCGTCGGCCAGCGAGCCGGCCGGGCTGGCCGGGTCCAGCACCACGTCGCCCGAGACGTGATGCTCGTTGACGAGTCGCTCCACCAGGCCCGGCACCCAGTCGGTGCCCTTCCTGTGCGCGATCACCTCGACGAAGAAGTTGCCGTCCGGCAGGACGCCGCACGCGGCCACGCTGCTCGACCGCTCCGGGCTGACGTCGACCGCCAGGCACACCGGGATCCCCTCGGTGTCGAGGTTCGGGATCGCCAGCGCGTTCCACTCGGCCAGCGGTATCACCGGGTCGAGCGAGATGGTGGTCCACATGTTGAGGTAGGCCCGCATGAACTCGTGCAGGTCCATCGACAGGAAGTCGGCCCTGACGGCGTCGATCTGGGCGGTACGCCCGAGCGCCGGCATGCAGCCCCACCAGACGTTCTCGTCCGACGGGTCCGCGTCCTCGTCGGCGGACCACTCGAAGTAGGCCACCGACCGGTTCAGGCCGGCGGCCACGATCTCGCGGCCCTTCTCGACCTTGTTCCAGAGGTACGGGCTCATCGCCCTCGTGCCGGCGGTCGAGATCACCCACAGCTGCGCCCCGGGGTGGGGCGGCTGGTTCCTGGTGATCATGGCCGGCTTCAGCGCCTGCTCGAGCCGGGCGTCTGGGTGGGCGAACGCCTCGTCCAGGATGCCCAGGTCGACGGTCCCGCCGTGGCCGGACTTCATCGTCGACGCGATCAGGCCCTGCCTCGACCCGTTCGAGAAGAGCAGGGACTCGTCGCCGTTGGCCAGCCTCGCGCTGTAGTGCTCCGCGAACGGGGACTTCTCGAGGACCGGGAGCCAGTCCTCGTACCACTTCTTGCGGGCGTCCGACCGCGTCTGGGCGGTGTACCGGATCGTCTGCGGCGGCGTCCAGAGCTTGCCCGTCCCCAGCGCCCGCGCCAGGATGAGGGCCAGCACGGAGGTCGTCTTCCCCGACTGGCGGGGGACCGTGACGATCACCTCGTTGTAAGCGAACTTGCCGTTCTCGATCTCGAGGGCGACGTCCATGACGGACCTCTGCCACGGCATGAAGGGGGTGCCGAGCTGCTCGGCCACGTTCGCCGCGGCCCCTCCCAGCGTCCTGCGGGAGGGCGTCCGCTGGGTCGCGAACCTGGCGGGACAGTCACGCATGTGTTACTCCTAGGGGATCGACGGGACTCGAACCCGCCCTGCCTCGACCACAACGAGGAGTGCCGCCGCTACACCACGATCCCAAAACGCGGGTCGGGATCGAACCGACGTGAGCGGGTTTGCAGCCCGCTGCCTAGCCACTCGGCCACCGCGTCGATGCGCGGGCCGTGCGGCCCGCGGTCAGCGGTGTCGACAGCTGAAGTTGTAAGTGATCGGGACGGCTGGATTCGAACCAGCGACCACCTGGTCCCAAACCAGGTATGCTTCCGCTACACCACGCCCCGTTGCGGGTCGTGGGTCTGACGGTCGGTTGTCGCCGGTGTCGGTCACGTTCTTGATTATACCGCCCGGGTGCCGCCTCCGCGCGGGAGGGGCACCGGGCGGCCGACGCTTAGGCCGGGTTGACCACCGGCGACGCGACCTTGGCGCCCCCGTACGGCTGCTTGGCGGGGAAGGACCCGCCGACCGTCGCCTGGCCGAGGCCGTTGGCGGGGCCGCCGAGCTTCACGGCGCCGTAGTTGTCCTGCATGTGGGGCCATGCGCCGGCGGCGCCGCCCGGGTAGTGGTTGGGGCTCGCGGCCGGGGTCAGCCAGCTCGGGGCCTCAGTGGTGCCTCCCATTCGGGCTCCTCCTGGTTAGGTGGTGAAGATCGAGTCGATCAGTTCCTGCTTCTCGTCCTGCGCCCCGAGGATCTCCCCGAGGACGGACCGCAGCTCCTTCGACAGCTGCGGCACGGCGATGGCCGAGGCGGCTGTGTCTGACTCGACGGCGTCGTCGAGCTTCATGGCGATCGAGAGGGCGAGCGACCACCGCACGGCGGCGGTGTTGTCGGCCGGCTCGTCGCCGATCATGGACCTGATTCGCGGGGTGACGCGGTGGGCGTCGGGTGCGGGCATCAGACCCCCCAGTCTCTCGAGTGGCGCTCGCGTCGGGGGCGCGCGTGGGCGCCGGGGTTGTTGTACCGGGACGAGTTGCACCCGTGGTGCGCCGGCCTCAGGTAGAGGGGGTCGTTCAGCGCCGCCCGCCTGTCGGCCTCGGACCAGCCCTCGGTGGAGTGCACCGGGATCAGGTGGTCGGCCGTCGGGTACAGCGGGCCGGGTCGACCGTTGACCGTGTCGGTCGGGTCGAGCGGCCGGCCCGGGTACCTGCAGTTCGGGACCTGGCAGACGGTGGCGCCCTCCAGGCACTGGCGACGGGCGCGCTCCCACTCCCGGCCCTTGCGGCCGGGGACGCCGGCCATCAGACGCGCTTGATCAGGGCGATGACGACGCAGGCCAGCAGGATGAGGACGACGAGGTCTACGAGGGACATGGTGCCTCCTGTGTCTCGAGGCCGGTGAGGACGCCGGCGGCGTGTCCGGGGTCTAGGTTGGCGCTCTTGAGCACCGGGTAGGTGCCGTAGTCGTCGGGCTGTCCGCAGTACATCATGAGCCGGAGCATGCCGTCGTCCGCCATCATGGCGCCGCCGGCGGTCGGCGTGAAGAGCTCCTCGACGACCGCGCCGGGCAGGCCCTCCACGCTAGAAGGCGGCGCTCAGGGCGGCGCCGACCGGGTCGACGCCCTGCCAGGTGGTGGTGCCGGAGGTGGTGGTCGGCGCGACCCAGTACGGGCCGGGCTGGGGCCAGCGCCACCCGTCGCGGCGGCCGCAGCAGGGGCAGTAGCCGCACGAGGGGCACCTGCCGCCGTGGCCGTGGCTGTGCTCGGGCATCGTGATCGTGTGCGAGTGCAGGCCCGCGTGGTTCTCGCTGAAGGCGGCGGCCATGTCGGCCGCCTCGGTGCTGTTCGTGTGCACTGTGGTCCTAGTTGTTGCTGGTCGGGTAGCCGCTGCCGGTGACCGTGACGGTCGCGCCGGGGTACCTCGGGACGCAGGCGGCGTACGCGTAGAACTGGGCCACGACCTGGAGGTCGTTGGCGAGCGTCTGCGGGAAGGCCCGGGTGACGGGCTCGGACTCCCAGAGGCAGATCGTGTCGGGCCTGGAGACGATGAACTGGGTGTTCGACCCGGCGGCCGGGATGGTCGCGTCGACGAACCACATCAGCACCCCCGGGAGGATGGTGCCGGTGAACTGGTCCCAGCCGTCGTGGTCCTCGGCCGTGGCGAAGACGGGCTGGCCCGGGGCGTAGCCGGGGACGATCAGCGGTCGCTGGTTGCCGTCCAGCTGCCTGGTGCAGAAGGAGTACAGGTCCGGCGTGGAGAAGAGGTGCGACGGCTGCAGGCGCACGCCGTTCGTGTCCTGGAGCTTCTCGCGCGCGGCCGCGACGTCCTGGTAGAAGTTGGCCAGCGAGAAGGTCGACTGGCCGGCGACCTGCGGGCCGGCGCCCATGGCCTTGCCGAGCACGTAGTTGTTCAGCGAGGTGTTGTAGGCGAGCCGGAGCTGCTCGAACATCACGAGGTCGAAGGTCGGGCCGTTGGGCGCCGACCGCGAGCGGTCGAGCACCTGCTGGGACGCGGTGAGCTGGCCGGCGATGGTCTGGAGGTTCTCGGTCTGGTCCGCGCCGGCCGGGTCGAGCTCGATGACGGCCGCGCCCTCGGCCTGGACGCCGGCGGAGGCGCCGGACGTGAAGCGCGGGACGTTCACCTGGAGGCCGACGGACGGCAGCGGCATCTTGCGGCACTGGTCCGCGAAGGTGCGGCCGGTACCCCGGAAGGGGGCCCACTCGTCGATGATCCACTGCGGCGTCGAGAAGCCGGCGATGCTGGACGAGTTCGCCGCCCGGATCTCCCGGTTCAGCTGGCGCTGGGACACGTCGGGCCTGGCGGACCGGTAGTGGATCTGGTACTCGCGCTCGGCGCGTACGCCCTCCCGAGACCTGGCCTCGACCTCGGCCGCGACCTCGAGCACGTGCGCGTCGAGGCGCCTGCGTGCGTCGGGGTCGTGGAAGGCAAGGGCCTGGTCCTGGAAGAAAGAGTGTGTGGCGTCGGGGCCGTACGTGCGCGGCTCTGACAGGACGCGTGCGTCGCTCAAGGGGCCTCCTCGGACCTCGTCCCGCTGCAGTCGGGACACGTTGCGCCGCGGCGTTCGGCCGGGGCAGGGGAACTGCTAGGGCGGGCCAGGGATTCGAACCCTTCTCAGCTCCTGGGGAGCGGACCGGCTTATGAGGCCTGTCCCCCTAACCTGGGGACCCGCAGCGAAGTCTGTCGGGGACCCGGCCCTGGGCCGGGTCCCTGAAGTTTGTCGCGGTCGTGTGTTGCGATCCGCGTTTTTCCATGCTCTACCGACTGAGCTAACCGAGGCTCTCGCCTCGGTCCGGGACTCGAACCCGGGACCCTGGGCTCCGTTAGCGATAACGGATCAGCGTCGGCCCGCGACTGAAGCTACTCTACGAGGCCCTCGACGCCTCCACGGTGGTAGACCGCATCAGACGCCAGGAGAGGATCGCCCCCCTGATCGCGTCCTGCTGTCCCTCCGAGAGGAGGTCCCCACGCGCGTTCCGCGCGCAGGTTATCCCGAGGAGCTCTGCGATTACGTCCCCAGCGCCGGCAAGCTCCGCTACCAGCGCGACGTTTCTGGCCTGATCCATGCGATAGGGATCCTACGGCCTGGTGGCCCGACCGACGGTTGTCCCTCATCTAGATAGGGCGAGAACGAGTCGTCGTTGGGGCCGGTGCACGGCTGGGAATGTCGATCACGGTTACGGCGGGACCGGGGGCGGCGGCGCCGGCCCGCCCTCGAGCCGGGCGATGCGCTCGCGCAGCCACTCGATCTCCTGGAGCATCTCGGTGCGGCGGTTCACCGCGGACGACAGCTCCGCGCGCAGCCTGGTGGACTCGCCGGAGGCGTCGCGCAGGTCGGACTCGAGCCGCCTGATGCGCTCGTTGGCCGCGGCCAGCGTCCTGGTGAGCTCTAGGAGCTGCTTGCGGTAGTCCTCGAGCTGGCGCTTGACGACCTCGACCTCGGTGCGGTACTCGGCCAGGATGTCCTTGGCGCCGCGCAGCGTGTCGGCCGTGATCTGGGTGACGAGCTGCTGGTCCTCGATGGGCCCGATCCGGAAGCGCCGGTAGGCCGTCCCGATCGCGCCCAGCAGGCCGCCGCCCAGGGCGGCGGCCAGGAGGTATACGATCGTGGGGACGTTCTCGACGGTCGTCGCGTCCATGTCTCTACCGGGTCTGGTGCGTCTTCGATGTCTGGACCGACGTGGTCTGGTGCGCGGCGTACGCGGTGCAGCTCGGCCTGGCGGGGGCCAGGGCGTTGATGAGCCTCACCGAGCCCTCGTAGTTGGAGTTGATGGCCCCGCGCTCGACGGCGGCCAGACCAGACGGGTCCGTGACGTGCACGCCGGCGGCCTGCAGCAGCGTCACGACCTGGGACGCCCCGGTCTTCAGCTGCTGGTCCCGCAGCTCGGTGAGGCGGCGGATCGTCGTCCGGTTCCTGTCGTTCTGCGCCTGGCAGCTGGAGAGGATCGTGTTGTACCTGTCCCGCTGCACCTGCGCCGCGTAGTTCCTGGCGGTGGCGAGGGTGTTGCTGTTGGCTATCAGGGTGATGGCGATGCCGACGGCGCACGACACGATCACCGCGGCGAGGAACGACTGGACGACCAGCCGGCGGCGGTGGATCTGGGCGACGTTCTGGGTGGCCTGCGCGGTGGCGCGGGTGACGGCGTGCTCGAGGGCCTCGCGCTCGATGCCGTAGAGGCGCTCGGCGCCGGTGGGGTTGATCTCCGTGGGCTGGACTGGCTGGTCTGGCTGACGATCTGGCTCGCTCATGCGTCTCCGGGCGGGGTCGACTCGACGTGGGATTTGTCTATCAGCTCATCCAGCTTGTTCAAGACGAGCGCGACTCCCCCCGGAGTGTCCTCGCGCACCTTATCGTGGATAGCGTCTAGGATCTGCTGCTGGCGCGCGTCGAGCTCCTCGCGGTGCTCGGCCGCGGCGGCCTCGTTCAGCTTGTCCGTTCTGGACTGCGCCTTCTGGGCGATGATGACCAGGGCGCCGGTGTAGAAGGCCTGCGCCGAGAACATCAGGTTCAGGAGGATGAAGGGGTACGCGTCGAACTTCACCGCGCCGGCGGCGTTCACCCCGATCCACACGGCGATCACGAGCGTCGAGATCGCGACGAACGCGACCGTCCCCAGGCCCGAGGCCACCGCCTCCGCGAGGCGCTCCATGAAGCTCGTGTGCGCGCCCTCGCCGTAGTGGCGGTGGTGTCTCAGCGGGTTCGGCATTCCGTGCCCCCTCTGTCTAAAGCGGTTGCGGCGCCCTGCCGTCCCCCGGGTCCCGGTACTTCCAGGGCGTCGCGAAGTAGTCTGCGCTCTGCTGCCGCGCCAGGGAGGCGGCGTTGGGCCGCCCCTCGCGCCTGAGGTCCGCGGAGCGCATGTCGCGGTCTAGGCACCGGTCGCAGACGCAAGCATTGGGGAATCCCATGCAACTCGCGGGTCCCGCGGCCGGTGGCGCGGACAGCTCGGTCCAGCTCAAGTCTCTTCGCCCCTCACGCCGGCCTCCCTCCGGAGGCGCACCGGGTTCGAGTACCGCCTGCGGTACCTCAGCACGGTCACGTGGGAGACGCCCCACTCCGACGCGACCGTCCTCGCGGACCGGACGTCCGCGGCGATCTGCGCCTTGTGGTACTCCGTCAGGTCCTCGGGCCTGGGCCTCTCCGGGCTGGGCGCCTTGCGCCAGTCCTGGAGCGCCTGCCTGGCGTCCGTCAGGATCTCGAGCAGCTCGGCCTCGCGGCCCCTGCCGCGGGCGCACGCCCTGCGCAGGCGCCCGAACCGTGCGACGAAGTGGCCGGCCGACTTCTGCCGGTAGCCGTCCTCGCGGTCGCCCTTCCTGTCGGGGCCGCCCGGCGGCCTCTCGCCGCCCGTGCGCTTCTCGCCGCCGCCCGACGCGTCGTACGACGCGCCGTCGACGTGGCTGACCATCGTCAGGTCGATGAGCACGTCCCGGAGCGCCTTGGTCGCGGGATGCGCCGCGAGCTCGTCCTCCGTCAACGCGAACCCTTTCTCGGATCTTGACTGTCGGTACCGATTGTACGCGGGCACCCGCCCAGTTGCTCTATAAGAGTCCGAATCGCCCCGTCGGCCACGTCTAGTCCTTGCGCACGAAGCCCTCGAGGCGTATCCTCGCCGGCCTCGGCCCCGACAGCGCCAGCGTCCACGCCGCGCAGAAGCCCCTGACCGTCCGCGTGCCGGCGGGGGAGGTCACCGTCAGCTCGGCGACCACGGTGACCTCCTCTCGCCCGCTCATCCCGCTAGCGGACCTCGTCCACGAGGCCGAGCTTCATGGCCTCGGTCGAGTCGACCCACCAGTCCTTGCGGCGCCACGCCCGCTGGAGCTTCTGCTTCGAGATCTTGCCGTTGGACCGGGACGCGAAGATGTCCAGCACCCGGCCCTGAATCTTCTTGATGAGCTCGACCTCGTCCTCGATGTCGCCGATCTTGCCGCCCGTCACCGTCGAGATCTCGTGGATCAGGATCCACGCCTCGGCGCCCATGACGCGCTTGTTGCCGGCCTGCAGCAGGATGCCGCCCATCGAGGCGGCCATGCCGCGCGTCGACGTGGTGATGTTGTGGCCTGCCCGCTTCAGCTCCTGGATGTAGTCGTACAGCGCCAGGCCGTCGAACACGGAGCCGCCCGGCGAGTCGAACATGATCTCGATGTCGCAGCCCGGGTCGATCTGGCTCCAGTACCGCAGCTCGCGGACGCAGTTCGCCACGCTGTCGGACTTGACCGCCCCGTCGAAGACGTAGACGCGGCCGTGCCTGAAGTCGGCCAGCTCCCGCTGCCGCTTCTCGTGCTCGCGGTCGTGCGCGATCTGGGCGACCTTCGCCTTCATGCGCTCCTGGTGCGCGCGCTCCAGGGCCTCGTCGGCCTCCGCGGCGGACTTGGCGGCGCTCGCCGCGCTGTTGCGGGCCTCCGCCTTCAGCTTCTCGACCTCGGCGGCGATCTTCGTCGCCATGAGCTCTGTCTCTACCTCGAGCTTACGGGCCTCGGCGTCCGCCTTGCGGTCCTCCGCTTTGCTAGATGGCATTCGAACCTCCGTTGGGATGAACTTCCGTTCTCGAATACTACGCCGCGGCCGGGCACGGCTCGGCGGCCCCTCGGAGGTCGCTCGGCGCCGGCCTGAGGGTTCGCGCGGAGCCCCTGGCCTGCGCCCGCATCGTCTCGCGCGCCACCGTCCTGGCGACCTCGCGCCCGTCGATCGACACGATAACCGACGGGACCGCCCTGAGGGCGCCCGTCTGCTCGGCCGCGTCCAGGCGCGTCGCGATCGACTCCACCTGGGCCCGGTTGAGGTGCACGAGCCGCTCCACGCCGTGGTTGTCGACGACCGGGATCATGTCGATCTCGCCAGTCGGGGTCTCGACCTGGCGCGAGTCCAGCGGGTCCCTGGTCCGGTACCTCGTCCCGGACGCCATCGTGATCTCGTACATCACTCTCCCCGCCTCCTCAGCTCGGCGTCGACGACCTCCATGCACAGCCTGTTCACCTTGTCCCAGTCGGGCCTCGCCGGCAGCGACGACCTGTCGCACGCGTCCTCGGCCCTCCTGAACAGCCTCTCGGCCTCCTCCCAGACCCGCTCGAGGTCCCACTCCCCGCGCTTGATGGCCAGAAGCTCGTTCGCGTCGTAGCCCCCGCGGTCGACGATCAGCTCGCCGTCGCGCAGCGCCTCGATCGCCATCCGCAGCAGCCTGATCAGGTGCGCGGCGTTCTTGGTGTCGTACCCGTGCTCGTCCACCAGCGCCTTGCGCTTCTCCCCCATGTACCCGCGCTTGTCGAGCCGGGTCATCTTGAGTAGCTGCGCGTTGGCGTACCCGGCGAACGGCTGGTGCAGGGCCCGCGTCATGAACAGGTGCCGGTTGTCGATCAGCATGTCGCCGGCGTCCCGCCTCTTGATGTAGTAGTTCGGCGCCAGCCACAGGAGCTCCATCACGTTCGGGTTGCCGGCCATGAACAGCCTGAGGGCCTTCCTGGCCTCGAACGTCACGATGTCCCACTCGTCCCTGGCGATCTCCTTCGTACCCTGCGAGCCGTACGACCGCAGGCCGGAGTAGTAGTCCCGGGTCGGGACGCAGATGGCCGTCGTGTCCCTGTCCCTCGAGGTGCCCGGCACGTACGTCCCGTAGGCCGTCGACCCGCGGTAGCCGTGCAGGATGCACCACTCCCCGAGGCCGGGGTTCTCCTCGATCAGGTCTCTCGGGACGCTCACGGCAGCCACTCCTCGACCATACGGGCGATCTCGGCCGCCGCGCCGTGGCCCATCTGGATCTCGACCCAGCTGTCGGAGCACTCCTCGAGCAGCTCGAGGATCCTCTCGTCGAGCGCCTCGGCCTCATCGCGCGTCTGGTTCCGGCCGCGGGGGTTGTAGCCCCGCGCGGGGTCCCTGTGGAGGAACACGTCCAGCGTGTCGTGCCGGCCGTGCTCGTCAACGAGCCAGTCCTCGAAGAGCGGGTTGTTCGTGCCCGCGCCGTAGATCAACGACAGCAGCGGGCTCGTGTCCGAGACCACCGCCTCGACCTGGCCCTCGAGCCGCTCGATGTGCCACAGCTCCTTCGCCGCGATGTACGGCTGGAAGCCCAGCGTCTGCTGGCGGTCCTCCCAGGTCAGGTCCTTCGCGAACTCGCGGACGAGCTCGACGTTCCTGCCGGCCTGTTTGAGCAGCGCGAACGTCTGCGCCGCCGTGGTCGACTTGCCCGTCCCTGGGCCGCCGTAGAGGTAGACCCTAAGCATCGGCGACCACGTCCGTCATGTCGATGTAGGTGTCGACCGTCAGGTCAACCGCCCGGCGCTTGCCCATGGTCAGCCTGCGGCCGTTCAGGTCGGCCGTCGGGAGGTCCAGGACCCTGAGGACCTGGTCGTCGAGCCGGACCGCGTCCTGCGCGATGGCCCGCCGGGCCTCCGACGCGGAGACCGAGAACGCCGTCGCGAGCAGCGACGGCAGGTGCACCTCGCCGGCCCCGGAGACCGGCGGCCCCTTCTCGTCCGGCGGGAAGCCGGGCAGCCGCTCCCGCGGCGCCTCCGCCTCCGCCGTCGGCTCGTAGGTCGCCTCGAAGATGTCCGGCTTGCACGGGTAGTACTCGCCCCGCACCCCGCGGATGATCCAGTCGCCCTCCCAGGCCGTCATGACGCCCTCGAGGGTCCGGATCCGGACCGTGCGCAGCGGCGGGTCCATCCCGAACAGCAGCGGGCCGTGCACGCCGGCGTCCTGCCCCGGCGCCTGCCCGACGAAGTCGCACAGCTCGTCCTCGTTGTCGCCGGTCCACCTGACCGCCTCGATGACGACCGGCCTCTTGGTGAAGTGGGTCACAGCTTCTCCTCCGATAGGGTCAGGATCTCCGCCTCGGCCTCGTCGAGTCCCGAAATAGATCTTTCAGGCCCCCGCAGGGTGCCGACGGCCTCCCGGGCGCGCCTGTCGAGCTCCCTGTACGTCCTCCAGGCGTCGTCGCACCGCCTCTTCGCGGCCGCTCGGGCGTCGGTGAACCCCCTGTGGCGCCAGAGCGACGCGCGGGCGGCGGCCCTCGCCTCCTCCAGGGCCTCGAGGGCCCGCCTGTGTTCCGCGAGGGAGTCGGTCGCGGCGTCGGAGGCCTTGTCGCGCAGGTCGCGGGCCTCCCTGTATGCTTCCCTGGCTGCGTCGCGCTCCCTGGCGACGGCCGCAATCTGTTCTCTAGTCACGATCTAGATTTTACGGGCGGCCCCGAGCCGGGCTCGGAGCCGCCCGCGGCGTGCTCATCCCTGGGCGCCTGGCGGGCGTGTCGTCGGGGCCGGGGTTTTTTGGGCTACACCGCCCGCTGGGCGGCGGCGGGGCTTGAACCCGCATCCTCGTGAGCCTAGTCACGCGCTCTTCCGATAACCGGTCTCTGCCGGCCCGACAGGCGAGGGCATTCTACGGCGACGGCGCGGGCCGGACGGCGTCGCACCATGGGAGCATGCGGGCATGGCCCCCTAAAGCGCTATATGTAGCATGCATTATGTATATATATAAAAGAAAATAACTGATATTGTCATGGAGTAATAAATAGTATTTACCATAGGGGCGTTATAGGGGGATGCGCGGATGGTCCCATGGTGCGAAAAGTGCCCGTTTGCAGCGGTTTTCGGCCGTTTCCGGCCCCGGAGGGGCCGTCGGGGCGCGAGGTGGTGGTTTTTGCATTTCTCGCGCGTGCCCGTACGCGCGCGCAGTATCAGTTGGTAGAGTGATCATGACTTGATATCACCGAAGACCACCGATTTTGCCGCAAAAAGGCGGCGGGAGGGACCATGATCACGATGTACGACGCGGTGACCGCCGCGAACATCCCGATGGGCGCCGAGGCCGCCGCCTACTACGTCGACGGGCACTTCGCCAACGGGACGGCGGTGAGGGAGCGCAAGCCGAAGCGGCTGCTGTCCATCACGGTCAGCGGCGGGGACGCGGACTGCTGCGACTGCGAGACCGGCGACATGACGATCGCCCAGGCGGAGGAGTGGGTGGCCAGGATGCTGGCCGCGGGCCACTACCGGCCGGTGGTCTACGCGGACCTCGACCGGTGGGAGCACCAGGGGCTCAGGTCGGGCCTCGCCAAGTACGGCGGGAAGATCCGCCGGTGGGTCGCCGCCTACGACAACAACGCCAACATCCCGACGGGCTACGACGCGCACCAGTACAGCACCGGGAACGTCGACAAGAGCGTCTGCCTGCCTGACTTCTTCGACGGGCCGCCGAAGCCGCTCCCGCACGCGCGGGGCAAGGCGCACTTCGCGGGCACGGTCAACATCGAGACCGGCGAGTGGACGATCCACGGGCTGCCGGGCATCGGGGTCCACTTCGCGGGCCCGAAGAGGCGGATGAGCGCCGAGGTCCAGCTCGACGTCGGCGCCGGCGGCGGCGAGTGGCGCGTCCAGGGCATGCCGATGGACGCCGAACCGCTGGGCAAGTAGACGTGTCCGACGCGACCAGACTCAAGATCATGCAGGCCGCCGAGCGCTTCGTGGGGCTCCAGGGCGACCTCGACGCGGGCACGGTCCTCCAGATCTGCATGCAGGTTTGCTCGGACCTGCTGATGGTGGTCACCCTGCAGCAGGACGAGCTCGACGCGCTCAGGAGAGACACGATACAATAGAGGCATGCGCGAGACGGCGATAGCGGCGGAGGTCCTCGGGGCGGTGTCCCGAGACCGCGCCGCCGCGGCCGCCGCGTCCGCCCTCACGGAGGCCGGCGGCGACGTCTACGCCGTGGGCGGCATCGTCCGGGACGTGCTCCTGGGAGTCGAGCCGGAGGACGTGGACCTGATGGTGCGGGGGCTGACCCCCGACGAGGCGCGGGACGCGCTCGGCACCCCGCGGGGCGCGACCGTCAAGGAGGTCGGCAGGGACTTCGGCATCTTCGAGATGTACCTGGGCGGCGGCGTCGCCCAGGTCGCGCTGCCGAGGACGGAGCGCTCCACGGGCGCGGGGCACCGGTCGTTCGAGGTCAGCGTAGACCCGCACATGCCGGTCGAGGAGGACCTCTGGCGGAGGGACTTCACCTGCAACGCGATGGCGGTCCGCCTGTCAGACGCTCGGCTGCTGGACCCGGCGGGCGGCGCGGACGCGGCGCTGGACTACCAGGTGGTCCCGACCACCGAGTGGTCGATGGCCGAGGACCCGCTGCGCCTGCTGAGGGCGCTGTCGCTGGTCTCACGCAGGCGGATGCGCCTGGGCGGGGACGCGCTCGAGCTGATCCGGAGGCACGCGGCCGCGCTGGCGCACCTGCCGGCGGAGCGGGTGCAGGCGGAGCTGGACAAGATCTTCGCGGGCGACAACCCGCACGGGGCCGTCAGGCTCGCGCGGTACGCGGGCGTCCTGGCGGCGGTGCTGCCGGAGGTCGACGCGTGCTTCGGCTACGACCAGCGGACCCCGTGGCACGAGCGCGAGCTCGGCGACCACCTGGTGGCGGTGCTGGCCGGCGTCGCGCGCGCCAACCCCGACCGGGACGTCCGCCTGGCGGCGCTCCTGCACGACATCGGGAAGCCGGCGAGCGCCTGGGTCGACCCGGACACCGGGCACAACCACTACTACGAGACTCGCCTGGACGACGGCACGACGCTCGGCGCGGACCACGCGCGGGTCGGGGCGGAGATGGCGGTCGCCCTGATGGGCAGGCTGCGGTACCCGCACGACAGGATCATGCGCGTCGGCGGCCTCGTGCGCCACCACATGTTCGCCGGCTTCGACTCGGAGCGCGGCGCCCGGCGGTTCCTGGCGCGGGTCGGCGACCTGGCCGAGGACCTGATCGACATCCGGCGCGCCGACAGCGCGGACCACCACGAGGTGGCCCCGATGGGCTCCCAGTGGGACCCCGAGCGGAACGCGGAGCTGGTCCGGCGGGTGCGCGGCAAGGCGCAGGCGTTCGACCGGCGGCACCTGGTCGTCACGGGCCGGGACCTCATCGGCGCCGGCGTGCCGGAGGGCCCGGAGGTCGGGAGGGCGCTCGATAGGCTCGTCGAGGCGGTGCTCGAGGACCCGGACCTCAACGACCGGGACGCACTGCTCAGACTCCTCTAGCCCCCGAATACTGTCATCACGTTGTCTCCTCTCGCCCGGCGCGTCCACGCGTGTCAATCTGCTACAATTAGTAGAAGGCGAGTCCACCTCCGTCGACTCGGGCGAGTGACCCGATCGCAGGGGAAGAAAGGAGTACACGCATGGGTGTTGTGACGGTAGACGTCCCGAAGCGACTCAGGTCGCCGCGGGCGCCGCTACGCGACGCCGACGCAAAGGAGGCGATCAAGAGCATGCTCCGGGGGGAGGCAGTTGCTCCGGACGGGCTCAGGTTCGACGAGCGTCGGCTCGCGCAGACGGAAGCGTGGCGCTGGAGGCACCTCCTCGCGGAGATGGGAGGTATCGACCCGGCCCTCGTCAAGTCATCGACGTGGGGCGGGGACGCGAACGGCTGGCAGTTCGCCGTGTATCTCGACGAGGCGTCCGAGGACGCCCCGGGGGAGGCGGCGAGCGCGGGCTAGACGCGAGCGGCGGCCTTGCTTTGAGCGCCCCTGGACCAAGGTCTAAGGGCCGCCGCTGGCGCCTGGCAGTGCACGAGTGACGCCGACCCCGGTGTGGGACCGGGGCAGCCAGGTGAAAGACCAGGGCGCAGCAAAGCGCCCAACACCTACATACCCGCCCAGGGCGGCCCCGGGCGGGGGTGGATAACCATCAGGAGGATAGGTGAACGAGCCGGGGACAGCAGGTCTGCGGGTCTGCGAAGAGCTGACCTTCCCGGACGAGTGGGCGATGTATCGGTACGGGTCCGTCGAGTTGTGCATCGACGGGATCGAAGACCGGCTGACGTACTTCGCCCGCGTCAAGCAGGGCAGGACCCTCGGGAAGCCGCTGGAATGGAGTCCGCGGGCCTGGGGAGAGCAGGGCAGCATCGTGTACGTGCTGGCGGCCGACGACGGTCACTTCGACCCGGTCGACCACTGGCACGTGGCGTGCACGAACCCCGTGGCGGTGGCCGAGAGGCTGGACGACCTCGAGGACCTGCCGCTCATCAGGATGCTGAACAGAGCCGCTCGACTGGCGGACCACTGCCGCAGGCCCGCACGGGCGGTAGCGCGGCTGAGCTCGCGTCTCCCGGAGAACCGGGAGGACGAGCTCGACGATGACGAGTTCAACCGGCTGGCCGACGAGGTGGCCGGCTGCTGTCCCGGCGTCAGCCCGGGCATGCTGTACGACCGCGCCATGAGGCTCAGAGAGTCCGAGCGGCGCGGATCGGGGACGTTCAGCTCGCTGGCCTGGAGCTAGACGACAAGTCCGGGGCAGTCGCGACCGCCTGCGGGGGACCGCGGGGACGGCCGGAAGGTTCGGCGGTCGCGACGGCCCGCCCTGATCCGGGGGACCGGGGTCCAGGAGTTTTAGCCAGGACTTATCTCGCGACGCTAGCATTACGCTTGCAGTGAGTAGTGGTGTGAATAGTCCAACCGGGGGTCCCGCCAGGGAACCCCCCGCACCGGAAGGGGTAAGAACCATGCCGACCGCTACCAGGGCGCCGCGCCGCAACGGCGCGGCGTCCCAGGCCAGCACGAACGGCGCAGCCGCCACCGTCGACATCGACACGAGCGACCTGCCGTTCAACATCGAGAAGCTCGACTACGAGCGGATCAAGATCGACCGGTCGTACCAGCGGAAACTGAAGCCGAAGTTCGTGAAGGAGATGGTCGCGGACTTCAGGCCGGGACTGATCGGGACGCCCACCGTCTCGCGCCGGTCGAACGGTGACGAGGTCATGATCGACGGGCAGCACCGACGCGAGGTGCTCCTCGTGAAGAAGGCGGACGGTAAGGTGCCGGCCCGCTGGGCGTTCGTCGTGTACGAGGGGCTCAGCCGGGCGCAGGAGGCCCAGCTGTACGTCGACCTCAAGACGAAGCAGCGGGGGATACTCTCGACCGAGACGTTCATCGCCCAGATCGCCGGCAAGGACAGGGTCGCGACGATGCTCCGGGACGCGGTCGAGTCGGTCGGCTACAAGGTCGGGGCGAAGGGCGAGCCCGACACCATCTCCGCACCGGGGGCGCTCAAGACTTGTCTCAGGCGCGGCGTCATCGAGGCCAGGCGCGAGGCCAAGCGCAGCGGCCGCGACATCAGCGACGTCGAGGCTGAGACGCGGGCGATCACCACGCTGGAGGGCGCCCTGATCCTGTTCAGGCAGGGCTGGAAGAGCAAGGACGGCAGCGCCAGGGACGTGCCGGAGGCGTGGCACATCCGGGGCATGTACGACTTCGTCCTCAAGCACCAGGACTTCGACCCGGAGCGGATGGTGCGCCGGCTCTCGATCAACGGGCCGGGCGAGCTCCTCACGAAGGCGAACCACGCCAAGCAGCTGAAGGGCGGCAGGACGTCGAACTCGACGCCGTTCATGGTCGAGGCCCTCGAGGCCGTCTACGGGATGACGGAGGGCCAGGTCCGGAAGGCGCAGGGTTGACGGCCGAGGACGACTTCCTCGAGCGCGCCGCCGCCGGAGCCGAGGCCTGCAAGGCGCTGGCCGACGAGGTGTCGCGCCAGGCCGAGGCCCTGCTCGGCCTGGCGGACAGACTCGAGCAGAAGTCGATCAGGCTCGGCCTCATCGGCTCCGGGCTGCTAGCGGGCCCGGACCGGGCAGACCGGAACGGCGGGGGCGATGCCCCCGCCGGCCCGGCCGCCGAGCGGCCCCCGGTGGGCCGGCGCGGCGCCGTCACCGTGGACCAGGCACTCGAGGCCGCCAAGGCGCTGACGGCCGCGCACGAGGACGGCTTCAGGCGCGCGGACCTCATCGAGGCGACGGGGCTGAGCCCGGCCCAGTCGAACCGCATGCTCGAGACGCTGACCGCGTCGGGCTCGGTCGAGCGCGTCCTCGAGGAGGGCGCGCCCACGTCCCGGTTCCGGTACGTCCCGATCGCGCAGAAACCGCCGGCGAGCCGGCCCCGCAGCGCGGGGCAGGTCGACGCCGCCTCGGGCGTCGGGGCCGACGCCCCGGTGCGCGGCCGGCAGGCCGCGCACACCCGCTGGAAGGGCAGGTCCGACTCGTCGGTGACGAACAAGCGGCGCTCCCAGAAGGGGGTGAAGGTCAAGGCCCGGAACAAGAAGTAGGTCGCGCGCGGCGGTGGTCTAGTGGACTAGGACGCGAGCTTGCACGGCTCGAGGTCGCGGGTTCGAATCCCGTCCGCCGTTCTGGCAGGAACAGAAGGACAGCAGCGCACTGTGGGGTGGTCTAACGGTCAGGACGGGAGACTCTTCATCTCCAGGTTCGGGTTCGATCCCCGGCCCCGCAGCTTTCCCCTGAGTACCGCTCGTTACGGGTCGGGTTGGAACGGCTCGTGGCCCTCCAAGGCAAGGCTCGGGGGAGGCGGCCGGGCCGCGTCATTACCCCGCGCGGCTCGGTCGCCAACCAAATCCGAGGGGTTAGAAAGGTAGGACCATATGTTCCTGGAGGATCTGGTCAACAGCACCAGCAGTGGCAACGAGTCCGCGACCCGCGCGGTCGACTCGTCGAGCTACGAGGGCCTGAAGAACTGGGCCGAGCAGATCCGTCAGTCGGTGGCCACCACCGACCAGACGGTCACGACCGAGGAGGCGATGCAGGCCGGCTGGTTCGCCTGCCAGATCGACAACGCCGCCGAGGCGCTCAAGCAGCTCCACGACTCGTACTCGCACGTCGGGTCGATCGGGCGCCCGGGGCCGTCGTCGTAGCCTCCTAGCTCCCCGCCGACGGCGCCCGGCCCGTGCAGTCCCCCATCAGACGGGCCGGGCGCTAGGGGCGGGCTGGCGACCGGGGCGGCGTTGGAAGCCGTCGCCCCGGCCGCGAGCCCACCACAAACAAAAGACAGGAGAGGCCGTGTAATGACCCCCACCGCGTCGGGTGTCCTGGTGAGAGAGACGGGGAAGATCTCCCGGGACAGGAGCGTGAACGCCGGCGTCCGCGCGATGCTGAGCAGGCAGGGAGAGATGGGAGGGCGCGAGACCGCCGAGCTGGCGGGGATCGCCGTCGTCCCGGAGGCCAGGCGCCGCCTCGAGAGGGCGCTCACCTACCACTGGCGGGAGCAGACCCGCAAGACGGGCAAGACCGTCTTCGTCGACGAGCTCGTCGTCGGGTGCGGCCTCCACGCCGCGATCTACTGCGGCTCGCGGGTCGCCCAGGGGCACGAGCCGCCCATGGCGGTCGGCGACGCCCCGGGCGGGATCTTCGCCGCCTCGGAGCGGCCGTCCTGGTACCTGAACTCGAGGAACCGGAACGGACGGAACCTGCCGCCGCTCGAGGCCGGGGGCCTGAACCACGTCCCCGGCTCGGGGGTGCAGCTGGCGCACGTCTCGATGGAGAAGTTCCACACGAACGCCGACCTCCGGTACGTCATCCGCACGCTGCTCGCGCGGGCCGCCAGGGTGCACGTCGACGCGGTGGCCGACTGGGTCTCGGGTAACTACCCCGGCGGTTACCGCTACAGGGCGATCACCGAGAGGGGGCGGACCGTCTTCGCGCGGCGCACGGTCGACGCGCGCGGCATCCAGCCCGTCGTGGCGGTCGGGGGCGGCGCCGGCGTGCTGTCGTTCACGGACCTCATGCGGCTGGCGGACGAGCCCTTCCCGCTGCGAGGGATGGGCCGGGTCGCCGTCATCGGTAACGGCGACTCTGGCAAGTGCGCCGTCGAGATGCTGCTCGGCTCGGGCCCGCCCGGGCACATGAGCGTCGCGGCGCTCGACTGGGTCCGCCAGGTCGACCTGTTCGGCGGGCCGCGCACGCCGACCACCGTGGAGGACTGGCGCGCCGTAGAGCGCGGCCGCTACCAGGCGATCGGCTCGTACCTCAGGCCGCTGCAGAACGGCGAGCAGCGGCTCCGGACGTTCCAGCAGGTCGCGCGGCACGTCAGGACCCTCGGCGGGGTGCTCGTGAACGACAGGTTCTACGACCAGGTGGTCCTCTGCACCGGCGCCGGTCTGTCCCCGAGCCTCCCGGGGCTCGACGAGTACATGGGCGAGGCGTCGCCTTGGCCGTCGGGCGACGGCGTCACCAAGGTCGCCAGGAAACGGGACGAGGTCCTCGCGGTCGGGCCGAGGGCCAGGCTCGAGCTCACGAACGCGGAGGTCAGCCAGGGTCTCACGCGGCGGCCCGGCCTCGACGTCGGGCTGTTCAGGCTCGGCGACCGCACAGCGTCCGCGGCGGTCAGGCTCCAGAGGCCGACGCCAGCGCCGTAGGGGAAGATGGGCGAGGTCGGGAGCGGGGGCCCCGGCCGAGCCCAAAAAATTTTTGCCCGGACTCACGGGTTAGCCTCGACCAGACGACCAAGGAGGTGCACAGGGACCAAGCTCAAGACTCCCGCAAGGTAAATGCATAAAAGGCGGACCCGCCGGGCCAGTCACGCGGCCCGGCGGGACCTTTTCGCTTCCGAGAGGAGGAGCCGTGACGGACCAGATCGACGGCGCCGTGGGCACCATGTCGGTAGCCTCGCGAGGCCGCGAGGGACCCGGCGAGGTCTCCCTGCGGCTCCCCGGCGGCGGCAGCCAGACCTACATAGCGTACTCGACCGAGCCGATCCCGATGGGCGCCCGCGTGGCGGTCTTCGACACCCGGCCGGGCAGGTGCGTGGACGTCGAGCCGATCGACGCGTAGCCGCGAAACCAAGACAACTGAGACAGGAGAAACATGCTGGGTTACAGGATCCCGAGGGCCGACCAGGCCATGGTCATCTCGGGCGGGAAGTCGAAGGACGGCACGAACCTGAAGGTCATCACCGGGCACGGCGCGTTCGTGATGCCGGGCCTCAGGAGGGCGGCGTTCCTCGGGATGGAGATGAAGGAGGCCGAGGTCCAGGAGCGATGCGTCACGAACCAGGGCATCCAGGTGCAGGTGCGAGCGGTGATCGCGTTCAAGGTGAGCTCGGACCCGGAGTCGATCGTCAACGCGGCCCAGCGGTTCCTGGCGGACCAGAACTCCATGGAGGCGCTCACCGGCCGGATCTTCGCCGGGCACCTGCGGTCCGTCGTCGGGTCGATGACCATGGAGGAGATCGTCACCGAGCGCCAGAAGCTGGCCACCGAGGTGCTGGACGGCTCCAAGGCCGAGCTCGCGAAGCTCGGGCTCCTGGTCGACTCCTTCCAGATCGAGTCGGTCGACGACCGCGACGAGCAGGGCCAGTCGGTGTACATCAGCCCGATGTCGGCGCCGCACCGGGCGGCGATCGCCCGGGCCGCGGCCACGGCGCAGTCCGAGGCGGACAGGGCGGCGGCGGAGGCGCAGCAGCAGTCCGTCAGGAAGCAGGCCGAGTACCAGCGCGACACGGAGGTCACGAAGGCCGGCTACCTGGCGGAGGTCAACACGGCCAACGCCCAGTCGAAGCAGAAGACCGAGATCGCCCAGGCCCAGGCCGACCAGGCGACGCAGGTCGCGCAGGCGGAGGCGGACCAGGCGGCCAGGGTCGCCCGGGCCAAGGCCCAGCGGGCGATCAACGAGGCCGACGCGGAGGCGGCCCAGGCCGGGCCGCTGGCGCAGGCCAAGGCCAGCCAGGAGGTCGCCAGGGAGGCGACCGCGCTCGCGGCGCAGCGGGCGGCCCAGACGGAGCAGGAGCTCCTGGCGACCGTCGTCAAGCCGGCCGAGGCCGACGCCCAGAGGACCCGGCTCGCTGCGGCGGCCGAGGCCGAGTCGACCAGGCTGAAGGCCGAGGCGGCCGTCGCGGGCGACAGGGTGTCGCTCGACCAGATGATCATCGAGGCCCTGCCCGGCATCGTCAGGGAGGCGGCCAGCGGCCTGTCCGGCGCGCAGCTCACCGTCCTCAACGGGTCGGACGGGCTGAGCGAGGTGGTCTCGAGCCTGGTCAGCCAGGGACTCGACATCATGAAGCTGGTGCGCGACCGAACCGGCGAGGCGTCCAAGAGCAACGGGCTCGCGGGCGGGCGCCAGCTGCCGACGCCCGAGCGCAGGTAAGGCAGGGGGCCGGTCTCAGACGGGAGACCCGCGGGTTCGAGCCCCGGCGGCCCCCCTCGAAGCGAACCCGACAGATAGGAGCGAAGTGCCGCCAGACACTAGACAGGACAGGGACCTGGTGCTGACGCCAGGGACGTACGCCTACGTCCTCAACGAGACGAAGGGCGCCGTGGACGTGCACGCGGGCCCGACGAAGGAGAACATCTCCACCCAGACGGACCGGCTCGTCGTGTTCAACAAGGACACCGGGCGGTTCGACGACGCGCCCAGCTACGACGGGGCTATCCAGACGTTCGTCAAGGCCGAGGAGGGCCAGTACGTCGTGCTGTCCGACCCGGTGACCGCGGCTGAGGGAGCGGTCCGCTTCCCGAAGACCGGCGGCAGCGAGCCGGCGGCGGAGCTCGACAGCGGCAAGAAGGTGGTGCTGCCCGGCCCCACGTCGTTCGCGCTCTGGCCGGGCCAGTCGGCCGAGGTGATCGACGGGCACCACCTGACGCAGAACGAGTACCTGCTCGTCCGGGTGCGCGAGCCGAGGGCGGCGCAGGAGAACATCGGGCAGCTGGTCGCGGCGCCCCAGGCCTCCGAGGGCAACGGCGGCGACGAGGACGGCGCGGACGCCCGCAGCCTGCTCAGCGCCAGTGACCTGACCGCCGGCAGGCGGGTTGTGATCAAGGGCACGGGCACGTCGTACTTCATCCCGCCGACCGGCATCGAGGTGGTGCGCGAGGGCGGGCGGTTCGTCCGCAGGGCGGCGACGCCCGGGCCGCTGGAGTACTGCGTGCTGATCGACGAGAACGGGACGAAGCGGTTCGTCAAGGGCCCGGCCGTCGTCTTCCCCGAGCCGACCGAGAGGTTCTCCACCGACGAGGACGGCAACCCGGTGTTCAAAGCGGACGACCTCAACGTCCAGAGCGGGTTGTACATCAAAGTCACGGCCGACTACGAGGACGAGAACGGAGAGCACAAGGAGGGCGACGAGCTCTTCCTGACGGGCGGGAGGGACGAGCACGGGCCCGCCGTCCCGATCTACTACCCGCGGGCCGAGCACTCCGTCATCCAGTACGGGGACCGGCGCAAGATCCACGCGATCGCGATACCCGGGGGCGACGGGCGCTACGTGCTCGACCGGACGAAGGGCTCGGTCGAGACGGTCAAGGGCCCGAAGATGTTCCTGCCCGACCCCCGCCGGCAGGTGATCGTCAAGCGCGAGCTCCCGGAGCGGCGGGTCAAGGTGATGTACCCGGGGAACGAGGAGGCGGTCGAGGTCAACCGCACGCTGCGGTCCATGAAGCGCTCGCGGAGCGCCGGCGGGGCCCTCGAGGCCCTGGGCGCCGTCGAGTCGAAGAGCCTGGGCGACTTCCAGAACGTGGCGTACGACGTGGCCTCCACGATGCCCGCGACGACCCCCGGGGGCGAGCGGATCGAGCGGGGCACCGAGTACACGCCGCCGCGGACGATCACGCTGGACAACAAGTACGAGGGCCCGCCGAAGGTGTCGGTGTACTCTGGGTACGCGGTGCTCGTGACGGACAAGACAGACGGCCGGCGCGTCGAGCAGGGCCCGAAGAACATCATGCTCGACTACGACGAGGACCTGGCGATCCTCACGCTGTCGTCGGGCCGGCCGAAGTCCTCCCGGACCAAGACCGAGGTCTGCTACCTGCGGATCGTGAACAACGCGGTCGCGGACTCGGTCGGCGTCGAGACGAGGGACCTCATCGACGTGGGCATCGACCTGTCCCTGCGGGTGAACTTCGAGGGCGACGACCCGCTCGCGTGGTTCAACGTGGAGGACTACGTGGCGCTGCTGACCGACCACGTTAGGTCGAGGCTCAGGAACCTGGCGAAGCGTCACGACATCCAGGAGTTCACGGCCAGGGCCACCGACCTGATCCGGGACAGCCTCCTCGGCGAGGCCGAGGAGAGGGCCGGCAAGAAGGGCGCCGCCTCGACCGGACGCCCCGGTCTGTCGTTCCCCGAGAACGGGATGCGGCTCTACGACGTCGAGGTGTCCAAGGTCCAGATCCGGACCCCAGACGTGCAGGCGCTCCTCGACCGGACGGCCAGGTCTGCGCTCGAGGGCGCGATCCAGGTCGACGCGGAGCGCAGGCGGGCGGAGCAGCAGCGGGAGATCCAGGAGAGCCAGCGGAAGGTGATCGGCTACGCCGAGGAGACGGCCGAGGCCGAGGCCGCGGCGTCGATCGCGGAGATCGAGCGGTCGGCGGCCGCGAGCGTCAGGCGCGCCCACGCCAGGCTGGCGGACGTGACGGCGGCGGAGGAGGTGACGGCCGTCCAGCGCGCCGGGGGCCAGGCCGACGCGGACCTGCGGCTCGGTATCGAGCGGGCCACGAACGAGGAGAACCTCAGGGTGCTCGGGGAGGAGGCCAAGCTCTTCGTGGAGCGGACCAAGGCCCTCGAGGAGCCGCTCGTCCGGGCGCTCAACGTGTTCGGCGACAGGGTCGTCGTGGAGCGCCTCGTCGAGGCGATCGCGCCGGCGGCCGCCGCGATGGGCGTGACCAACGCCGACGTCCTCGAGCGGTTCTTCGCGGGCACGGCCCTGGGCGAGGTCCTCGAGCCGCTCGTGCGCAGGCCTCTAGGGCCCGGCGGGTCCTAGTGGAGCAAGCCGGCCGCCGCTCCTCCCCGGCCGGCGACCAGGGGCCGGGCCGCCACTCCATGGCGGCCCGGCCTCTACTCTTGGTTGCAGAGCACCCTGAAGGCGCCCGACCTGCCGCCGTCAGACATGAGCGTCAGCCCGGGGAAGAGCTGGGCGCCCTCCGGGATCCCGAGCCTATCCATGTCGTCCAGGGCGATGCCGATCCCGTACGCGTCGTGCTCCGGGTACGCGGCGTCGTGCTCGAGGATCGCCTGGGCGAATCCCTGAACGAGCCTGGCCAATGAGGCGGCGTCTTGCACGACCTGATACTACGGGCGCGACGGCGGCCCGCCGGACGTGAGCGCCGGCGTCGGCACCGCCTGGTTCAGGCGTCCCAAGCCCGCGTCCGCGCCCGCGCTCGAGCTCCGGTTCGACGCCCTCGCCGAGCTCGTGTTCCTCGTGTCCGGGGTCGTCCACGAGAGGACCGGGCTTCGCGGCCAGGTGCACATCACGTTCGACCAGCTCGAGCGCGCCGTCTCGGTCTGCTGGACCGGGCGCGCCGCGCCCCACGAACGACACCTGTCCGTGGCCGCCAGGGCGCCGATCCGCCTCGCGCAGGGGCGGCAGGACCTCGTCGCGATCGCGGCGCAGATCGCCGAGAAGGTGCTCGAGTCGGTGCCGGCGCGCAGCCCCTTCGCGGACCTGCTGGCCGCGGGGGTCCTCACGGTCGACGAGGCCCGCGCGAGACTCAGCCACGACCCGTCGAGTTGGAAGATTTAGCCAGAACTTAGCTGGACTTTACCGTCGGACGATAAGATTCATAGTGATGGCCTCACGCTCTCGTCAGGAGCTCCAGGGCCGTCGCATGGATCGCGAGGCGACCGCCCATCGTCGCCGAGGGCGCCCATCCAAGACGCCCGGAAGTGATTCCGAACGGGACCCGCCGCGGGCCGCTGCGGCGGGTCCCAATCCTTCGGGAGGTCACGGAACGGACGTCGCCCAGGGCGGGGCGGGCCGACCCAGGACGGGGCCATCCTACTAAACGAGGGGGTGCGTGCATGGTGGAAGGTCCGGCCGGGGTGCCCGGCGGGCGCCTCCTCCAGCATGGAGGAAGCACACATGCGCAGGAAGACGGCAGGTGCGTTGGCGGCGCTGACGCTGATGGGCGGCGTGGCCGCGGGTCCGCTGGCGAGCATCGCCCAGGCCGACTACTCGGCCCAGTGGATCTCCCACGGGGCGAGGATCGCCCAGATCAACGGGAAGAAGTACGCGGAGTGGCAGTGCACCCTGGGAGGGACGGTCCTGGCGGCCGGTATCTTCTGGGTGTGGCTGACGCCCGTGGCGGCGATCGGCGCGACCCTGGCCGGCGGTTCGTTCACGGCCGGGTGCGAGTTCGCCGGGTCGCAGAGGCCGACGTACTACAGCGGCGTCCCGGTGGAGACCCGGAACATCTGCTGGATCGACTACCCGAGAGGCGTGTACTCGAGGAGGTTCCTGAGTTGTATCGTGTGAGTCGGAACCGTGCCACGGCGGCCGGTGTCGTGATCGGCGGCGCGTTCGCCCTGGGAGTCCTGGTGGCGATCACCGGCCAGTTCTTCGTGCTGGTCGCCGTCGTCGTCGTCCTGGCGGCCCTGGGGGCGCTCGTCCGCCGACGCTGATTCCCCAACCCAAGGGGCCGCCGGCCGGGCCGCCGGGCTGTATCTGACGCCACGCCGCCCGGCCCGCCGCCCCCAATCTTGCAGTACCCTCCAGGGAAGGCCCCGGGTCCGAGAGGATCCGGGGCCTTTTTTATCGACGAGCAAGTTTACCCTGGGTTTACCTCCAGACGCCATAATTCAAATGTTAGGGAATCGCATCCTCGGGCATGTCCAGGGCGGCCGACCAAGAGCCGCGAGAGGCAGGCAGATCGATGGGTTCCGGACACTAGTAGAAAGGACCCAGCTATGGGTGCTAGCAGTAGCTACGACCTGGACGCCTACCCGGCGCTCGGACAGGCGTTCGATCACCAGGTCAGGGGGCGAGTGCGGGAAGTCATCCGCCAGTCGGGGTTCATGAAGGACCCCAGCGACCAGCCGAACAAGGCGCTCATGGTCGAGAAACTGGTGGACTACCTGACGGACAGCGAGCCCGCCACCGTGGAGACGGTGATCGAGCGCACGCACTCGAAGGTGGAGCTGGCCGAGCAGCTGTTCGGGCAGCATCTCCCGCCTGAGGACGGAAGCGCGGTGGACCAGTTCGCCCGCGACAAGCTCGTGAGGCAGATCTGGGACCTGACCGTCCCGAACATGCAGACTGGGATGATCCAGAAGCTGCTCAACGAGGACGGGTACGCCGGCCTCGTGATCGTCCGGGACAAGACGGTCAAGATCCCCGGCGGTAAGTTCGATTGGGGGTGCTACCTGACTAGGGACCCGCGCCTCATCAACGCCAAGCTGTTCGACCCGTGGAAGACCAAGACGGCGAAGAGCGTGGCGGCGTTCAGGAGCTCCATCGAGGAGCTCAAGGACCGCTTCCCGGAGCTCATCCAGAGCGACGAGGCCGTGAAGCAGCTCGACGCCGCCCTGACGGCGATCGACGGGGTCACGGGGCTCCTGGAGCCAGGGACCGACGACGAAGTGCTGTTCGAGAACTGAGAGTGACCGAGCAGCAAGACCCGAGGCGGGCCGGCACCACGCCGGCCCGCTACGGGGCACACCCCTTCGCCGAGATCTTCCCGATGATCGGTCAGCGAGAACTTCAGGAGCTCGCCGCCGACATCCAGGAGAACGGCCTGAACAACGCGATCGTCCTGCTCGAGGACAAGATCCTCGACGGCAGGTGCCGGAGCGCCGCGTGCGCGCTGGCCGGCGTCGAGCCCAGGTACGTGCCGTACAAGCCGGGCAAGGACCCGCTGCGCTGGGTCGTTTCGCAGAACCTCCACAGGAGGCACCTGACGGACTCACAGCGGGCCATGGTCGCGGCTCGGTTGGCGAACCTCAGACGCGGTCAGAACGCGCGGCACCACAGGGTCGGCGAACGGGATAGCTCATATGAGCCATCCCGTTCGGCGCCCGCCGCCATGACCCAGAAGGACGCCGCCGACGCCCTCAAGGTCAGCAGGGCGTCCGTCAAGAGGGCCAGCAACGTCATCCGACAAGCGGAGACGCCCGGACCCGAGCAGGACGTCGCGAGGGCGATCTCGGACGCGGTCGACCGCGGCGATCTGCAGGTGTCGGTCGCCGCGGACCGCGAGTTCAGGCGACGCGCCAGCGAGATCCACGTCCAGATGGCGGACCCCGAGGACGCGGTCGCCAGGGCCCGCGAGGAACGGACCCAGGACACGAGGCGCCGGCGCCAGTTCCTCGACCGGTACCCGGGCGAGGATGAGCGGCCGCACGCTGAGGTCGCCATCCTGCAGGTCGAGGAGGACTTGCTCACGGTGGAGGCCGCGGGCGCGTTCATGCGTACGCCGGCGGAGTACAGACAGTCGGTGATCGACGAGGCGCTGTCGCGCGGGCTGTCCCTCCGCGAGGTCGAGGAGGAGCGCGAGGCGCGCCGGCAGGAGGAGCGAGTCCAGGCCGGGTACCGCGTGAACCTGCGCCACCGCCGGCGGCGGGGCGAGGCGATGACCGAGGAGGAGCTCCAGATCCTCGCCGAGGACGACGCCAGGCGCGCCGAGGACAAGGTCCGCGGCGAAGAGGACCTGCGGGTCAGGCGCGAGCGTGCCGAGGCCGAGCGTCGGCGGCGCCAGACCGGCACCGAGGCGCCGGGGCCCAACGAGGTCGCGATTGCGCTCAACGACCTGATAAACGACGCGGGGAAGGTGATGGGCATGGCCGAGGCGGCCGGTCTGTCCGAGATCGCGACCGACGTCAGGGACGGCCAGCGGTCCTTCAAGAAGGCCCGGATGAAGGTGCACCCCGAGGCGCAGGACGTCGTTTAGTTAGACGCGCGACCTCTCCCGAACGGAAGGAGGTGAGCATGGCAACGAAGAACATAGCCGGGCGCAAGGTCAGCGTCAACACGTCCTCGAAGCCCAGCGGCGGACGCAAGGCTAAGACGATCATCGTCAGCCTCAAGGGCAAGAAGGGCAGCGCCTAGGCGAGGTCCGGCAGGGCAAGACCGCAGGTCCCGAAAGGGGCCTGCGGTCTTTTTTATGCCCCGCCGTGCTCGCCCACAAACGGGTCGATCTCGCGCATCAGGTCCCCCATCGCGTCGCACGCCTTCGCGATCGCGTCGACCAGCGCCTCCGGCATGAGCTCCATCATGTCGTCCTTCATGACACGGTCGAACGCCCGCTCCGTCTCGGCGCTCAGCCGAGCGAGCTCCGCCGCGACCTCGCTCCGTTCCATGTCTACTCCTTTCGTCGGGTGGTCTATTCCTCCGCTCATATGAATTATAGCGTCGCTCGCTAAACCCAGCGTAAAAGTATCCTGATCCGCCCTCCTGGTCCGTCCCGGAGGGTCTCTTTACGCCCCGGCGCGGTCCGCGCGAAAACGTGTACCGACCGGTACGTCCGATCTTTCCCGGGGCCCACACGGGGCCCGAGAGAGAAATTTATTGGGACAGGGTCGTGCGGTTTGCAAACCCCACTAACCCGCCCCCCTTTGTTGACATCATCCCCACAAAGCCGGTGGACTTAGCCGGCTTTCAATCCCCACTGAGCTCGTCCCCTTTGTGTACTTGCCGGCAATCCCCACTAAGCTTGTGCACTTTGTGTATTACTAATGCTTTACTAAGCGGAGCAAAAAGCGCTTGCAATGCAAAGCAAAGCGCGCTAAGCTATGCATAGCAAAAAGTTGAGCAAAGCAAAAAAGGAAAAAAGCAAAAAGCAAAAAGCAAAAAAGCAAAAGCAAGCAAAAGCTAAAGCAAAAATTTGCATACAAATAACAAACACTTACATAGAAAGGTGATCTAACATGATCATCAGCATGGACATTCCTGCACAGTCAACTGGCGGGCGTGCGCTGCGGTACAGCGCGGAGGACGCGCAGGCTGCAATCGCGATGCTGCTGGCGGGCAAGGCGGCGAGCGATGGCGAGCCGCGTGCGGTCAAGAACTCGCAGCAGGCCGCGTGGGATCTGCGCATGGCCATTGGCGGCAACACCAAGCTGACCACGTCGCGGACTGTGGCCACTGGCGAGCGCGATGAGCAGCAGCGCGAGCTCTTCACGTATCGCGTGATGGTCAAGCGCGGGTGCGAGCAGGCGTTCGCGGCACAGTACGCGCTCGCGGATGAGGATGAGGACTAGCAGGCGGCAGGCGGGCCCGCGCAGCGGGCCCGCCGCAGGGCCTCGCGCGTACGCGTGCGGCGGGCGGACGCTCGCCGCAGGCGCAGGCGCGGACCACAAGGGGTCAGCGCGCGGACAAGGAGCGCAGACATGCGGCAGGCAGACCTGCAGGCCTACAGGCAGGCGCAGGCGCGGGCCGCCAGCGGGCGACAGCTCGCGGGCGTGCCGGCGGGCCTCTTCGCGGGCATAGACGCGGCGAGCGTGCGGGGCATCCGCGCGGCGGACGCGGCGGAGGCGCACCGCGAGGCGGAGCGCAGGCGCGAGCTGCGGATGGCGATGGCGGCCGCTGAGCGGGCGATGATCGCCAAGCAGGCGCGGATCAAGTACATCTAGGCGGGGCGGCGGGCGAGCTCGCGGGCTTCGCGCGTACGCGGGCGTCCCACACGGACGCCGGCGCAGGCGCGGGCTTCGGCCTGGGCGAAAACGGACCCGAAGGAGGGCCCAGATGACGGACAAGGAGCGGGACAGGCGCGAGGCGCGTCGCCGGCTCGCCGACCTGCTCGCGGACGAGCTCGAGGCCCACGGGCAGCTCGACTCGGAGCGCCTACGGGCGCGGATCGACCGGACGCTGCGCGGGCTCGAGCTCACGAGGTGGGAGCGGACCAGCGCGCTGGACGACGCGGCACGGAGCGTCCGCGGGGCGCTGGACCGGCGCCGGCAGCGGGAGGCCCGCGAGCGGGCGCTCCAGCCGGCGAGGGTCGCGGCCGCCAGGCAGGTGCAGGTGCGGACGCAGCAGGGCGGGTCGCGGATCATCGCCTGCTGACGAGTCGGACGCGAGCGCCGGTCCCACGGGACCGACGCTGGCGCCTGACAGTCAAACAGGAAGGAGCTTCTGATGAAGCCCTGTCGGACACCGAGGTACGGGTGGCGCGAGCTGGACGGCCGCGAGACGCGGCGGATCGAGGTTACGCTGCTCTGGAAGGACGGTTCAAGCGACGAGCTCACGGTCGTGGTCGAGGACAAGGTCACCGGCCTGGAGCAGTTCGTGAAGGTGCCGGCGCCGGCGCTGGCCGGCGACGTGTTCAGGCACCCGTTCGCGTACGCGCGGGCGGCGTAGACGAGTCGGACGCGAGCGCCGGGCGAACCGCCCGACGCTGGCGCCTGACAGTCAACGAAAGGAGTCAGGATGACGGACTGGAGCGAGTTCTCAGCGGACGAGCTTGAGGCGATCGCGGCGCGGAAGCGCCAGAACGAGGCGCAGATGGCCGGCATGCCGGACGTCCAGCGGACGGTCGCGGACGCGTTCGAGAGACGATTCCGGAACGAGTACGACGAGGTCTACAAGCTGCCGACCGCGCCGCGGAACGAGAACAGCCAGATCGTGATCTCGGGCTACGAACGGAACGCCGACGGGTTCATCGAGTACACGGGCGAGGCCCGGGTCTGGCCGGACGGCAGGATGGTCGAGGAGCACTTCCGGATCCGCGACGACGGGCCTGACGGCTGCGGCGGGCGCAGGACCACGAGGCTGTGGCGGCCGGGCAGGTGCCTCGGCCGGGTCGCGCCGCGGGGCTGACGAGTCGGACGCGAGGGCCAGGTCACAGACCTGACCCTGGCGCCTGACAGTCAACGAAAGGAGTCAGGATGCTGGGTTTGATCGCGGTCTCCGTGGTCGGGTTCGGGACGCTGGGCGTCCTCGGGCACTACCTGGTCAGGGCCGGCCGCTGGTCGGCCAGGAGCCGGCTGCACGCGGCCGCGGCCCTGACCGGGCTCGTGACGGTCGCGGGGCTCTGGTTCGCCGGGTTCCTCGGCGCGGGCCTCGGGTTCCTCGCCGGCCTGGCGGTGCTCGAGGTACTGAAGCGCCGCCAGGTAAGGTAGGGTCGACGAGTTTGACGTGAGCGCCGGACGAACGGCCGGCGCTGACGCCTGACAGTCAACAGAAGGAGGTCAGGATGAACGGCAGGACGATAGCCGCGGTCGCCGCGGCGCTGGCCGTCTTCCCGAGCGGTGCGCTCGCCCGGGGCGAGCACCGGCGCTCGGCGATGACCGAGGCGCGGGCCGCAGCCGTCGAGTACTGGGGCGGACAGCCCCCGTGCGTCGGCGGCGTCCGGATCGCGTACTCGAGCAGGCCGCCGACGAACGACACGGACGGCGTCCGCGTCGGGACGGTCTCCGCGTGGACGACGTCGCTGACGACGTCGACGGCGGGCGTGTACCAGGACTGCCTGATCACGCTCAACGACACGGAGTGGGCGCCGAGCCTGCAGTCGGGCGACTTCCCGGCGTTCTGCGGGCTGATGGTCCACGAGTACGGCCACCTGTTCGGCCACCCGGACAGGGCGGGCGACTCGCCGCGGTCGATCAAGTACCCGGTCGTCGGGCCGCTGAACGAGCGGGTCCGGCCGTGCGTCCGGAGGTACCCGGACGTCAACATGGGCGTCTCGATCGGGTGACGGGTCTGACGCGGGCGCTGGACGACGACTCCAGCGCCGGCGCCAGACAGTCAACAGAAGGAGGACGGACATGGACCAGGACTGCGCCCACGGCTGCGGCCGGCGGGCGGACAAGTACTCGAGCGGCACGCCGGAGTGCTGGCAGTGCTGGAACCGGCGGAAGCTGGACCTGCCGGCGGCCACGCACTGGGCGGAGGCCGCGGACAAGTTCCTGAGCAACGTCGACGCGTACGACCTGACGAAGTACCTGCCGGCCTGCGGGCTGAGCGAGGACGACGTCCGGGTGATGCTGGAGTCCGCGATCAGGGTGCGGGACCACAGCAGGGCGCTGCTCGAGGCCGGGTACGGGCCGGTCGACGACCGGTTCGAGCCGCAGGCGGGCATCGACTACCGCGGGGCGTACCGGGCGGCTCGGAAGGTGCTGGACGACCTCGACGCCGGCCGGATCATCCAGTCGGAGGCGATCCACGAGCTCGAGAAGGTCATCAGGTAGAGGGCCGGGCCTGACGCGGGCGCTGACCGGACGGTCAGCGCCGGCGCCAGGCAGGTCGACCGGGGCGGACGCCCCAAGATTTAGCTTGGGTTTAGCTGGACTCGCTAATATTCATAGTGGCCCCGCAGGGTCGCCGCGGGCCACACGTAGCTGACCACAAGGAGGTCGCAGGATGAGCGAGGGCGACAAGCGGTCGCGGATCACGATAGACGTCGTGCTGCCGCGGGGCTACACGGGCGAGGGCTACGGCCGGCTGCTCGTGGAGAAGACGCTGTTCAGGTCGGACGCGAGGCTCGTGTCCGCCGACGACTACGAGGAGGCCTCGGATGGAGGACGGTGAGGGCAGGATCCTGATCCACGTCAACATGGAGCTGACGAGGGAGGAGCGGGAGGCCCTGAGCAGGGCCTACGACGCGGGCCAGAAGGCCTACGGCGAGGTGGTGGACAGGATCGCCGCCTCGTGCCTCAAGCGGGCGCAGGCCGGCGACATCGCGCTGGCCGAGGAGCTGTAGGAAGGAGGTGATCGCGGTGCTGACGCCGATAGTGCGCGAGACCAAGCGCGGTCGCGGGCACTGACCAGCCAGACGCGTGCGCCGGTTCGAGGGAGCCGGCGCAGGCGCCTGTCAGTCAACCGAAGGAGCAGCGATGCTGAGCAGCACCACGGGCCGGAGCCTGAACGAGTCCGGCCACAAGATGGACGCGCCGGCGGTCGTCGGCACGGGCAAGAAGCGCGAGAAGGGCGAGCCGGTCGCGCCGAGTTACCCGCCGAAGTGCTGACGCGGGAGCAGGCCGAGGAGCTCAAGGCCTACGTCGACCGGATGGTCGACGGCGGCCTGACCGGCGCGGAGTGCCGGGGCGTCTTCGTCCTGAACGTCAGGCCGGCCGCGCCGCCGGAGGCGCCGGCCGACGAGTCGCCGTACGAGGTGTCTACCGGCTACGTCGCGAACGACGGCCGGGTCGGCGTCGAGGTCTGGGTCGTGTCGCCCGACGGCACGGTGACGGACTCGCAGGACTTCGGCTGACGAGGCTGACGCGAGGGCCGCGACCACGGTCGCGACCCTGGCGCCTGCCAGTCAACAGGAAGGACGGGTGATGATCGGAGCGGCAGTCATGATGACCGTCGCGATCGCGAACCCGACCGCCGTGCCGGCCAACCAGCTGGCGAGGGCGGAGCGGGCGGTCGCGTGGCAGGCCGACGTCCAGCTCAGGGCCGCGTGGCACACGCCGCGGATACGGTTCGTGCCGGGCGAGACGGCGGACCTGGTCGTGCGGTTCGACGTCACGAGGGCGGAGCTCTCGGTCGACTGCGGCGACGACGCGGGCGGGTGCCACTGGCCGGGCAGGATCGCGGTCGGCACCTGGCAGGCCCGCGGGGTGCCGGCGTGGTACAAGCTCGACTGGTGGACTGACATGCTCAGCCACGAGGTGACGGAGTCGCTCGTCGACCCGGACGGGCGCGGCGACGAGCCGTGCGACCCGGTGTCGGAGTACGACTACCGGCACGACGGCGTCGACCTGTCGGACTTCGTCTGGCCGGGCTACTTCGACGGCGGCTACGGCCAGCTGGACCAGATGGGCCTGGTGAGGCGGGCGCCGACCGAGTACGGCCGGCCGATGCCGAGCTGGTGACGAGACGGACGCGAGTGCCCGACGCGGTCGGGCACTGGCGCCTGTCAGTCAACGGAAGGAGCGGACATGACGGAGAAGCAGTACAAGGCCATGCGCGAGCGCCGGCTCAGGCTCAACGCCCGGGTCAAGTCCGAGCTGTCGAAGCTCGGGCCGCGCGCGGACGACCGCGAGACGGTCGCGGCCGACATGTGGATCAACGGCCGGCACCGCAGGTGCTGGCCCACGCGCGGGTTTCTCAGGCGCGTCGAGGTGATCGCGCGCCTGCGGGGCTGGGACGTGCAGGTGTCGTCGGACGACGGCACGATCAGGTTCGGTCTCTGACGAGACGGACGCGAGCGCCGACCGCGGGGTCGACGCTGGCGCCTGTCAGTCAACGAAGGGAGACGGGATGAGGCTGAAGGACACGCGGGCCAGGGTCGTGGTGACCCTCGGGCCGTCCGAGGACGCGCCGGCGGAGGTGCTGGGCGCCCAGCTGGTGACGGGCGACGAGGCCGCCGCGGACTGGATCGCGCAGCACGGCGCGGGCTGGACGCACGCGGTCGCGCAGCTGGGCGAGGCGCCGGACGACGAGTGTGAGTGCGTCGGGTGCGGCCAGCGGCTGTTCGTGGACACGAGCAGGATCGTGTGCTCGGGCGGCGCCGTCAGGTGCGACGACTGCCGGGACACGGCGGTCGCCATGCTCAGGCGGATGGTCGACGACGAGCTTGAGAACGGGCACCTGCTGGGCGAGAGCTACGAGCTCCTGCTCGGGGCGATCGAGGCGATCGCGAGGATCTGAGCCAGACGCGGGCGCCGCGCTCACGAGCGCGACGCCGGCGCCTGTCAAGGTCAACGAAGGGAGCGCGACAGGATGTGCATGACTGACGACGTGGCGCGGGCGGTCGGCCGAGAGCTGACCGGTCCCGAGCGATGGTCGGTCGGCAACCAGATCGACCAGGACACGTGCCGGGAGCACTACCGGTTCTGCTGTCCGACGTGCTTTCCCGGCGCGACGGACGACGCGGACGTGGTGCAGACGGTGATCGACGTGTCCGGCGAGCCGGTGGTCTGGGCGAGGGCGATCGGCTTCAGGCTGGCCGCCGGCGACCCCGACCTCGTGTCGATGTCGATACTGGTCAGGGCCGCCTGACGGGTCTGACGCGGGCGCTCGGCGAAGGAGCCGAGCGCCGGCGCCCGACAGTCAAACAAGGAGGACAGCATGGCGGACATGACGTGGGGCGAGCCCGAGTGGTGGAGCCCCGCCGACTTCGAGAGCGGGATCTCGGACTACGACGAGGCGTACGCCGCGTCGGACGAGGAGTTCCTGACCGAGTGCCAGGTGACGCACGTGCCCGAGGAGCGCGTGGGGTCGCCCGGCTGGTTCTGGATGGTCAAGGCCACGTCGAACCTGTCGGAGTGGCCGGAGGTGCAGGACGCCGGCTCGTGCGGCTCCCGCGAGGAGGGCCAGCGCTTGGCGCAGGCGTGCGTCGACGGGATCTACGCGCGGCGCGCGGCACAGCCCAGGTCGGACCTGGAGCTGGACAGGCGCCGCGACGCCGAGCTCGACGACGAGTGGGACCGCGAGCACGGGCTCGACTGACGGACGGACGGACGTGGGCGCCGCGCGGACGCGCGACGCCGACGCCTGTCAGTCAACGAAGGAGGACGAACGTGAAGTTCGGCGACAGGGTCCGGTACTCGGACCAGTTCAAGGAGAAGTTCGGCGAGCAGTGGCCGCCGGACATGGACGGCGAGGGCGTCGTGCTCGAGGCCGGCGACAACCCGCGGACCGGGCAGCAGGTCTGCCTCGTGATGTGGGACCGCGACGAGCACTCGAGCGGGTGGCTGACGACGAGGTCGCCGCAGGTCGCGTCCACGTCGGAGCTGACGAAGCTCGGCGAGACGCCGCCCGAGGAGCTCGAGGAGCTCCGCGACCGGGCGGAGTCCGTCAGGGCGCAGTGGGGCGTCTGACCAGCCAGACGCGGGCGCCTCGCGGAGCGAGGCGCCGGCGCCTGTCAGTCAACGAGGGAGGGGCGATGGCCCAGACGGAACCGCAGTTCAAGCCGGGCGACAGGTGCTTCTCGCACTACACGATGAAGTGGGGCACGGTCCGGGAGCTCAGGGAGACGCGCTGCGGCCAGGTGCACGGCGTCACGGGCAGCCCGCTGCCGGACACGACCTGGTACGACGTCCTCAACGACGACGGCACCAGCGACCGGCTGGACGACGCGCACGGGAACTGGGACATGGCCCGGATCCTGCCGCCGAGCATCGCGGCGATGTACAGGTACGGCAGCGACCCGGGCCCGTGGCGGGACTGACCAGCCAGACGCGGACGCTGAGCCACGGCTCAGCGTCGGCGCCTGTCAGTCAACGAAGGAGGACAGCAGTGACGGGAACCGAGCCCGAGATCGTGGTCGTCAGCGACTACGACGGGTACTTCGAGGGCCTCGTCCGCCGGTGGGTGCACGAGAAGGCGGCGGCCGGCGGCGAGTTCCGGCACCGGGTCGTCAGCGTCTCGGCCGGGCCGTACAGGATGGACGCGGTGACCTGCCGGAGCGACGGCGAGACGCTGCACGTCGACTTCTACTCGGCGCTCAGGGTCGGCTTCGGCGGGCTGAGCGCGGACGAGGTCGAGGCCGTCAAGCGGGACTGGCTGTAGGGACGAGCCAGACGCGGGCGCTCGGTCGAGACCGAGCGCCGGCGCCTGTCAGTCCAACAAGGAGGGTAGCACATGACGGTAGCGGAGATGCGGGTCGGCGCGGTCGCCGGCGCGGACGGCGAGCTGATCTCGGTCGGCACGCACGTGCGGCACGGCGACGGCACCAGGACGGGCCGGGTCCTCGCGATCAGCGGGCCGCCGCTCGGGCGGGTCGCGCTGGTGGTCACGGCCCGCGGCGCCGCCCCGGTGAGCGTCGCGAGCTTGGTCGCGGTGTCGACGTGAGGCAGACCGCGTACCCGATGGGACCGCTGTCGCTGGCCCAGCTCGCGACGTTCGAGCGGTCGCCGGCCGCGAGGACCAGCAGGGACGCCTACGACGTCGGGGTCAGGGCGATGGCGGAGCAGGGCGTGTACCCGACGTTCGGGCACGTCGACTGCCGCCACAGGCGCTGGTACCACGACCTATGGACCGGGCGGAAGGAGCCGTTCGGGATCCTGGACGTCCCCGCGCGGTACAGCTGAGTCGGACGCGGGCGCAGATGCGGAGCATCTGCGCCGGCGCCTGACAGGCAAACCAAGGAGGTCAGGATGGAGGGAAGCAGGTACGTGCCGACGTCGGACAGCCCGTTCGACGAGGCGTACGACGGCTGGCTGCACGGCGTCGACTGGTACGGGACCGTGCTGGGCGGCTACGAGATGGCCGAGATCGCGCGCAGCAAGCGGTCCCGGTACCCGGACGACGAGCTCCTCGAGGAGTTCGCGACCAAGATGGAGGAGCCGGACTGGCGGAGCGTCCAGAACGACGAGGGCGCCGCCGTGATGGTGAAGGCGCGTGACCCGGACGAGCCGCCGACGCTCATGCCGAGGGTCTGGGCGGTCGTCAGGCTGGAGCCCGACGACGAGGCTCCGGCCGCCGTCACCGGCGGCTGGGAGTTCGACGACCCGGACGAGGCCGAGCGCTGGGCCGGCGAGCAGCGCGGCGCCGGGATGCTCGCGGTCGTGCCGCTGAGGCGGGCGCTCTGAAGATTTAGCCTGGGTTTACCCAGACGTGCTAATATTCATAGTGGGCCACGCGCGAAGCGAGACGCACCGAACGACCCGACGTGGGGTCCGCCGACAGAACGCGCTGTGAGGCCCCTGCGGGCCACGCTAAGGCCGTCGGACGCGCGACCGCGACAGACGGGCAGGCATCGCGATTCTCGCGGTGCCTGGCCGCCTGTCAGGAACAGGACGCAGTGAGAGCGGAGCGAGGCCCGGGAGGGCCCGCGTCACACTCGACAGGGCCGGGCATCGAGTCCCGGCCCGGGCCGCCCCGGTAAACACGATACCGCTCGACCGGGGCGGCAGTCTTCCCACAGAAAGGGGTGCGGATGCACCACGTGTCAGAGCTGGCCAGGGTCATCGCGGTCCTGGTCGGGGTGCCGGTCTTCGGGATCGGCATGTGGACGAGCCGGCGCTGGTGGTACCGGCCGGGCGACGACGACGACGACCGCCGGTACCGCAGCGAGGACTCGGGCGGCAAGTCGCTGAGCTACGTGTCGACGAACGTGAGTTCGCCGCGGGACGGGGTCGGCGGGCTGCCGAGGGAGGGCGAGTGATCGTCCTCGTGTACAAGACGTCGTTCGACGAGCGGGACCCGGACCAGGAGGTCAAGCTGTACATCGGTGACGCCTCGGCGTCGAGGCCGGTCGAGATGACCGACCGCGAGCGCGAGGACGTCGGCCGGGCCGTGTTCTCCGCGGTCTCGGCGGCGAGGAGACGGTAGGACGTGAGCGCCGGGCGCGAGCCCGACGCTGACGCCCCACAGTCAACAGGAAGGAGACAGATGGCGATCCAGAAACGGATCCGGATCACCATTGACAACGGTTCATCATGGTTCATGTGTCCGAACCCTGACTGCAGACGAAAGATCCGGTACCAGAACGCATACCCGCTCGGGTTCATGTGGAAGGTTTGCGGTGGGTGTCGACTGCAGTGGGTGCCGGCACCGGGATCTGAGCACGGTCCGCATCGGTCGGATCTTGAGGTCGGCACTACTCTGTACCTCGATGTCTTTTCGAGTGGTAGACGGGTGTGACGAGCCTGACGCGAGCGCCGAACGTGAGTTCGGCGCTGGCGCCTGGCAGTCGACAGAAAGGAGCCAGGATGGAGGACATCACGGTCACGCTCCGGATCGAGGACACCAAGTCCCCGAACTGGAAGCGCGGCGTGCCGACGGAGAGCGTCGGGATCGGGCCGGTCCAGCTGGAGGCCAGCAGGCTGAACGGCGAGACCGAGCTCGAGCTGACGCTCAGGCCGAAGCGATGACGTTCTCGGACGAGGACCTCGTCACGGCCGCCAGGTCCATCGCCGCCGGGCAGGCGGCGACGGACGGCGAGCGGTACCCGACGCGGCCCGAGGCCAAGGCGGCCGGGGACGCGCTCAGGGACGAGCTCAGGGCGATGGGCATCCCCGGCATGCGGGTGGACACCCGCGCCGGACTCGGGGAGACGTCGGCCGACGGCGACTTCTACCACTTCTACGTGAGGAAGTGACCAGTTCGACGCGGGCGCTGAGTCGAGGACTCAGCGCCGGCGCCGGACAGTCAACCGGAAGGAGAAGCATGCACGTAAGGGTCTCCGACCTCGACGCCACCGTACAGGCGGCGCTCAGGTCGGTCGACTACCACGTGCCGGACATCCAGGTCGTGCCGACGGAGGAGCTCAACGTGAGCGTCTCGGGGGGCGACGGGATGCGCGGGTTCGCGCTCCTCGTCAACCTGACGGACGGCCAGATCAAGCGGATGACCGGGTCGTGGGGCGGCTCGAACATGTTCGCCAGGGACAACCTGGTGGACAACTCGGCCGAGCTCGTCCCGATGCCGGGCAACGGCGTCGTGGTCAAGGGCACGACCGGCTACCCGCGGACGTTCGCGACGCTGTACTGCCACCCCTCGGTGATCGGCCGGTACCTGCCGGCCGGCGACGAGGAGCAGACGACCGACGAGGAGCAGCAGGCGCTGTTCTGTCACGTCGGGATCAAGGGCGGCGAGGCCCGACGCGAGGAGCTCCGGAGACGGGGCGTAAGCGGGGCCTGCGTGGACTCGCTGGTCGAGCGCGGGTACCTCAAGCGGAACCGCGCCGGCGCGACGCAGGCGACGACCAGGGGCAAGAACGCCCTGGACCGCACGCGGGCGAGGGCCTGACGGACGAGCCTGACGCGGGCGCCGAGACGAGTCTCGGCGCCGGCGCCAGGCAGTCGACAGAAAGGAGAACCATTGCTCACCTGCGAGCGATGCGAGACGGAGATCCTGCCGGGGCAGAACGTCGAGTTCGTCGGCGTCGACCCGGAGAAGGTCAGGATCATCGTGGGAGGCGTGCCGATGAGCCACGCGGACCCCAGGCAGTGCCCGGCGATCCGGTGCAACTGCGAGTCGGACTCGTGCGAGCACGAGCCCGGCGGCTGCGCCGAGCGGGCCGACGGCTCGGTCAGGATGATCATGCTCGGCCTGGTGTGCGCCAGGTGCGCGGGACGGATCCGCGAGGCCGGCGGCGGCGAGTACCTGCGCGAGGCGACCTCGTGAGGGTGCTGACGGTCGTCGAGCAGCCCGCGGCGCCTGGCACGGCGGTCGCGACCGCGACCCTGACGCTCAGGTCGGGCGGGGAGCACTGGATGTGCAACCCGATGCCCGAGCTGGTCGAGGCCATGGACGCCGGCGTCCCGTTTACGGGGCACGCGGTCAAGAGCATGCGGCCGGTCGAGCTGGTGGTCAACCCGGCGCACGTCGCCACGATCCAGGCGCACGAGCCGGCGTAGGCGAGCCTGACGCGGGCGCTCCGACTTGTCGGAGCGCCGGCGCCAGGCAGTCCAACGAGAGGAGCAGTCATGACGGACGAGAGCCTGGTCGGGGCGGCGAGAGCCGACCTGGTCAGGCGCAGGGACGAGGCCAAGGCCCGGCTGGACGAGCTCCAGCCCCAGGTCGAGGCCGCGAGCTCCGAGCTCGACCGCCTCGGGAGGCTGGCCGCCGACGCGCGGTCGGTCGTCGAGGCGGCCGACGAGGCGCTCAAGGTGCTGGACGGCGGCCTGTCGCACGCGGTCGTCTCCCTGGTCGGGCGCAGGCGCGCCGGCGCCGAGGACCTGGACGCGGTCCGGGAGATCATGGGCGGGGACCAGTTCACCGTCCAGGACGTGATCGGGCAGACCGGCATGAATTACAGCGCGGTCAGGCGCCTCATGGAGCTGGGCGAGGGCGCCGGCGCGGTGCGCGTCGTGAGCAGGGGTGGCGGCCAGCGGCCGCGCGTCTACCAGTTCGCGGGCGAGCGTGAGGGGGACGCGGCATGAGGCAGGTCCTGGAGTTCCACCTGCACGGCCAGGCCGAGTTCTGGTACCTGGTCGCCGCGTGGCTGGTGGTAGTAGCGGTCGGGCTGTGGTCCCTGGCTGGGCGACGGAAGTAGACTCCCCCAGACGCCCCCCAGGCGTCCCCCGGTTTAGCCTGGGTTTAGCTTGACTCGCTATTATCTATAATAGAAGTTGAGTGTACCCCGAGGGTGCCAAGAGGGCGCCACTCGGGAGCCACTCGGGAACTCAAGGGGTTGTGGGTTGGACGCGGGTGTCGCGGAGGACGCGGCGCCGGCGCCCACCCCACAACGGGTGTGGGCAGTCGCCGGACTGGTTCCGGTAAGACCTTGGAGGGTCTAAATGTCCATCATCGCAGTGGAGCTCCCGCAGACGGCGAAGGGCGGTTCCCGCATCCGGTTCTCCGACGAGGACCTGCAGGCGGCCGCGGAGCTGGTCGGCAACGGCCAGGGCGCGAGCGACGGGGTCGAGTACCCCAGCCGCAAGAACTGCCAGCAGGTCGCGTGGGAGCTCCGGCACGGGGTCGCCGGCGTGCTCGAGGTCGACGTGGAGACGCTGACGTCTCGCACGATCGTCAACGAGGGCGAGAACGGCGAGCCCAACACCTACTCGTTCAAGGTGTACCAGAAGGCCTAACCGCCGACTGACAACTGAATAGCGAGCAGGCCCGACGCGGGCGCCTGGGCTTCGGCCCGGGCTCCTGCGCCGGTCCATAAGTTCGACCGACACGGCGCCGGGGCGTTCAGCCCCGGCGCCACACGCAGTTCCGGACAAGGAGACGGAGTGAACGAGACGACGCGCGGCTCGGGCGCCATGGACATGTTCCGTGGGGGCAAGGGCCGCACCGACGCCGACCGCACGCTGTCGCTGTGCCTGGCGGTGACGCTGGGCCTGATCGTCCTCGCGGTGGTGCTGGCCTGGGCCCTGCTCAGGCTGGTCGTCAGGCTCGTCGCCTGGTGGCTGCGCCGGCGCAGGGCGAGGCGGCGACGGCGACCGCCACCGGCCGCGGTGACGAGCGGCGGGCCGGCCTGCCCCAGGTGCGGCTCGCTGCCGCACCTGCGGCGCGCGGGGCGCGGCGCATGCGGCCGGTGCGGCTCAGCGCCGGTCGCGGCGTGACGTGAAGTGGGGGCGAGCCTGACGGGCGGGCCCGGGCACGAGCCCGGACCCGGCCGCCAGGCAGCTAACGAGAGAAGGGAGCAGGCTTGGGAAACGGTAAGAGATACCGAGCGAGGATCGAGCCCGACGACGTGGTGACCGAGGTCGACCGCGTCGTGGCGCCGATCCTGAGGGAGCTCTCCGACAACGACCTGGAGCTGCACGAGGCCGGGTACCACGCGTACTCGACCGCGGTGTCCAGGCTCAGGTCGGGGGTCGAGAGCGCCTACATGAGGTTCGTCGACGAGGTGATGCCGTCATGAGCGACCCGACGGTGTCGGACCTCGTCGTCGCGCTGGGCCGCGTCCCGCGGCCGGGCGATACCCCGGTTGTGCTCCTCGTCGAGGAGATGGCGGAGTACGACCGCGAGGGCAAGCCGGTCGTCGGCCTGGAGCTCCTCCTCGAGGAGCTCCGGGACGAGCCGGCGACGTTCCGGGTGAGGCTCGGCGGCCGGCGGCCGTCCGAGCCGACGACCCGGGACGACGCGTGCCGGCGGGCCTGCGAGTACGTGCTCGCCGACGGGGGCGGGCGCCGCAGGCGGGCCGTCATCGAGTGCCTGTACGGCGACGGCAGGTGGCACGGGTGGGACACGGTGGACACGCGAACGGCGTGGAACCGGCGCCGCGCCCGGAGCCTGGCGGCGGCGGTGACGCCGTGAGCGAGGTTCGGGACCAGAAAGCGCGGCTCGAGATGGCCGTCGAGCACGCCCAGCAGGCGTTCTGGCGGACGATCGGCGAGGCGTACGAGGAGGTCAAGACCGGCGACTTCGGTCCCGAGGAGACCTTCGCGTTCGACCGGGCCTGCGAGACCGCGGTCAGCACGTGGCTGCGGTACAACCTGCCGGGCGGCGAGGTGGCCGTCGGCGACAGGGTGTGGTGCGTCGACCTAGGGATGGAGGCCACGCTGGTGGACAAGATGGGCTACCACCACATGGTCAGGACCGACGCCCACGAGTGGTGCCAGTCGGAGGACGTGGCGGCCGTCGGCTCGCCGCGGGCCGAGCACCCGTTCCTGTACGAGTGAGTGGTCAGACGGGCGGGCCGGGAGCGAGCGAGCTCCCGACCCGGCCGCCTGACAACAGTCAACGCCGA